TTTATTATATATGTATGTTATGACATAAGCATCAATTTCATCATTATCTCTTTGTGGAGTATAACCTATATATTCCCAAATATTATTCTTGATATGCTCAGCTTCATGTATCATGCTATTTCCTCTTCTGGAGTTGACTGCTACAAGTGCAGCTCCATATTGAAATCTTGTGATAGCTAAAGGTTCTGGACCCCTATCAAACAGATAGGATACTTCATCCCAACTATCATATATTAATATAGTCAGCCTATAATCAAATATAGGAACTGTCATCTTCTTCTTTGTTACCATAACATACCTTATTTTTTTTTTATTCTATTGTAACAGTAATCTTTTCTCCAGCCACCTTAGCTTTTAACATTATGGAATATAGCTCCTGAAAGGTAGAAGTAGAATTAATTACTTGTCCTTTAATCTTGTTATCTCCAACTAAGATACATCCTAAGGTATCAGCAGGCTTATTTCCTACATGAATTAAGACTCCTGAATAACCTGGAACATCAATGAATCTTGGTAACTTACCACCACAGAATTTAGCCCATGACCTATCTTTAAACTTAGGGCTAACTGTATTCATGTCTATTTCATAAGTTCCAGTAGGAATTGCTGTTTCTCCATACAGTTTCTTTGATTGTATTTCTGTAAGAGGCATACTTTGTGTTAATCCTCTGTCAGTATCTTCAAGTGTATCACACTCATATATACCATTTACATATAACTTACCAATGGTATATTTATCTCCTTTAAATATTCTTTTAATGGTTATGTTCATCTATGTTCTTATGTAAGACTGTTTTACAATCACCTTTTCTTAGTTGACAACTTAAGTCTGTGCACATAATAGTCATTAAGTTCAAGACTTGTTTTCTTAACTCCTTCACCTCCTCCTCCAGACTATCACTTCTTTTTAAGGCATCATCAAGCCTTTTTCTGTTATCATCTGAGAGTTGTTTGTAAAATTCTAAAGACTCATTCATATTCTTTATCAGATTATTATCAACCTCACTGTTGTATTTCTTTCTTGCAAAGAACCATGAAGTCCAACCACTAACTATAGTAGTTAGGAATCCTATACCTGCTGTAACCAGTATTCCACCATCAATCATATTATTCAACTATTTCTATAAACCTTTGAGTTTTGTTTTTAACATAAGGATTTCTTTCTCTTATTTGTACCTCTACAACAGTATGTTTCTTCTGGAACCATCTAAATAGAAAGAACTTCTTTGGAGGCTTAACAGTCTCTCTTCTGCCTTGAATAGCAGTAAGTCTTTCTAATTCTATAGTAGGAGTTGAAACCACTATATTAGGATACTTTAAATATAAATGGTTCTGGAACCACTTGTCTCCCATGATAGTGTCAAGTTCAAAGGAAGGATTCTTAAAAATAGTGTCAGGAGTTAACAGAGTATCACTCTTGTTTATAGAACTAAGCTCATATTGTAACTGTTTCAACCTTTTATCTTTAATACCCATCTCTTCCCTCATTTCATTTATCTTCAGGAGAGTTGAGTCTTTAAATGTATTAAGTTGTTCTATAGTAAGTTTATAAACCCTACTTTGATTAGTTACATTTGAAAGCTCCATATCATAAGCCTTTATATTCTCAATGGAAGTATTATATTGTTTGGTTAATCTTATATTGGAATTATATAATATACCACATACAATTACTAATACTCCTATTATAATTAAACCAACTTTCTTCATAATACTTCTATTTTTCTTAAAGGACTATTTCCAATATCTTTCTTTAAACTCATTTAAATCTCTCATGGACCAACTGAGTTCTTTAAAACCTATAGCATGTTCTCCTTTTGGGATTTTACCAGCCCTTACATAGTTATCAAAAGTAGCTCTACTGATTCCTGCTAATTGACAAAATCTATATTTGCTTATTCTCTTAGTAGTGTCAGTTGTATCTTGAACTGCTTTCATTATAGCTATTGCAGAGTCTTCATCAACATTAGAATTACCTGCATCCATATCATCTATTTTACTTGCAAGTAAGTCTCTAATAACCTTAGTTAACTTGTTCATCTTCTTCTCCCTCCATACTTTTGATGACAATAAATAGCACCACTAATAAATATACCACCTATTATCAAAATTTAATAACAGTAGATTGAAATCATCTACTGGAATAATAAAATAGTTATCTACAAAAGCTACTATTTTATTAACTACTATGTAATGAATTACCATCCTGTGATATATGCAAAACTTATAAACACAACTACTTATATACATAGGAATGGTGGTAAGAATAGAACTACCACCTATAAATAATGTAATATCAAGATAAATGTCAAAGTATGCAAGAATATTACTAATGAAATCCATAAATCCTATTAGTATAGGAACATATTTCACACTTAATAGTTCAAGCTTGTAGATAACTACACTCCTCATGGTCACTTTTTGGTTCTGGTTCTTCCTCTCTTATTTGGAGCTACACCACCACTTGTGCCATTGTTAGGTCTTGGTCTTCCCATAATTAATTAGTTTTAATCTTTAATAAGTAATTCTCTAAGTCTGTTGATTACAAAACCTCTAATACCAATTCTATTATTAGTGTTAGAATTAGAATCAATATATTTAATGAAGTCATCCATACTAATATTGTATATTTTAACTTCTATTTCTTCTTGATATAAGGTACTGAGAACTTCTTGTGCAGAATCATTAATCTTAGATTCCATTTCCTTTACTGAGTCTTCCTCTTCTTTAGTAGCTGTCTTGCCTTCTACTTTCTCCTTTAGCTTCTTGTACTCTTTAGTTTTCAGTTTATTAACCAAAGTAGTTTTTAAATCTTCTGTTTCTTTAGATTTAGCTGATAATTCTGAGATTGTGAAAATACATGCTTTCTTACCTTCAGGACTAAGACCATCAATGGTCATGGCATCTACAAGGTCTGAGATAGATTTTATTTCAAATCTACTCATTTTAGTAACAGTAAAGTCTTCTTTTTTATTAACCTCTTTAACTTCTTCTACTTTTTCCATTTTAACTTCCATACTATCTTATATTATAATGTTAATTTATCTATTGCTGTCAAATAAGCTTCAATTGAATCAAGGATTCCTGACCTCTGAGAAGCTGTCCCATCATTAAAGGTTATATTCAAGTTATGACTGAACTGTCTACTGAATGTAGCAACCTCTGTTTTATTTGCAATACTTGTTACAGTACCTCCATCCACACCTTGTATCTTTGAATCTGCAACTCTTACACTGCCTTTTACAGTGTATGCACTATCACTCCCTGACATAATAGAAGTATAGTTCACCATATTCTTTTCAGTTATTTCCATATTTATTTAATTAATGTGATTACAAAGGTATGTAATATACCTGATATATACAACATAATAAATGAATTATTTATAGTTTTATTAATATATTTGCATATAGACATTCATACTCTAACTATTCATTCTGTTAATAGTAACAACTAATCTTGCAAGTTCTTGTATTTGATATTGATACCAAATGAATATAATCTTTTCTCCAACATATGAATCCCAACCATATGTATCTACTTCAAATTCAAACGGTATTCCAGGCATAGTATAATGATCACCAGCAGCAACTGTAACAGAATCAAAATCTTTTTTCCATAATTCAAGTTCATGTGTATAATCTGTACTATCATTATAATATCTATACATCATTAATTGTGTAGCAGGTAAAGTACCCCCTGCATAATTAATAGCATTAATATTTGGAGTAAGATTCATAACCTTTAATTGATAAGGTTTACTAACCAAATATCTAAGAACAGCTTGACATCTAATTTGAAGTAAATAAGGATCACTTGAAACATATTGGGCTTCAAACACTGTCTGAGTATTCTCAGTATTTCTTAAACTAACCCATCTGCCTAATTGATTTTTAGCATAAACATGGCACCAAAGTTTACCTCCGACTGTACCTCCTAATCTAACTTCATCATCAGTCCACTGGATAACATTGTTTTCAGTAGTAACTGGAAGTTCTCTTTCTGCATAAGTAGCATTAGGATTACTTGGACTTCTAAGGTTAACTACAAATTTAATAAAATCTCCATCAGCAGTAGCAGGGTCAAGAATATCTCTTAAGCATAAAGCCCCATCTCTACTTTGAGGAATATTTACAGTCATTCTGAAGCCCTTATTTAAACCTACCTTAGCAGGAAATCCAACAGTAAACAGCTCTTTAGGAGCATTATGATTATAACCATTAAAGTCAATAGCCCTATAAGGATAAGGGCTTCCATTAGGTCTCAGATAAGTCCAAACAGGATCTTTAACATTAGGATTACCAACATTATCAACTTGAGCCATTTCAAAACCAGCTTGACCATTTGTACTTCTCCACCAATCAGTACTATAAGGAAAACTAAGTCTATTATTATCTAATTGAAAATAACCAGACTCTAAACTTCCTAACATAGTATTAAGTCTAACAGGCTTATATTTAGAAAATGGATTAATATTAGGACTTGTACATAATGTTCCTAAATCTGTACTACTGGTTCCTAAAGTTTGTGGTATATCATTATGAATACCTATTGGGGCAGTTATTCTTCCATTACTATGTGCCATATCTTAACCTCCACAAGATTTAGCTGCAACATAACCTGTAGCAATAACTGTCCCAGTATATATAAGATTATCACATATTAGATTTCCATCTATTATAATAGCTTGAGATATGTCATAATCATCTAAGTTTTCTACCTTAGATAATAGAGAAGGCTCATACCCCCCCACTACTCTGGCAGATATACATCCATTAGATATAATATCTCCCTTAACTACTAAATTAACTTTCACTTTTTCCATACTTTTATTTTAATTTATTTAGCTCTAAACAATATAGAACCAGCTTGATAATTATCTCCTAAATATCTTGCTGTATAATTCACATAATTATTTTGAGAAGTTTGTACCCTTGTAAATGATTGAGAATTAAATGTATATGATTCTCCTTGACTTAACATTTCTCCAATTGGGGCAGGAGATAATGATTCACCCATACCACCAAGGAAAGCTCCAAGAGGTTCTGATTCAAGCATAACTGAGAATCTTGCTTTTTCCCATGCACCTTTAATAGATGTAAATGTACACTCTAAATGATATTCATTAGCAAATTCATTAACAACTTTGTATTTAAATTTAAAGCTATTAGGCTCAGGTTTAGCAAGAGTTCTAACTTCATGTGCTGTCTCAAGATGACTTTGATTCAATGAATATATTGTAGTGTTAACACTGTCATAAGATTGTTCAGAAGCTTCTGCCATAGCAGCTACCATATAAACATCTATTTTACCATCAGCCCAATTAGGAACATTTAATGTAACAACATATTCTTGAGACATCATTTCCATTACAGATTTATTTAATGTTCTAAATCTTAGTTGTCCACTTGCTTGATGTCTAATTATACAACCAATATAAGCTGTTCTAATAAAATTAATTTCATTAATAGAAATTTCAGCATTTTGCTTTAATAATATAGAACATCTAAATTCAGCATTTGGATAAACTGCTGGGTCAGGGTGCATACTAAAAATGGTAGGTGCATTATGGTTATATCCTACATAGTCAGTTAATCTAAAAGGCTCAGAAGTACCCCCAGTAGGATAATCAAATCCCCATCTTTCCATAGGTTGTCCAATAGCAGGTAAAGCACTACTACTTCCAGAAGTAGGAAGTACTATACCAAAATTACCATTAGCAGCTTTGTACCAATCAGGTATACCATCTGTAACTAATGCAGGGTATTTTACTGGTTTTATCCTACTAAGGATATTTATTCTATCTTTTACTGCAACTCCACAAATATGTCCAACATCATATGTACCATTAATAGGTCCAATTCCTAATACATAATAAGGGTCACTAACATTAATGGGAGCTGTAATCTTTCCATTACTATATCCCATATCAATTAGTATTACAACATCTGCAAGTTACATAACCACTAACTATGACTAATCCATTATAGATGAAGTTGTTACAAATAACATCTCCATCTATAATGACAGCATTAGAAGAATCATAAGAATCTAAGTTCTCTACATCAACATTTTGAAGAAGAGATCCCCCCCCCCTCCTTATTTATATCTATATAACCCTTGGCTATTAGATTTCCTTTAATAATTACACTAACTTTTTCCATAACTAACTTAAATTATTCATATACAAACAATACCTGATAAGAATTTATAAAATCTCTTGGTACTCTTGAAGGGTCAGCAGTAAATGCTTCCACATTATCTCCTGCTGAATAACTTCTAAGATAAGATGGACCTTCTCTAAAATTAAATGAAGTAACAGTTAAAGAACCTTCATCTCCAGTATCTGCCTCAGGATTCATAGCCATTGCAAAAGCTCCATTAAAAACTTCAGTTGTACTATTTACAACAATCTTATTTGTTGTAGTTTTACCAGTAGAAAATTCAACCCAATCAGTAACTCTATAAGCAAAGTTATCAAAATTTAAAGCAAAAGCAGGATTAGGAGTACCATATTCAATAATGTTTATTTCATTCTTAATCTCTTCGTCAGTTAATACTTTAGAATATATAGCAATATCATATATAGCTACATTGCTATATTCCATAGGTTTATCTGAATTACTTAATTTACAACCTAATGTAAGAGGAGTTACAGCATTTTTATCTATATTAAATGTTCCAATACTATATTCTCCATAATCTTTATATGTTGTAAAATTACTACTAATAACACCAGAAGTACTATATTGTAAGGCTACTTCATCTGTATGAATATTTAGTACAGCATTAGTAACATTAGGTTTTATATTAATAGGTTTAAATTTAATAATAACAGTTCTTACTTTATAACCTACTTTATCAAGTTTTAAATGACTTGTTATACCATCTGTTACAATAGCTCCTTGATAATTCTGAACTTGTTCTAATACTATACCACATTTGCCAATGAATGTACATTGAAATTCAGCCATATCACCAGCAGGTAGTTCATATTCTCCATTTTGAGTTATGTTAACTACATGATTTTCATCAAGACCATATACATATTTTAGTCCTTCACCAGCTTTAATCCCTCTAACTTTAATCTTATATGCTTTAGCTCCTCCGTCTTTCATAAAGAAAGCAGATGTATCTTTAGATTCAAGAATAGCGAATAGATAATAATACTTAAGTGATATAATAGCTCTGTCAGCAATATAAGTATAAAATCTCCAATCTTCAAGATATTGTCCATAACCACTACTTAATGACCAAGAGAAGTTATAGGCATTAAGGATATTGCCCTTAATGCCTTTTATCTTGTCTCTGTCTGCATTACTATTACTCTTTCCTGAGAAACTCCAATAGTCAACTAATGATGGATGGAATGGACTTTTATTAGATGTTCTATTATATAAAGAACTTCTTATATAATTTCCAATACCAATACTAATAGCCATATTGCAAAGTATTATCAGTTTCTACAGTAATCTCTTTTATAATTTCTGGATTCCATCCGGGGTATAAGACAGTTTCTATAGTTTCAGCACTTGATAACATTTTTACAGTACAAGTTATATTATCTCCTGATATATTCTTAACAAGAAACCCACATTCACTCTTAAATGTACCTACTTTTAAATTAGCTAAGAAGTCTACTTGAAGGCTTGTTGAAGCACCTGTTTTTGTTCTCATCTCTGTATAAGTTTAATTTCTAATTCTAATTCTTTATTCCTTCTCTCCAATATAGCTACTCTCTCTTCAAGAGATGTAGTTTTATTTAATATACTTTGTATTCCTAAGGTATTTAATTGAGTAGCACCTGCAATTAGTGATATTAAGTCAGGACTTATATAATTAATATAACCATATCCATCTTTGTCTGTACCACAAATGGTAGGCATGATATTTCTGACTCTCTGCCAACTTAGACCAGTATGTATATTCCTGTCTGCCTTTTTCTCCTCTCTTGCAAGAGCCTTATCATTATAGGTAAAATCAAATACTTTTCCTAATGATAATAGTTTAGCAGTATAGTCCACTTCATAGTTTAATCTATTCTTAAGATTTTCATCAGAACTTGTCATAGCAGTAACTCCTCCAGTGGCTAATACATTTCCTGTAAAACTCCAACTACCTCCTCCATACTCCATTATATAAGATTTATTCGAAGAACTACCTACACTACCAGAATTAGTCCACCACCAATACATATGATTATTGCTATGAACTCCAATTCCAAAGACCTTATTAGAAGCTCCAATTTCAATACCTCCATGTTGTCCATTACCGTGAAAAGCTGCATATACATTAAAACCTGAAGCACCTGCCGGATTTAGTACTCCTGCAATATTAAGTCCGCCCATAGCTTGCATATAACTACCAGCATATATTCTACCAGAGGCATTAACACCTCCTAAAGTATGAAAAGCATCTGGACTTGTACTTGCTGTATAAATTTGTTTATTATTATATGCTCTAATCCATGTAGAATCAGTCATATGCCAACCTCCTCCATAAGATTCGCAATAAAAACCATTTGTACCGCCAGCTCTAATCCATCCAGCAGAATAAATATCAGCAGTTGTACTTATTCTTGCATGGGCACTAAGGCCTTTGCAAACCCAATCTGCACTACTATGATTAGAATTATAAGAAGTCCAAAATCTATACATTGTACCATAAGCAGTAGCATCTGATAATTGAGTACTAATATACATCTCAGGAACACCAGTCCTCATAGTATGTAAAGCACACATGTTTTTAACATCACCTCCTGAATATCCATTAATCCATAATGTATCATTCCAATATTGAATAGACCCAGTCATGGCAACTTTAAGCCCAACACCAGTATTAAAATAATCTTGTGGATTTGCATGTAATCCCTCAATATAATTAGTAATAAGATGAATTGCAGTATCTGATTGCCCATATATTCTACTAATATATGCACCAGCCCAATATTTATCAGGAGCACCTAATAAATCAGCATTATGATTATATGGGACTACAGAACCAGCTATATCAATTCTATTATCAAAATAGTAAATTCTATTAGCATTATTAGTAAAATGTACATAACTTGTATTTTGACTACCTATTCTTACTTGACATCCATTAACTGTACTAGATAACCAACCACTTGCAGCTTCAATACTTTTACAATATACCGTCGCATAATCAGTATCTGTAATATTTCTAAACTTAAAGAATTTAGCAGCACTATCATAGTATAATACAGCGGCATCAACTCCTGGCTGATGAAAACCTATACCTGGATAAAGATTACTACCATTACCATTAACCATCATAGATGTAGCTGCATATCCATTACCAGTAGGTGTTCTAAAATAAGCATTATTTAATCTACTACTTGTATTAGACCAATAACCAGCTTGTGTACCATTAGACATGAATTGTATAACACCATCTGATTGCCAATGTAAACCAGTATCCATATCTCCAATAGTAAGACTATAATATGGAGAGTCTCCTACTCTTCTATTAACAAACAATTTACCTTCAGAATCAAGAGTCATCTTATATCCTTGATTATAAAAATGCCAATCAAAAGAATACTGATTTCTAATACCAGCTCCAACAGTCCATGCTGGATAAGTACCAAAAGGACCATTATTATAATAACTAATACTACATTCTTGAGTATTTATTGATTTAACTCCTAATTTACCATAACTTGAATTACCATATCTAACAAATATACCTTCTGAATTACTTCCATTAGGTCTAATCTCAAAGTTACCAGCACCTTCCATTCCAGCAGTAGTTCCGCTTAAGCCTATATCATAAAATCTTCCATTAGTTCTATATCTTATATATGCCCATCCATTAGTTATATTATTAATCTCAAATTTATCAGCAGATGTATATATTCTACCATTAGTACTTACTGGTTGAATATTTATATCAGAACCTAATACAGAAATAGAACTATTAATTTCAGAATTAATAACTGAACTACTTTGTGAATTATAATATAATACATAAAAAGGAGTATCAGTAGAACTATTATCATATATAATAGTTTTAATTGAATTTAATGATGCAGCAGACCTCCAACAAAGACCTCCCCATTTAACACCTTGATATGTGAAAGTACATAATCTTGGAGCATCTTGATCAGGATCAACACCATAACCAGTATAGAATACTCCTGCAAACATATTAGTAGAACTATATTTCTTTATAAGATTAAATCTAACAGATCCATTTCCATAAAAACCGTTAGATCTTCTATAAATCATTTCACCACTGATAAACTTATCACCAATATCAGCAGTTCCAATTCTTACTAATCCTACTACCCAATGTCCATAATCAGTATAGATATCTTGACCATTAAAATAAACATCAGCTACATTTTTAACATCATCAAGAAAAGCAATAGCTTTCCAAGGATTCCAAACTGTATTTCTTCCATCTCTATAATATGGTCTATTATTTGTATTATCAGTAGAACTTGGACCTGCTATCTCCCATGTTCCATAATCTGAAGTCCAACCTTTTACACTTATAGTACTTCTCCAACCACCATAAGGACTATCTTGCACAGTAAAATAAGAACTTAAAGATTTAACTTCAATAACATCAGGAGTATATACTTGATCTCTTCTATCTACTGTTTTAAGATAATCTGTATATCTTGAATATAAAACTTTATTCTGATTACCATTATTAGCTAAAGCATATACATTTTCATCTACACTTCCATCTGCTTTAAGAAATTGATAAGAAGCACCTCCAACTACAGCAAATGCTTTAGCACTAAGTTGTGCCCATTCAGAACCACTATCCCAAAATTCATAATAACCAGTTCTACCTGGAGTTCTAACTTCTACATTACCAGCAGCGTTTAACTTAAATGTAGTAGGTTCTGCAAGCTTTAAATTAGGTAAAGTAATAAGTCCATCTACTGCTGTATATACAGTACCATTAAGAGATATATTACCTCCACCAATACTCGCTCCATTTATCCATTTACCTGATGCAGAATCATAAATAAGAGCCTGTTTATTTTGAGGATTAGTGATATTTGTATCAGATAAATCCTGTAGTGCAAGTGATATACCTCCTCCTGAAGAGCCTATTCCAAGAGCTGTGATACCTCCTGTCATATAGAAATTAGCCATTTCTTCAGCACCTTCAGAGTTATATTTTACTCCTTTTATAGCATTTCTTTCAGCATCATATTCTAAAAATATATCTCCAATCTTTATTTTAGGAGTCTCTATCTTATTAGTAAGGTATATTTCAGTACCATTAAATGTTCCATATACATTACCATTAGCTTGATATGTAGCTCCCCAAAATGTAGCAGACTTAAGTTTGTTAATTGAGTCTCTATTCTCTTTACCTTTGTTACCAGCATAAGCTGTATCAGCAGTTTCTCCTAATGCTAAAGATTTACTAATCTCAATATAAGTTGTTCCTGACCATCTATAAGTTAAATTAGTATCAAGAGTTACATATATCTTTCCACTTTCTCCTATAGCAGGAAGTGCTGAGAAAGTAGCATACTCTAATACATCATCTACATAAGAAGGAAGATACATTGAGGATATTAAGCCATCATTGTCAAGAGGTACTACTCCTCCTGCTCTTCCCTTTTGACTTAATGGTATATAATCTTTAACAGCATTATTAATAGCTGTACTCATCTGAGAGGTTGTAGAATATGAACTAAGAGCCTTAGTAAGATGAGATGTAGCTATTTGCTTATCAGGATTGTCCCCATCGCCAAGTATAGACCATAATAATTCTTCATCCATTCCTCCTCCACCACTGCCTCCACTATTAAGACCTAAAGCTGATATAAAGCTATTAGAATAAAAACCTCTTGGAGTTCCATCAGATTTATTTGTTACAAATACATTTTGACTTGAGTCTTCTGCAAAGTAACTTGCTATTTTGTTCCATAGGGTTTTTTCAGCTAATGTAACATGGATATCAGTATTATTTATGTGGTCATTTAATAGGTTCTGTACAGGAGTTACTGCATCAACTACAGCCTTTGAAATAGCTGAATTAGTCTCAGACTTAGTATAATAATTACTTAAGTCTACTTTAATATCAGTAAGCTTCATTGAAGACCAGTGAGTAGCTCCTGCCTTCTGTATAAATAATCTATCTTCAGCAGGAGGAGTATCAGCCCATTCTCCTACATTAGTAAGCTGACCAAGAGAAGAAGCACCACCTGTGCCTCCCCCTCCTCCTTCTGATTTTCCCATAGCTGTAAGACCACCATAGGTATAAAAGTTTCTTCCTACTTCTGCACCATCAACTGTCTTATTTACAACATATAGGTCATTATTTTCATCTTCTTTAAACCACTTGCCTATTATATCTTTTACAAGTTGTGTTACAACATTAATATCAACATCTCCACCACCTGTTGGAATGTTATCTATTTGTTGCTTTACCCATTCTTCAGAAGCTAAGCCTGTTAAGTCAAGATGCCCTTTTGGAATAATTTCATTTTCAGCATCAAGAGCCTTCCACATATCTTCAAGTTTGAAAGTCTCTTTAGGTATTTCCATGCCATACCATTGTTTAAGTTTAGCATCATAACCTAAATAGAACTTATCAAATGTTTTATCTACACTGTTATCTGTTGTAGACTTCTTTACATCAAGAAGTTGCCACAAATATAGTGAGCTAATTGAAGAATAGAATTGTAATGTGGTTACTTGAATATCATCAGGTTTAACATAATTAGCCTGACAAGCTAAGTCTACTACTAAGAAAGCATCTTTATATACTACTCTTGCATCATAGCTTTTTGAATAACTTACTTCAAAACTATATTCTCCAGTTCTTTGTACTGAGCCTTTTATGGTGAAGGTAATTTCATTTCCAGATACAGAATAGTCAGGCACACTAATTAATGTACCTGAACACCATACCTTAAATCTTATATTTGTAGCAGTAGACAGGTCTTCAGGAATGTTAATATTATCAACAGTCTTAGTTATAGCCCATACTACTTTAATATCATTACCTTTAACTATTTCCATATTAATTCAATTTGAATTGACTCTTAAGGTCTTCTATAATTTGATTGACCTCTTCCTTAGTGTAATAGTTAGATAAATCCCCTGCAATCTGCATATTGGATTTAATCTCAATACTATTAACCATTATATTACTGTTGGTCAGTGTATTATCACACTGACTGGCATCATCTACAATAGTAAATACAGAAGATTCAGTTATTCTTGCATCATACTCTTTTGACCATGATGCTTCAAAACTATAATTACCAACTCTTGTGTTTCTTCCTTTTATTGTAAATTGAACTTGATTAGTATTCAGAATAATATAGTCTGTTACTTCAAGCCTTCTGCCATTATTATTCACATAAATAATAAGGTTACTTACTGTATCTAAATCTTCCTTAATGGGCACTCCATCAGCTATTTTAGTTATACTCCAAGTAACCTTAATATCATTTCCTCTTAAAATGTTCATGCTGTTGGGTCATCTACAATACTACCATCTGACTTAATAACTACTGGTATACTGGTATCATCTATTAAGAAAAGAGTTCCTCCTGTTATAACTCCTGAAGGATTCTTAACAAGCTCTAAGCTTTTTACACTCTTAGAAAATGTTGCCCATACATTATAAAATTCTACTCCACCAGATACAGGTTTAGTAAGATTAGTTCTCATCTCACCTACATCTTGCATATCTTCATCTGTATAGTCATTAGTAGATAATCCCTTACCTTCTACAGCCTTTACAGCATCAGTAATTCCATAACCTTCTAAGGTTGTAGGCTTGTCAGTTACATCATTAAAAGATATAGAACTGTCCTCACCTAAGACAGTCCATTTTCCATTATTAAAATACCTTGCAGTACCTTTATGTAACCACAGCATATTGGTTGGTACTGGATAAGGTGATATTGCTATTCCATTTAAACTTTTCATATTATTATTTATTAGTAGTACTTGGTTTTTTCTTTAAAGCCTGTCTTTTAATACTTGCATCAGTTCTTGCCTTTTCTTTATCAAGTTCTAATTTTTGCTTATCAAGCTTTAGTTTCTCATCAAATTCTCTTATTTTCTCTTCAAGAGAAGCCTTAGCTTCTTCAGAAAATTCATCTGGGCTAATACCATCTCCTTCTATGTCATTCTTTGACAGTTGAGCTACAATAATTTTAGTTTGATTATCTCTTATATTAGCCTGCTCTTTTTGTTCTAATTCAGCCTGTTTCTGTTGCAGTTGAGCTTGAGCTACCTGTTGTTGAGCTTCAAGTTGTTGCTGTTGTTGCTGAGACTGTCTTTCTCTAATATCTCTCTCATCTTTTTCAATAAGTCTCTGTTTTTCTGCAAGAGATGAAGAGGTATAAAGCTTAGTAATAGTAGAGAAGGATAATGTCTGAGTTTGAAGAGCTGCTTGAGCTAATGTATCAAGCTTAGCTTGAAGTTCCTGTGTTCCATTACTATTATCCACAACCAAACCATAATCTGCTTCAGAGAATTCATCACCATCAATCTCCATTATTCTGGTTGATGTATCAGATAATATATACTGAAACTTCTTACTTCTTCCTTTCATTGCTACTTTAGCTGTTTCAAGAAATGCTTCAAGTACTCTCTTTTTAACATCATCATGAATTACAAATAACCATTCAGTAATATGACTTGATTGCAAAGTAGCTCTTTCTACTCCTCCAACAGTTTCTCTATTAGATATCTGACCCTCTCTTTGCTTTGTAATACCTACAACTTCAGACATTTCCATCTTAATAAATTCAAGCAGATTTATCTGTTGCTGTATATAGTTTCCTATGTTAGTTTCTAACATACCTCTACTTGCATTATTAAGACCTCCTGCAAGTTTTCCAGTGGCAGCACCTATATTACCTTCCTTGAAACTATCAACTACTGCAATATGATTGGTTCTTGCAAAATATATCCATTTCTCAACTTCCCAACCTCTTGGAATCTTAGCTAAATCAAGTTCAAGAATTGAACCCCAATTTGAAGCAATAGCCTTATTTAATCTATCATGAATTGCATCATATAAATAGTTATAAGGTTTCATCATATCTACAAGAGAGAAAGGTTTAGTATCATTTAGATTATATACTGAACCAATAATACCAAAGTGGCATCTTGATGGGTTACTTAGCCTATTATATTGAATAACTCTTGGACCCATATCAATAAATATACCATCCTTTGCATCTCCAATTAGTGTACCTTGCCAAGCTTCATTTATCCAGAATGATTGTGACTCCTCTCCTTTATCCTTATCTATAACATAATTTTCAGGATAGAAATCATAAGTTTCTTCTCCTGTTTGAGGGTCATAAGACTTAACCTTTAATATTTTCTTTTTAGATTTCCAGTATAACCTAAGTACTCTCAAGTTTCCTGCAAGGTCATAAGGGAGCAAAGAGCCAGCTATTCCCTCAGAGAATAATCCAGCAGGGTCAAAAAAGTAAGAACCCCCAGATACAGTTACTTCATCTCCCATCATACTTGGATTAACAAACTCAAATCTTTCATCCATATTATCCATGCTATCAGCAGCAGCTTGACCTACATGGTCTGGAAGATTCTCTATATACTCTATATCCTTTTTAGTAAGAGAATCATAATATGTATCAATTACCCTTCCTGGACTCCAGTAATCTTCAAGTATAATAATATCTGCATCCTCAATCTTGTTACTGTATCCACTCTTGAATACTCTAATCTTTAGAGGATTAATTCTTTCAATGGTAGGCTCACCTCCTACAATATCACATTGATAAATCTCTTCACCAACTGTCATTGCATCCATAAAGCCTTGATTGAATATTAATGGAATATTATATTCCTTAATATAGTGATTAAGTAGGGCATTAGCTCTTATTTCCCTTAAATCCTGCCATTCATAGGTATAATAATCATTAAGCTTTTCAAGCTTATTGTTAAAGTCATCCTCTGAAATAGAGTCATCTCTCATAAGCTCCTGAAGGTCCTGTAATAGAGCATTCTTCTTGTTAGTCTCTATCTCAGATATTGCAGTTGGGTTTGTAACTACTACTCTAAAATCAAAAACTCTTTTTGATTCTTCACCCTTAAGCACATTAAGCTTACTATTAATTATAGGATAATGTTGTAGTCTCTCAGGTATATAACCTGCCTTAATATCATCAGGATTAATGATAATCTCAAGGTCTTGCATATGCAATTTTCCATTCAATAAATCATAGTTTATTTTCTTATGAATTACTGACTTTCTTACCAGATTATAATTAAAGAATGTCTTTTGGTTTGCCCATAACAGACAGTCCTTTCTCCATTGCTTAGTTTTCTTAGAGAAAGGAAGCATCTGTCTGGGAAAGTTTATATTATCTGCCATAGTCTTCCATATTTAATTTTATCACAAAAGTAAGTAAAAATCTTCACTTAACCAAGCATATAAGTGATTTCTTTATTTAAATGCTCCATTCAAACTAAATTTACTGAATTTATTGGGATTCTTATAATTGACAGTAAAGAATCTATCATTCCCTAAATAATCCTTTGGTACTTCTTCTGAATCCTTTGAAGGGTTTCCATTATACAATATCATCTTCTCCTCTCTATACAACATAACCATACCTAATGCCCTAATTCTATCCACATTTATCTCTGGATTAAATGCAATTAACTCTTCAATTAATGCCCTGTTCCTTAGGTTAAATAGATTATATGTAGTAACTTCCTGAACTTCTGCTTCACCTTGAATAGTAAATGTAACAGGCTTCATTAACCAATCTCTAATAAGACTATTAGCATACATATTAATGGCTGCTGTAGCATTAACACCTTTCTGGTTACTACCAAAGTTGCTGTATTTAATAAGCTGTTTGTCTCTTAAATATTCAGGAGTATCAGCAAGTAAATGAGTACAATTCATTTTCTTAAAATAAGCAAAGATACCCTTCTTATTTGATTCATATAGACAGTTTGCATTATAAAATAAACATAATAGTCTTACTATTTCAAAGTTATCATCTGCAAATGCTTGTCTACCAGTATATTCAGCCACAATCTTATCAGTCCATAAGTCAAGGACAAAAGTAGATGATAAAGAAGAAGACTCTGCTTGGTCATTATCTACAGGGTCATGTCCAATAATATATCTTGTATGGGGAACCTTACCACTTCTATCCTTCTGAGGCATTTCAAAGATTTCTATAGCACCTGGAGTGTCATTCTCAACTCCATATTTTCTAATTGGAATATCATCAGTTGGAATGAACTCTACCTCTTCCTTTCCTTGAACTAACTTACCTACATACACATCATCAAAAGCATGTACATCTTGGTCTAATTGACTCAATCTTTCTGTAAGAGAAGTAATAGGATAATAAGCTGCTTTAACCTTAATAATAGCTTCTGCTGGTGTAATAGGGTCCTCAGCAATTACTCTAAGTACTGATTGGGGGTCTGCACTATACTTAGCTTTATGTCTTGCAAGAAGTATTTCTATTAAAGCTTTAACTACGTCAGATACTCCATCTTCATTATAACACCCTGCCCTATTAATATAAGCAGGAAAAAAGTACCCAAAAGTAGATTTACCCTGTTTTGGTTTATCATATACATTCTCAAGAGCATATATATTATACCCTTCTGGATAATATAATAGTGTTTTAGCAGAAGTAAAATCTGATTCTTTTTCACTTGCAGTACCTACAAGATACTGACATGCAAAAGTATAGTCTCCATCCTCTACTGACTTTCTTGTTACATCATATAAAGAAAGAAGGTCTTTAAAATTACCCATTTCTTCATATAATATCCAACCTCTCTTACCTCTTAACTTACCAGAATCATCCTTAGCTGATACAGCCATTACTTGATTTAATGAACCCTTCTCAATGCCATATTCATCTTTATAACCCATCTGCCAAGACATCTCATTAGGAGAGTTCTTTAACATAAGATGAGGAAAAGGAGTATTAGCAAATACAAAGTTAATTGCAGGTTTAAACTTGGATAAGGTACCATCCTTATCATCCTTCAAGTATTCCTTTTGATAAGCTGTAAGTACAGTAATAACCCTTCTTTTAGATTCCTCACTTTCTCCAAGTATAAGGTTATGTCCCATAATTGCAGAAAGGGAATATGATTTACCACAACCTCTCTTTGCAAGTTCAATACCATGGTGACCTTTCTCTCTTGCTTGATATAAGTAATGGAATCTCCAATCTATACCTTCAAAAAAGAATGGAAAGGACTCCTTTCTAATGGCTTTCTTCCTTCCTTTCTCTACTACATTGACAAGCATTGGCTGATAATTAAGAAGCCAATAATGATAACCTGAAACCCAAGCACCATCAGATTCTCTAACATAACCCTCCCAACATCTTCTTCTTTCTTCATCCCAAAACTTTCTGTACTCAGAGTTGGGATTACTATTAGGCTTTAGAAAGGTATAACATCCATGATTCATATAATGAATGGCTGCCTGTCTAAAGTAATTGGCATCTGTCATTATAGGAGGATTGGTCACATCTACAATAGCTCTTCCCTTTTCATCTCTTGGCAAATCTTTATAATAAGGTCTATCAGGAGCTATAAGTCTCTTAATAAATTCTACACTTCCAAGAATTTCAAGTAATTGCTCCTGAACCTCCTGAGGAAGAGAGTTCATCAGTTCCTCAGTAAGTTCAGTTTGATATTTATTCATCTGAATCATAGCACAACTCCTTAAATTTTTCTTTATTAATATACTCCAGAAGAGATTTGGTAATAGCAGTGGTAAGGAGAGACATAACTTTACTCTCTTCTGTATCAACAATAATTCTACCAGAATACTCAGCACCAAATGCAGGAATTCTCTCCTTCTTATTTACAAACCAAACCTGTATTCTATAAGTCTTTTGTGACTTAACTACAGGATTAGTATCTATTATCTTATGTAATACAAAGTACCCTTTCTTTCTATTAGAAAAGGATTCATAATAAATATTAAGTCCTTCTATTATATCATTTATTTCCATAATTACAAGTCCTCATAAATTGCTTTTTCCTGTGCTCCTCTTACCTTATCATTTTGTGCAAGTTCCTTAACAAGTGCCCTTTCAGCCTCATCAAGGTCTTTAATTAAAGAAGGAATTTGTTTAATAGTAGCTGTCACTGTATTTAAGGTATATACAGGCTTGCCTTTATCATCTTCTTTGGTAAGGTCAATATCTCTTAGTAACTGCCTCAATTTATCTACTGCAAGTCTTGTATCTTCAAGAAGTAAGGCTGAAGTTGTCTTAAAACTTGCATATAACTTCATAGCCTCCTTAACAGTACTATCAGGCTCCCAACTTGGTTTTAAACCTTCTCCTTCTTTAATAGCTTTAGACCTTTCCTCTCTGTCAACTATGTATTGATAATCACTTCTGGGGTCCTCCATGAAATAGCAATACCCAAGTTCCATTATAGCTCTTTCTTTTGATGCTGACTTATCTCTGTTCCACACTTGTCTAAATGCCTTAAGTGCAAAAGCCTCTTCTGAGATTGTCATGTTATAACCTTCATATCTAAATAACTTCATATACTAAAATAAAAAAAAAAGCCCGCCTTAATAGGCAGGCTTAAAATTAGTTTAATTCAAGCTTAGGAGTATCAACCACAATGGTTGGATTTTCATTAAACTCCTCAATCTCTGCAACAAATTTAACATCACCATCTTGAATCATCATATGTTCTACTCCATCAATATCCATGATGTCAAACTTGTATCCTATTACAGGGTTATCCTTAATAACCCCATCTTGCAGTGAACCAGGTTTATGTTGCATTACTGCATATCTTTTAGGATTGATATATACAATATCACCTACTTCAATACCTCTTACCATTGGTCCAACAGCTACTACTGTCTGATACTCTTTTACTGAACCAGCTCTGGTACTATCTATAATACCTCCTGTAGTCTTTAGGTCAGTAGGATACTTATTTAATGTGACTACCATGTTATTAAACATGGGTTTAACTTTCTTGATTGTTGTAATCATAGCTTTATTTTTAAATCTTTCAATCTATATTCAAGAGCCTCTTTATATACTCTCATTCCTGTAAGTTGCTGTATCATACTAATATACTGTACTTTACCTACTTTTTCTTGAAAGTTATCAGTAGATAAGGCAGTTTCTAATTTAGAAACTCTTTCATCTAACTGTTTATATTCTTCTACTAATCTAACTTTGAAATCTTCCATCTCTTAACTTCTTTATATGTTTAAACTTCTTCTTTACTCCTATCATTCTATCATAAGTACATGATAGTTTACCTATTGAAGGTATATTAAAGTTAGTTCTTAACTTATCAAACTCTTCTTTAGTTAGGTCTTCCTTTAGTGGCAAGGATTTTATGGACTCTCTTATGAACTTCCAGTAAGATTCATAGGCTTCTTTTACCACTTCTACTGGTATTTCAAGTTCATTAGACACTTGTTTTAATGCTTCTGAATATATCATTGAAACTCAAAGAATAACATTAATTTAAATGAACCTGTACTTTCATCCATATTAGGAATAAACTTTGGATTAATCTTTCCATCAATAATAACCCTATTCTTTCTAAACTTACCCATGATTACTTGAAAATGAGCTGGAGAAATATTACATTCTTCTCTGACTTTTCTCTTAGTATCTTCATTCATTGTAATCTGGTCAAGTACCTCTGGGTCAGTTATAACCTTACTTAACTTATGTCTTATTCTTACAAAAGCTGTTATAACTTCCATTTCTCTTTCTGTAAGATTATGAAATGGTTGTAGAAACTCAAACCAATATTTAAAGAAATTCCCATCAGCCTTGCAAGGAATCCTAATTACTCCATCTGCTCCCTTGCCCATACTACCTCCTTATTCTTTATTCTCTTCAGGAGAATCTACTTGTTCTGTTGGTTCTGCCATAAGAGACTGAAATTCAGCAGCACATTTTTTGATAAAATCTCTATCCAAAGGTACCTCAGGAGTAGAGGTAATAATTCTCCATAGCCATTCAAGTCTCTTGAAGAAGTTAGATAGATTGGCTTCCTCTAAACTCTTAGCAAGTTGCTGATTCTGTAAATATAACTGTCTTGATTGCTCTGAAACCTGATGTAGAGCATTCTTTAATTCCTCTTCATTAAGAGGTTGTCTCATCTTTAATGCTGATGTATCTTTATCCATTTTTATTATTTGTTAAATAACTTCCACCATATCTTTGTCCATATAACTTCTCCCAAGCAAATATACTGGAAGAATCCATCTCTGTACCTCCACACTTAGTACAGTAGTCAGTTCCATCTGCACTTCTTATTGCTAAAGATAGGCAATGATGGCAATAGACAACTGGTTCAGCATTATAATCAACCTTATTTTTGTCTTCTCCCTTATCCATAATATTGCTTAGTTATAATATACTAAATATATCTGTCCTCCTAAAGGAAACATACTAACAATGTCCTCCTTCTTAATATCAAGCTCTATAGCTTGTTTTATAACATCTCTGACTGTTGCACCTACAACAGCAGTAATTACTTTTCTACTCATTCTTATTATACTTAATTAATTGGGGGCAAGCAAGGAGTCGAACCTTATCTTTAGCCTATGAAACTAATATGCTACCATTACACCAACTTGCAAGAGCAGGTAGAGAGAATTGAACTCTCATCAAAAGATTGGAAATCTTCTACACTAACCATTGTGCTACACCTGCATAAATCATCCTTTACATAGTCTAAATAAGTACTTATACTTATTAATATTATGAATAAAGGTCTCAGTCTCACTTCTTAATCCAGCATTTACCTTATCAGAGGGTAAACTTTCATAAAAGTCTTCTACTTTAGGTAGCAATGAATGCAACATCATTGAACCATCTGTATCTTCAATAGCTATACCTTTTATATCATTTGGACCAAACTGACCATATATTCCTTGGCATTCCTCAGCTATGCTATCTTGATAATCACTTAATATCTCAAGAAATTCATCAAGTCTTTCATGTATATTCATTGCTGGGGCAGCCCAATGTAGATTCTTTGCTTTAGTTTTATAACCTTCAAGTATAGAAATATACTGTGTAAACTTCTTTAGTTTTGAAGTCTCTTCAATATGTTCTTCTTTAGAAATTAAAGGAGTATAATCTCCAAATATATTATCCATAGTATTATTATTTAATAATGCAAATGTAAGTATTATAATCTACATATGCAAGTAATTTACAATATTTATTTAGCCTCTTTTAAATCTTTAAATATATCTTCCAAGAAAGTAAGAGAGACTATAGTTCCAGCTATATCAGCTAAGAAGTTACTTAAGAACTCACTACTTCTACTCCTAAAGAGTCTTGACTCTACCTTTAATAATTCTTTGAAGATAGTAATCTGATTCCTGTTTAGTATCTCCTGATTTCTTATTATTAAGTCTAACTTGTCTTCCATAAATAGTTATTAGTACTGAGGGTAGGATTTGAACCTACTGTCTTGAGTGTATAAGACTCCTGCATTTACCACTTGTGCTACCTCAGCTTGTATTATACTTAACCAGTATAACTTCTCCTACTTGCATCAGTAGGATTAATAATAGTTCCATTTATTTCAGTCCTGTCGACTTGTTCTACTTCCTTATTTTCAAACTCTATTTCAAACATATTAGATAAGGACTGAAACTCTGCCTTTCTACATTTTAAAGTACTCTCAAGAGTTCTTACTTCCTGTCTGGCTTTATCAAGACTTTCTTCTAAGTTTATTATATCATAATACTCTTTTATGATATATTCCTTAGCTTTAGTACTCATTAAATCTGGATGCTTAAAATGAACATCCTTTATTTTACTTTTATCTTCTACTTGTACCTTCATATATTACTATTTTGCTGGGATGATAGGACTTGAACCTACTATCACCTGATTAACAGTCAGGGGCTGTATACCACTTAAGCTTCATCCCAATGTGGGGCTTATAAGGTAGCCCCAAACCTATCACCTAAAAAACACACATCATGAAAACATAGTGTGGATACATGTGGGACTTGAACCCCAACTTCACTTTGCAAAAGTGATGTGTTAGCCATTTACACTACATGACCCATATTGAGTTTTACTTTTATCCCAAATGCCAAGGTAAAAGAAAACCATTCATTAACTTGTAGTACTCCAAATTAGCAAATGTTTTATCCAAAGAAAAACCTTTTGTAGAGTAGAGAAGACTCGAACTTCCAATGTCTGCATCCCAAATGCAGGGGGTTAACCAATTACCCAACTACTCTATGTTGCGGAGAATACAGGACTTGAACCTGTACATCCTTTAAGACTACTGACAGTTTAGCAAACTGCTCCCTTACCATTAGGGTTAATTCTCCATTTTTAGATATAATCCACAGTGACATTTATCATTTTCTCTGTAATCACTACATGGACATTTCTTATCTTCTCCTGTATTATGACAGGGGCATTCCCCATCATTTATCTCACATCTCTTCAGGATAGAGTTTACTACTTTATCATTAGGGTTTAAAACCCAACCTTCCTTTCTTAGTATGTTTACCATAATTATTATCTTAAATTTGCAGTCTATGAGGGAATTGAACCCTCCATCTCCACATTGACAGTGTGGCATGTTAAACCTCTACACCAATAGACTATAAGTTGCAGGGAGTGGATTTGAACCACTGTTCTCCTGTGAATGTGCACAGGTGAGATAACCACTTCTCCACCCTACGAGACTTTGATTAACATTGATTACACTCTCTATTGCAACTTAAGAGTTTTTCAGAACCAAAGTTGTCAAATACTGCAAGATACTTGACAGTAACTTCTTGCACAGTTACTTTGTAATGGGTAGGGGATTTGAACCCCTAATGACTACCTTGAAAGAGTAGTGACTTAACCAATTTGTCCAACCCATCATTTAGATATTCTATCTTCACAGACCAAATATCTTAAAACAGAAAGGAGGTGTCCTTAAATTATCACTCCTGATAAATGAACCCTCTTATAATTTCAAACCAACATATTTTAGTACCCCCTCAAGGAGTCGAACCTTGTCACTAACTTTAGAAGAGTCATGTGCTTCCAATACACCAAGGAGGCATCCTTATTATTGTTACCCCAACCAGATTTGAACTGATAATCTAACATCCAAAATGTTGTGTGTTACCATTACACCATGGGGCAATATTCCTTATCTGAATTGACTTTGCAAAGGTAAGTAAAATAAGTAATATATGCAAATTATTCTGCAAATATTTTATTCAACCTATAAAAGAAATCTCCAGAAGTGAAGAATAAAGACTAATCTTGATATACTCCACCTAATTTATTAGCATTTCTTTCAGTAAAGAAAGAATAATAGTTCCATTCAAAGTTGAATAGTCTTGCTATTCTTATAGCTATATTATGTAATACTGAAGGTATACCTATTAATATAAGATAAAACCATCCAAGATACATAGATTGAACAGAGTGTCCATATTCATGTTTAATAGAAAATTCACCAGCATTTGTATTTAGGAATATATAATCCCCAAGAGAAAATGATGAAGGAATAATCTTACTATATATTAAATACTTCTCATTATATTTACCAGCATAGTATGACCAATATCCAAGTAGATTACATAGCATAAATGCTAAGAAGTTCTGTGGAAATTGCCATATCCAAAGCAAAGTTCTAATTAAAAATTTCTTCATGTTAATTCCTTTGTTTTCTTATATCCTTCAATTAGCCCTTCTATATATGAAGGGTCTGAAGTCCTCTCATTATCTATTCTTAAGATATTTATATTGGGATAAGCTCTTTTTATAGCTATCTCTCTGTTTAAATCAGCTTCAGTTTGAGAAGCTTCTTTGTGATATTCTCCATCCACTTCTATTATAAGTTTTATATCAGGAAGATAGAAATCTGCAATGTAGAACTTTTGTATATTACCTACCAAATCTCTAATATAAATTATTTTTTGAAATTCATACTTTATAAAGTTTCTATCCAGAAAACTTCTAAAGTTCTTTTCAGCACTTGTACATTTAGATATTAAATCTTTTCTAAATGCTTTTGCTCTATTCATTATAATAGAATTAAGTTCTTTGCTATAACCACCTCTTTCAAGAGAGTTCATTGTTTTATGTTTCATTAATGTATAATATTAGCTTTAGGAATTTTATTTCCTCGCGAAATGTTAATCAATTAGATTAATATTCTTACTTGTTAAGTATCTTATAGATATAGAAGAGACCAGCCCCCTACTTTACATGGCTGGGACTCTAAGAACAAATATTCTTAGAGTTCTATAGTAGCTGTTAATGGCGGTTATATATTATTAGTTTTACTCTTGTTATCTCTGGACTGCCTTCTATTATGAAGGAAAGCCTCTGCTTCAATTACCTCTGCCCTATTATGATACCCTTTATTCTCTCATATTGGCTTGAAGACACTAACAACATACTATATACTCCTTGTCTATAAGACTATCTCTCTGAGATTTATCTCAGTGGGGGCAAAGATATGTAAAATAAATAACATATGCAAATATTTTATGAAAGTTTAACTATTGAGTATAATATTGAAGATTAAATTAATTTTTTTTTTATTTTTTTTTTAATTTGATTTATTGCCATGAGGGAGATATAATGTATAATTACTCCCCCCTTGTTCTTGAGTTTTGGGTTGTACCCCCTGGGTTTTGTGAAGAGGAACCAGCTCATTACTTCTCCTTTACACTTGAATTTAAAATTAAATATTATGATCACAGTTACATTATCTCATGCTATAATTATAGCAGTATCATCTATTCTATTAATAGGTTTTACAATCTATCTATTGTTAAAGAGCAGTAAGTAATTTACTGCTCATTACTCTTCCTATATCCTTGAATATTAACAATTTAAATATATACATTATGAATATCTTTAGTTCTTTGAAAGTTTATGCAGGTAAATGGAGTGTTAAATCTACAAGAGAGTTCACTTCTGAAGAGATAAATGCTGTCACTTCTGCTGAGGTTGTTCCTTCCAAGTATGGTAACTCAGTATTATTCTATATGGTTAATGGAGGCAATGTTTATATTCCTCTGTCCAATACATCTACTGCAAGTGTAGGTGATACAGTTGATTTAACTAAGGCTACTATCATCACATTAGAAAAGCAAGGTGAGTCAGACATTATTAAGATAGAAGTATAAGTGAGGGTAATCCCTCACTTTCTTTTTTCTTTTATATGATAGGAGCAAGCAATAAAAAGCAAGGCTCATTACTCCTCCTTGGAACTTGCAGTTTACACTAAGTTATTTGTTTAGAGCAAAGCTCATTACTCCCCCTTTGCCCTTGACAATACACACAATTTATGTGTAATTGTTATAATTAACATATTTCATTAACATTAAATTTTATCATTATGAATGTATTTGCAAGTTTAAAGAGTTATGCAGGTAAGTGGTCACTCAAATCATCAAGAAAGTTTGACCTTGAAGAGATTAATGCAGTTGACAGTGCTAAGGTTGTTGCATCTCAGAGTGGTTATGGTAATTCTGTCATGTTTATTATGAAGACAGGTACTAACCATTATATTCCTTGTAGCAATGACTGTACTCTGGCTGTAGGTGAATCTGTTGATTTAACTAAGGCAGAAATACTTACACTTGAGAAACAAGGTGAGTCAGATATTCTTCGGATTAAAGCTTAAAGTAAAGCTTTAATATAACTGTGTAAATGTCTGAGTTATAAGTGGTTAACTGAGTGAGGGGTCTAACAAAAACCCCTCATTCCCTTACCTTTTTTATTTCAGCATCATACAACAACAGGTTTAATACATAAACTTATTTACTGTGGAATCAACATTTACCAATGACCTGATATGGACAATAATAGCAGCTTTAGCTATAACAATAGCAGGTATAATTGCATCAAGAGATACTAAAAAGAGTTAAAATAAACCATAATTAGATTACAGCAGAAGAACTTTAGAAGTTTTAAACTCACACAGACATCCACATGAAAGATTAGTTCTAAAGTAAATAGAGGTCAGCAAGTTACATTCAGACTATACAATCTAATATTACATTAGCATATAATAGTAGTAATTGTACAAGACTTGGTCCATCCTACTAAAGAATATACAAGTAATAGGAACAGAAATAAGATAGAGTTGAATTAAAACAGAAAAAGTATATCTCTTATATCTAATTATATAATAACAGGAGTAGATAGGTAAAACTGTCTACTCCTTTTTACACTTTATTTTGTTCAATTTAAATCATATATAATCATGGTAGTATCAATAGCAACATCACCAGTTACTTACATTCCTATGATGACAGTTCCTAACTTTCAAATAGGAGAAAAAGTAATATCTGAATTAAAAGAAATTTGTCCAGACAATGTATATACATTGGTATCTGGCAGTAATGATGATAAAGATGAAGTCAACATCCAACCTTATACTGATTGGGATTGGAAGTTCCTACATTAAATATCAATTAAGACAAAAGCCTATAATTTAATATTATCAAAATATGAAAAGAGTAACAAGTTACGCATTGAACTGTCTTGTAGAACAAGGTATTTCAAATGAAAACATTAAGAAACTGGTTAAAGCAATTGAGAATCAAACAAGGGATAATATCTTGACGCCTGAACAGGCTATAGAGATATTGTTAGATGGTGAAATACATGTAGAAAAGATACATCAACAAGCCACAATTGACCCTGATTCTCAACTTCCGAAGCCAATGTCTAACAAGCACATGAAAGCAGTTGAGGTGTATATTTAATAAGCCATATGAAATATAAAATAGAATTTAAAAGTCGTTTATGGTAGAGACTATGTATATTGTGATGAATACTTTGTGGATGATTACTTTGTACAACCACTCAAACCAAATGGCACAAAATTATGCACTATTGCAAGAACTAATATAATATCCATTAAGTCTATTTAAGTAACTAACAAATAACATTTACCATGCGAAAAAGAATTAACAGAGCATGTGTTGCTTCATCAAGTAACTATACTCAATCAAAGAAAGCCCATAAAGCTATGCTTCAGGAGAACCATGATAACAATAGTGCTTTATTTCTTATAATTAACACTACTGTTTCTACTAAACCTCTTACTGATTTAGAGAGATTTGAGATAGGACTAAAGAATCATATTGAACAATATAAACTTAGAAGAGTATGAAAAAATTAGAATACACATTAATACATATAGCAGAGTTATTACTCTCTATCTTGATAGTATTAGGATTAAATATCTTCATTGACTTGGATGGTATTAGTTTACCCCTTATCATTATCATCTATTTTTTATTACCTTCAGGAGAAAGTTTCAAATACATAAAGAGATTATTTTAAATTATTTCTTACAAAAATGAAAACAATGCAGGATTTTAAGAATGAAGAGAGTGCTAAACAGTACTCTCTTCTCAAGTCTCAAATAGGTAAGCCATTAGGTCAGATACTGAGAGACTGTAAGAAACTAAATAAAGCAAATATAAACTAAATATTAATAAGCTTGGGTATGGGTCAATTAACACTAAAAGATGTTAGAAACATTATGCTTTCCAGACTTCAAGAAATGGAAGAGAAAGAGGCATCAATGACAAAGGAAGAGAAACTTCTTAGAGATAAAAAGAGACAAGAATCTATAAAAGGCTGTGAGTCTAATCATGACTCTGATAGATATGTATATATCAATGGACGTGAATATATAGACCACGGCTGGTAAAAAAAAAAACAATAAACTATGGTACGGACAATTTATGTAGTATTTGTAAAAAGCAAATTATCAAATACTTTTGGCTTGAAAAGATATATGTTTCTGTGTTCATTTGATATTATAAAGGAGGGAGATATTATCAAAGACCCAAGATATTCATCACTTATGCAGGTAGTAGCAATTGATAATTGTAGTTCAAGAACACAAAAAGGATTCACCTTAGTTGATATCCAGATTGAAACTCTAAACGGTAAACCTCTTTTATATAATGACTTTTATATTAATCAACAGAGGAATGAACTGAAAGAGAAAAGAAACATCACTATATCTCTTAAAGAAGCAAGGGAATGGTATAAAGGAGATAATTCTACTCTTAGAGAGATTGCATTAAAAGCTTACTCTGAAGAAGAATTAATAGGCTATTATAATATTGCAAGAATAGTTGCTACAGGTTATTTTGGTGCTCCTACTCCTAAAAATTATATAGACAAATTAGGAGTACTGAATAAATTAGCAACATTAGCAGAATATTACAATAATGGATGGAAAATGGAAGCTGGTAAGACTGGTTATTTCCTTAGTCAAGCTCTACTGAGTACTTCAGGGGAAAAAGTAATATATATAGATTATGAAGTCAGTATAGTACATGCAGGTGTTGTGTATTTCAAGAATGTAGAAGATATCAGAAAAGCAGTTGATATACTTAAAGATGAATTAGACAATTTATTTTGATATTGATATAAAGTGATTATTTAGAAGTAGCTATGTTGTGAAACATGGCTACATTCTGCCCTCATAGTTCAGTGGATAGAACAAGAGTTTCCTAAACTTTAGACAGAGGTTCGAGTCCTCTTGGGGGTACTAAATAAGAATACATAGCTTAATGGTAAAGCTTGGTGTGATAAACTGTAACTCATGTCTAACAGTGATATAGGTTCAAATCCTGTTGTATTCTTATTTATTTTGGGGCATGATTTGGTTTTGATTGCTGATTATTTGGTAAGAGAACATGCAGAGACTGATGGAGAGACATCAAAACAATAACTGACAACACTTATAGAGTTGCTGCCTAAATTAGGCTAAGCAGCACTTGCTTTGAAACAGAAAGGTGCAAACAAAGGATTTCTTGCATAGATTAATGCAAGTGGTGGATTGTGTTGATTTCTGGTCAACCCCAGTGGATAACTAACCACATCAAAAATAGTAAGCATGTGTAATTCTTTTATTAAAGATTGGTAAGACAAGGGTTCGAGTCCCTTATGCTCCACCTGCATAGATTTCTTTGTTGAGGGTCTTTAGGATGGGTAAATAATAAGAACCTGAGTGCTGGTAGGTAAGTTACTTTTCTTGTTTTAGGTTGTACTTTGTTCTTAGTAAAGAATCAAAGCAATTAGAAGATAACTCTTAATAAACATAATATATGGAAGAAGTTTTAGTATCTCTGGAGACAGCTAAGCTGTTAAAAGAAAAAGGTTTCAATGTTCCTTGCAGATATTGTCATTGTAAGGAAGTGCAGGGTGGTGACTGGAAAATCAAGGACTATATAGAAGAAAAGAAAGGAACCATTTATGAAAGTGAAAGTGACACTGAAGTAAATTGGAACTCAAACATATATACTTTTGTACCTTTCTATTCAGCTCCTACTCAGTCATTAGCTCAAAAGTGGTTAAGAGATGTTCATAAGTTAATCATTAATGTTATTGCTAAAGACGACAATATTTGGACATATACCACTGGTTCTATGGAAGGCTTTATAAATATTGATGGGGACTATGAAGATTACCCCACTTATGAAGAAGCTCTTGAAACAGCATTACAAGAAACATTAAAATATATCTAATTATGAACTACAAAGAAATGCTTGAGGCAGCTAAGTCTCATAGAGTTACACACCCATCAATGGAGAGTGATGATGATGAACCATTTTGGATAACATTCTGTGAGGGTTGTGGATTCTGGCATAGCAAAGATGGCATAGCTTTGTCAGATGAAGAGTTTCAGAATGACTTACAGGCAGGTATTACAGATAATCCTGCTCTTGAGGAAGGTTGGGAAATAGTAAAATGAATAAAGATATGAAAGTAGCTTATAGAAAAAGAGGAGTAGTATTCATGTTAATTGCAACATGTAGTGGTAAACAACTAAAAATATATAAGTAATGGATTTAACAAAGATATTAGAAGGTCAGGAGAATACATTATTGTACTCTCCTTTATTTGGGAAGGTAATATTTAAACTTATTGATAAAAGTGGAAAGTATTTTCCTATTGTCTGTTTTTCACCTGAAACACGTCAAAATGTATTCTTCACAAGAGAAGGGTACTATTTCACAGAGTATAAGGATGCTGAATGTGTGTTATTTCCATCAAAATCTAACAGAGATTGGAGTAACTTCAAACAAGACTTACCAAAAGGTACTCCTGTTATGGTCAGTGAGAGTTTCAAAAGTTCATGGCTGTTTAGATATTATGCTGGGGATAGTTATGCCTATCATGACCAAGAATCATCCTCTAATACATGTAAGAGTCTGTGGAAGTACATTATTCCTACAGATAAATTCAACTTTAAAGATAAAACTTTTAATATAGAAGATAACTATGGTACAGCTAATAGGTGAGTTTATCCTAATTGGAGTAATAGGAGGATTGTTGGGCATATTCTACATGAATTGTCTTAAGGCTGAAGGAATGATATTCAATGGGTTTTATTATAGAATACTCAAACCTTGGGCTGAACTTGAGAATGATTTAGAAGAGGAATGTATCTATTATCAATTATCCTTTGCAGATAAATTAAGAAAGTGGATATCCTATCCTCTTGGTTATTGTGTATACTGTAGTTCTACTTGGATTACATTCTTCTTATGTGCATTATGGCTCATTAACTGGCAATCATTGCCTGATTGGAACATGATAGTAATAGGAGTATTAGCTGCAACAGGTGTACAACATTTAATAGTAGCTTGTGCTTGTAGATTCCTAATTTATAAACACCCAGACTTAGATTTCTGATAAAAAAAAAATGAAACTGATTAAATCAACAATCAAAAGAGACAAGCCTATTGGTGAATTACCTCATGGCAGAGTAAAAATTACAATGCTGGATGAACAACCAGAGAGTATTTGGGTAGCCAAAGATGAAGAGAACAAAGTAATGTATCTCTTAAATCATGCTCTTATGTTTTATCCTGTACCTTCTTGGGGAATGGAATTGCCTCTTACATTAGGTTCAATAGACCTATATAAATACAGAGGAGATTCCATTGATGAAACTCAATTCACAGTATGTGAGGAAGCATACAATAGCTTGAGTGACTTCTTAGATGAAGAAGGAAACTTTGATATTGAAGGTTATATAACTTTTTGTAATTCAGAAGAAGATAAACAATGACAACATTTGAGTATGGAAATGGCTATTTGCCAGAGATATGGTATTAAATAACTAAAGATATGTTAAAGTGAATAATATATTTGCATATATGAAAACTTTAGCATATCTTTGCAATGTCTAACAAATAAAACATAGTAATATGTGTTCTAAATTAAATCCGTCATTAAAACCATCATTAAAATTAGATGATGTTAGATTGGCTGGTGGTTCTGGTGCTAAAGCAGCTAAACAATCAGAAATAGAATTGCTAAGAAGAGTAGTTTTAGCCAATCTACTTTGGGAAGATGTTGCCTATATAGATGGCAAGAGTGTAGCTGATGAAATCAAAAGACTAATTCCTCTATGTAAAGGTAAGGATGTAGCTAATCTTGCTCTTGAAGCAAGAATCAATCAGAAGCTCAGACATACTCCACTATTTATAGCAGTAGAGATGTGCAGATATCCAGAGCATAAGACATATGTAAAGGAATTACTTCCTATGATTATTACAAGAGCTGACATGTTGACAGACTTCTTGGCATTATATTGGAAGGATGGAAAGAAGCCTATCTGTAATCAAGCTAAGAAAGGATTGGCAGCAGCTTTTCATAATTTCAATGAATACAAGTTTGCTAAATATGACAGGGATGCAGCCATTAAGTTAAGAGATGTCATGTTCTTATGTAGACCTAAGCCAAATAATGAACAGGAAGCTGAACTATTCAAAAAGATAGCTGACAGGACTCTTACCCCACCTGAAACTTGGGAAGTATTACTTTCTGCTGGTAAAGATAAGAAAGAGACTTGGCAATACCTTATTAATAATGGAAAGATTGGAGGTCTTGCAATGCTGAGGAATATTAGTAATATGATGAAAGCTAATGTAGACAAGGAAATCATAAGATATGGTCTTAGAAGTTTAAAGTCCTCAATGCTTTTACCTCTTGATTTCTTTAAATCTGCAAGAATGGCTACTGAATTTAAGAGAGATATTGAAGATGCAATGATTGAATCATATAAATCTCTTCCTAAATTGAAAGGAAATACCTTATTCATTGTAGATGTATCAGGTTCCATGCTTTCTAATTTATCAGGTAAATCATCATTTTCAAGACTGGATGCTGCCTGTGCAATGGCTATGTTGGCTATTAACCAGTGTGAGAGATATGAACTTGTAACTACAGCAGGAGATGATTATAGAAGAATTCAATCATCTGAACATATTAAATATCCTGAGAGAGGATTTGGAGTGTTCAATCAAATAAAACAGTCAATGGGTAAGATTGGTAGTGGAGGTATCTTTACTAAACAATGTCTTGACTGGTGTAGGAAGAAGTTTGGAGGAGTCAAGTTTGATAGAATAATCATATTCTCAGATTCACAAGATATTGATTATCACTATGATAAGACTATACTTCCTGAGCCTTTTGGTAAATGTAATTACATCTGTGATGTTTCAGCAGAACTTAGAGGTGTGAATTATAAAGGCAGATGGACAGCAGAAATTGGTGGTTTTTCAGAGCATTTCCTTACTTATATTGCAGCTTTAGAAGGATTGCAGAATAAGTTTGAGGAACAATAATATAATGTCATTAGTGTATTACAGATTTACATCAATAATCTTTTAAATTATCCAGATAACTATAATCTGTTAAATGTTCTATGGCATTTTTCTTATAAAGACATCATTAGTGTAGCACAGAGTTACTTCATAAATAGTCATAAGCAAAACTCACTCTTTGCACTATTCTATGATGTCTTTTTTCTTTGGAGGGATAGCTCAGTTGGTAGAGCAGCAGTATAAATGAAAATTACACTTTAGTCATGGTTCCACAGCAGTGTTGGTGTAGATTAGAGTTACTTCAAAGCCTTGTAAGCTGCGGGTCATTGGTTCAAGTCCAATTCCCTCCACAAAAGATTAGTGATTATAACACTTACTTCAACAATAATTTAACAGAAAAAAAAAATTGGTATTTTTTCAATATATAATTTAAAAATTAGTGTTATAGCATGTCCTATCTTAAGGCTGTCAGTGTTTCTGGCAGCCTTTTTTATTGTAAGTTTTTCTTATAAATATATTATTAACATCTAAAAAAAAAAAATCATGAAAGAAAATGAAGCAAAAGAGTTAGTTAAATTGTTAGGTCTTGATAAACCTATGGACCCAGATGTAATTAAGCTTCTATTTGAAGCTGTTAAAGAGATTGGAGATAAAGTGGGAGATGAAAATGCAGAGGAGGCAAGAGACACAATAGATAAGGCTATGGACAGTCTTAAAGATAACCAAACAAAGGCTATGATTATCTCTTATCTACTTAGCAAGCTCCCCTTGGAGCTGACTAATTTCCTAATGGAAAATATGAAGGAATTAGTTATGGCAAGTACTCTAAGTAATATTACTGGAGGTTCTGAAGATGACTCTATTCAGTCTAAACTATTAGAATTGATGAAGAGTAACTAAGAAATTTAAACAAAGTAAGTACAACATTTATATCTTAAGAAATATGCAATTTATACAGTTGATAGGAGGGTTATTAGCTATAGCAATAATCATAACACTGTTTATCAGATATAACCCAAAATTAGATTTGATAACCACTAATAACAAATATACCCTTCTATTGTGGTATAACAAATATAATATGTTAGGAAGTAAAAGTAGGACTTATACTGTAATCTTTTAAGGCATGAAGGTTTTATTAGTGGCTGCATGGATTGTGATTGCCATGTGGAGTGTATCTATTGCATTCCACATGATGTCAGCTTCCAATACAGTGGAGAATGTTATAGGATTCTTCTTATTAGTAATTATTGGCTTGGTGTCCTATAACACTAAGTGTTTTTCAAGTTTTAAATTTAAAAGAAGGAAATGAAAAGTAGATTTGTTTTAGGAATGCTCACTGCCCTTATTATGGTGAGTGTAATGTTTACATCATGTGAAAGAATTGATGCAGGATGTGAAGGTATCAAAGTGAATCTCTATGGAGATGATAAGGGAGTTGGAGATGTTGCTTTGGTTACTGGTAGAGTATGGTATAATCCATTTACTACTGAAATCTTTGAATATGAAACATATGTCAAGACTGTAGATTATCCTCCTTTCAAGATTAATGCACAAGATGGTTCAGAGTTTACAGTTGACCCAACAGTTTCATTGAAGATTATTGATGGAAAGTCTCCTGAAGTGTTCAAGAAGTATAGAAAGGGATTAAATGAAGTAATTACTGGAACCTTATTTAATTATGTAAGAGATGCTTTTAGGATTCAGCTTAATAACTTTACTACTGATTATATAGTTAGTCACAGAGACAGTATTGAGAAAGCTATAGAAGCTCATCTTGGTTCATCATTGGCAAAAGAGAACTTTCAGTTGGAGCAATTAACTTCAGGACTCAGTTATCCCCAGACTATTGTAGATGCTGTAGATGCAAAGAATAAAGCTGTTCAGCAAGCAATGCAAGTTGAGAATGAAGTGAAGGTAGCTGAGGCTCAGGCTAAGAAGCTTATTGTAGCTGCTGAGGCTGAATATAGAGCTAATGAATTGAAAACTAAAGCTTTGACTCCTGCCATTCTTGAACAAATGTGGATTGAGAAATGGGATGGTAAATTACCTGTATATGGTCAGGTTCCTACCCTATTTAAGAATATAGGACAGTAGCTATGTTTTGGTTTATCATAGCCTTGATTAGTGTACTGATATCAGGTACACTACTCTTTTGTTCTCATGAACAGAAAATTGACAGGAAGAAGAACTGTAACTTTTGGGAAGACTATGAATGGGAGGATGTTAGTTCTGAAAGGTTTAAATTTCCTCTATGGGCTGTGCTTGTATTACTTATAATATCACTTACACCTGTGCTCAACTTAATTTTAATCCCTATAATAATAACTGTGTATATTATACAACTTCTTAGGGAAGATGATGCATATGGTATAAAGACAACTGCTCGAAGGATTGTAGTAAGATGCAAGTGGGTAGACTGGCTTCTTAAATTTCTAAACAAGAAGATATGAAAGAAAGAAAGATTGATGTTTGCTGTTTATTAGCCTTTGTCTGCCTTTTGATAGGTCAGACATGGTTATGTTATAGGATAGATAAGCTTGAGAAGAAAGATGAACCAAAGGTACATGTTAAACTTGAACAACCTGACTTTCTTATGTCTGATAATCCTAAAGATGACCTCATGAAAGTGTTAGAATATTATGGAGTATTACATCCTGAAATAGTCTATGCACAAGCAGTACTTGAAACTGGTCATTTTAGGTCTAAGGTGTGTAAGGAATATAATAACTTGTTTGGATTGTACAATAGTACAACAAAAGACTATTATAAGTTTAATCATTGGACAGAGTCAGTAATTGCTTATATTAACTACATACAGTATAGATATACCCCTCCAAACAACTATTATAAGTTTTTGGAGAGGATAGGCTATGCTCAAGATAGTTTATATGTGAGTAAATTAAAAAATATAGTGAAGAGAAATGAATAGAAAGCAGGCTCAAGAAGAGATAATGAAGATAAAGAGTAGTGCTATACTCTGTGAGTTACCAACTTCTTTTGGTAAATCTAAGATAGGAATTGATTTAGCTTTAAGAGATAATCCTAATGGAATACTTATAGTAGTACCCAGATTAGTGCTTATAAACAACTGGAAAGAGGAGTTTATCAAGTGGGGATTAAAGTCTTGGTTAGATAGAGTGTACTTCAGTACTTATGTTGGATTAAATAAGCATGTAGAGTCAGATTGGGATTGTGTTATATTTGATGAAGTACAACACATGTCAGAAAGATGCAGGGAATTTGTATCTACTATGACTATATATCATTCCATTATGCTTTCAGCAACAGTTACCAAAGATATGAAGTGGGAACTTAGTCAGTTGTTTCCTGATTTTCAGTGTTATACAGTGAAGATGAAGGATGCCATAGACAATGAAATCCTTCCTGACCCAAGAGTATTTCTTATACCTCTTGAGCTTGATAATAAACATGCTGTACATACAATGATAGAGCATCCCAAAGCCAAGATTGTGAAAGAATGTCTATATAAAGACAGGTGGTCATATCTTAGGGATAAATCAGTTCAGGTACATATTAAATGTACTGCATATCAATATGTTACAGAGTTGGGAGCTAAAATTGACTATTGGAAGAAGCAATATATGAGAACAAGAAATGAAGGAGTAAAGACAAAGTGGTTATTCCTTGCAGGTCAAAGACTCAAGTTTCTTTCACAATTAAAGAACCCTATTATCTTATCTCTTCTGGAGAGGCTGAAATCTGAAAGAGTACTTACATTTTGTAGTTCCATTGAACAAACAGAAGTTTTAGGAGAAAACTGTATCAACAGTAAGAGTGAGAAATCTTCTGAGGTGCTTAGTATGTTCAATCATAAGAAGATTAATCATATTACAGCCTGTAACATGCTTAATGAAGGTATGAATCTTGTAGATTGTAGAATTGGGTTATATGCCAATCTTAACAGTAGTGATATTATCATAAAACAGAGATTAGGCAGAATCTTAAGACATAAGGAACCTATTATTATTATTCCTTACTTTGTCAATACAAGAGAGGAAGAACTCATTGAGAAGATGGCTGGAGATTATAATCCTGACTTAATAGTAAAAACAAATTTAAATAAAATAACATTATGAAAAATAGAGTTCATATTTCTAAGACCAAGTTTCATGTAGATGAAAAGAGTAAAGTTGTTGTTTGTGTTATTAATGCAGACATGCAACTCAGTAAACATAAAGCTTGGGATGTCATCTCTGAAAACATGTGGAAAAAAGAATATCCTCATGTTGATTTTTGGGGAGGCTTTACAACAAAAGCTGTATCAAGGTGTAACCCTGATGATACATTTGACATTGAGAAGGGCAAGAGAATTGCAGAATCAAGAGCTAAAGCAAAGGCATTTATTATAGCTACAAATGTCTACTACTGTATTCATAAGAGTCTTGAGAGGTATCTTGACTCTGTAGCAGATTCAAATCAAGCTTGTAGCTTAGCTGCTGCTGTAGAAGAGGAGCATGTTGAAGAGCTAATTAAGTAGTATGACAATAACAATAGATGAAGAAGTATGCAAGAAGTATGGCTTGACCTTGCAAGAGGTCTTGCTATTGCTTCTTGTAAAGACAGAAGGAGATACTCCTGCTGTCTTACAAAGCTTGGAGGAAAAAGAAGCTGTAGTTAAGGAGGGGCTATTCAACAGATATCTTATCACTTCTCCTTGGGATGATAGACTTTCTGGAGTATTGTTAGATTCAGATAAAAACAGGCAGCCCCAAGATAGGATTGAAAACCTTGCATTAAGTATGATGGAAATATTTCCTAAGCAGAAAAAGAGTGGAACATGCCATTATTTCAGAGGCAACAAGAAAGATATTACCTTAAGACTTAAGAAATTCTTCAAGTTATATGGTGACAAATACTCTGATGAACAAATACTGGATGCAACAAGGAGATATGTAGAATCTTTCAATGGTAACTATGCTTATATGAGAGTATTGAAGTATTTTATCTGGAAAGATGAAGTAAAGAGAAACTCAGAAGGTGAAGGTTATGTTGCAGAAACTTCAGATTTAGCAACTTTCATTGAAAATTCTGGAGTTGATGAAGGTAGATTTGACTGGACAAGTAGTTTAAATTAATATGGAGAAAGATGTATTTGACAGGGCACTTGATAAGCTTAAATTAAGAAGAGATAGAATAGAAAGTGGTTTAGTTAATTGTATTCCATTATCTTTTCCAAGATTAAGGAACTGGCTTCCTGGAATTGAAAAGAAGAGGTATGTAATTGTTACTGCAAATCAAAAGGTAGGAAAGTCAAAACTTGCTGACTACATGTTTGTGTATGAACCATTCTTTTATTCTATTGAGAATCCTGATAAAGTTAGGGTGAAAATGTTGTACTTTACTCTTGAAATGGGTAAAGAAGAGAAGTTCTATGAATTCTTGTGTCACTTGCTATTTAAACTTGATAATATAAGAATATCCCCTACTGAATTGAAGAGTACTTCTAAGGCTGTTGATACACATATATTAGAGTTGTTGGAGAGTGAAAGGTATAAGATGTATATAGACAAGTTCAAGGAAACTGTTACTTACAATGATACAGACAGAAATCCAACTGGTATTAACAAGACCTGTAGAGCCTTTGCCTTGAATAGAGGTAAACTGCATCTTAAGAAAGTTCCTGCAAAGGATGAACAAGGTATGCCTTATGATAAGGAGATAGTTGATTATTATGAACCTAATGACCCTGAGGAAACTGTAATAGTTATTATAGATAATTACTCAAATCTTCTGTCAGAAAGTGGAATGAATAAGATGCAAACCATAGAGAAGATGAGTAAATATGCTATTACTTTAAGAGACCAATTAGAGTTTAATATAGTAGCAATTCAACATCAAGCCCAGTCTCAGGAGGGCATTGAAAATCAAAAGTTGAATAAACTGTATCCTACTTCAGATGGCTTGGCAGACTGTAAGACTACTACCAGAGATGCAAATCTTGTGCTTGGTTTATATAGTCCATTTAAATATGGATTGGAGAATCATGAAAGATATAATATCAGAGACTTCAGGAACTATATCAGGTTTCTTCAAGTAATTGAAGACAGAGATAATGGAGCTGGAGGTCAAATCTGTCCATTATTCTTTGATGGAGCAGTTAGCTTCTTTTCTGAATTACCACTTCCAGACCAACATGATAAAATTCAAGAATATGTGAGTTATATAAGAAACTTAGAGAGAAGCAGAAATCAAGTTATTAATATACTTGTTTCAGGTAAAGTTAAAAACAAGAAGAATAAATTGCGGAGGTTAATTAAATTACTTACCTTTGCAAAAGTTTAAATCAATTAGTAGAACATGAAAGGATTAATTTTAGCTAAGTCAGGTTTTGGAAAGTCAACTTCTATTGGGGAGATACCAGAACTTGGGCTGAAGGGTTTAGACCCCAAAGTGACTTATTTAATAAGTTGTGTGAATAAACCTTTGCCTTTTAGAGGTGGAGGCAGTAAGTACAAAGTTACCACTCTGAAAGATATTAGTAAAGGTAACAGGATTATAACCAATGATGCAAAAGAGGTGGCTCAAATTATTGAGATATTAGCCAGTCCTCAGTCTCCTTTTACTAATATAGTACTTGATGATATGAATTATATCAGTCAGGACTTCTATATGAAGAATGCAATGAAAGGTGGTTGGGACACTCCTAAGCAAATTGGTTATGGAATGGGATTAATCTTTGATGCAATCAACCTTGTGCCAGAAAATAAGAACATAATCTGTCTTGCTCATTATGAAGAGTATAAAGATAAGAATGGTGATAGTATCTCTTATAAATATAAGAGTACTGGAAACATGGTTGATTCATATATTACTCCTGAAGGTAAATTTGAAGTAGTTCTCTATGGTAAATCTTCTTTTGATTCAAAAGAGAAGAAATCTATTAGAGAATTTGTTACCAATGATGATGGAGTTTATCCTGCAAAATCTCCTGTTGGAATGTTCCCTTTATATATTCCTAATGATTTGGGTCTTGTGGTAGAAAAGGCACAAGAATACTATGGATAGGGAAGAGGTACTTAGGATAAATAAACTTGTTTATTCTATAGGAGCTTATGGGGCTAATGCAGTGTATGCTTCTGATATAAGTAACTTATTAACAAGTTATTGTCAGGAACATGGAAAACCTGTAGAAGAAACAGTGATGTTTGTCTCTTTTCTAATTAACAATAGGATAGCACATCCTTACTTCATAGAAGCTTTAGATTACTATGAAAAGAAATATTCTATTGTTAAATTATGGAGTAAACCTGACTATGATGGTCGAAGAAGTATAATTTCAGTATATTAAAAAACAAAAAGAAAAATGAAAATTTTAAGTAGAAATGAGTTGGCAACTATTAAAAGAACTGCCAAAAATGTGAGTGGTATGAGAGCTAAAAAAGCTAAACTTGAGGACAAAATTAGTACTCTCCAAGCTGAGCTTGATACAGTTAATGAAGTAATTGATAGCTTTGAATTACCCATTGTGAAGATGACTGGAGGTTTCACTTCTGAGCAAGTTCTTGCTGGTGAAATGGAAATTGCTGCAAGTCTTGAAGCTACACAAGCAGAAGGAGAAGTAAGTGAGGAAGTAGTAGAGGTAGTTGAAACTCCAGCAGAAGGAGCAGTATATATTAACCCTGAAGTAAAATCCCCTCTTGAAGCAGCTAATCCCTTTGCAGGAACTACTTCAACTTCAGATATGCCTTTTGCTGAGTAAATAAATAAAAAAAAAAAACTATAGAATAAATATGAATATGGACAATAATGTTTTAATGGCAATTGTAGTAGGTAAGAAATCTGAAGAAGGCTCTTTTAAAATGTATAAAGGCATTGGAGCCTTCAATATCATTGCAGTTAATCCTAACAAGTCTGAACTTGAAGCTATTACAGGAAGGGAAATTGAGAATGAACCTGAGTATTTAGGTACTACTGATGATGGTAATAAATCTATGAGAATAGTGTTCTATGCCAAGACTGATACAAGTGCATCTGTTAATAATGGCATTGAATTGTTGTTGCCTATCAGCTTCACATTAGTTAAAGCTCAGAGAATTGGTCAAACTTCTGGAAAGATTCAGATTATTGACAAATATGGTAGAACTGCTTGGGCTACTCCTGAAGAGTATTCTTCAAAGAATATCCCTCAGTATGCAAAAGGTCCTGCAAACATCAGTGCAGACTATAGAGCAGCATGTCAAGGTGAGGAAGCCCTTGTTAACTTCCTGATTCAATGGTTGAATATTCCTGGACCTGCCACTTATAAGAATGGTGTATGGACTACTAAGCCTAATCCCTCTGACAGTGAGGTATCAGTAGATATGAATGCCTTGTTCTCAGGAAATGTAGAAGAACTCAAGAGCTTGGTAAGTATTGCTGCTCCCTATATTGTTAAAGGAGCTGTTGGTATTAAGACTGTTGAAGGAGAACAAGGTACAAAGCAGTATCAGACAGTCTTTAATAGACAGTTTGCAAAGAATGCCACAACTGATTATAGTAAGCTTGATGCAGCAATTGCTGAGTTTCAGAGTGCAGGTGGTGCACCTAACACTGAATTCTCGACTCAACCTCTACATGAAAATGTAGTTGAAGCTACTTCATTTACTGCACCTACTGCTGATAATGACCCATTAGGAGCAGCAACAGCTCCAGCATCAACTCCTTGGGGATAAGTAGAACTTAAAACTTAAAAAAGAAACATGGCTATTAGTATTGGTAAACCTAATATAAAACTTGAAAATATAATGTCGAGAGTATCAGACCTTGATATTATAAACTATTATTTTGGGGTTAATAATGTCCCCTGCATTGTATCAAGTCCATTAAGACCTGATAATCATCCATCATTTGGCTTTTATAGTATTGATGGAAAGAAGATACATTGGAAAGATTTATCTACAAAAGATAGTGGAGGAGTTATTGATTTGTTAGGATTATATTGGGGAAAAGGTTACAATGATGTTTTAATACAGCTTTGGGAGGACCTACCCAAATTTACTAATACTGATGGTTATGGCACATTAGGCAATAGAGGTGTAATAAGAAATACTGCTTATAGCAGCTCTATTGAGCTTAAGTGTAAAGTAAGGGAATGGAAGAATTATGACTTAGAGTACTGGGGTTCATATGGAATCACACTTAAATGGTTGGAGTATGCAGATATATACCCTATATCATATAAGATAATTATCAAGGATGGAAGGAGAATGACCTTTCCAGCAGATAAATATGCTTATGCTTATGTGGAATATAAAGAAGGAAAAGTCACTTTAAAGATTTACCAACCATTTAATAAACATGGTTACAAATGGAGTAACAGGCATGATAGGTCAGTAATAAGTCTATGGACTAAAGTACCTGAATTTGGAGATAAGATATGTATCTGTTCCTCAATGAAAGATGCTTTATGTTTATGGGCAAATACTGGAATACCAGCCATTGCCATTCAAGGAGAAGGATATGGTATCAGTGATACTGCTGTTAGTGAACTCAAAAGAAGATATAAAGAGATTTATATACTACTGGATAATGATGAAGCAGGTATCATTGATGGTAGAAAGCTGTCTGAATCCACTGGGTTCACTAATAAAGTGTTACCAGAAATAGAGGGAAATAAAGATATCTCTGACCTCTATAAGTGTTTAGGAGATAAAGAAAAGTTCAATAGCATTATGTTTGAACTTTTAAGATAAAAAGATTTATTTTAGGAAACAAAAAAAAAAACAAATTATTCATTCTAAAAAAAAAAATCATGGAAACAAGAAAAATTACAGTTATTAACAGTAAAACTCAGTCACAGAAAGTAATTGAAAATTCTACAGCAACAACTCTTGGAGAGCTTAAGGCTGAGATGAGACAGTTAGGAATTGACTATAATGGAATGGCATTTATGGAAGGTCATATCAGAGCAGAGTTGAAAGATGATGCCTCCATCCTTCCTACCAATATTCCTTACAAAGGACAGATAGTAAATGATTTGACTTTCTTGCTGACTGCACCTGAAAAGAAAATTAAAAGCGGAAAATTCTAACATGGAAATATGGAAAGATATCGTAGGATATGAAGGACTCTATAAAGTATCCAACTTAGGAAGAATTAAAAATAAGAAAGATAGATTATTAAGTCCATACCATAATACTAATGGATATATTAGTGTTGATTTATATAAAAATGGTAAGGTAAATAAATTAAGAGTACATAGAATAGTTGCAGAAGCATTTATTCTTAACCCTAACAATTTGCCTATTATAAATCACAAGAATGAAGATAAAACTGATAATAGTGTGTCTAATCTTGAGTGGTGTAATTATTCTTATAATCTTTCCTATGGAAATAGAGTAGAAAAAATGTTCAAAACAAGATTAGATAAAAACACTAAAACAGCTCAGAAAGAAGTTATACAGTATGATTTAGAAGGTAATATATTGAATATATTTACATCTATATCAGAAGCAAGTAAGTTAACTGGAATAAGCTGTGGAGCTATTTGGCAATCTTGTAAAAAGGGACATATTACTAATAAAAAGTTTAAATGGAATTATAAATAAAAAAAAAATTAAATTATGGAAACAAAAATTATGACCAGAAATGAACTGATTGCAGAAGCAAAAAGATTGGGATTTCCCTCAAATCCTACTCAGGCTAAGAGTTCAGTACTTCAGGATTTCATTGAAGGAAAGGCTATGAAAGCTACTCCTGTAAAAGAAGAGAAGAAAGTAAAGAAGGTAGAAAAGTCAGAAGAAGTTGGTGTAGATGTTCCTGACTATACTGGAACCCATTGTAGTTGTGACTCTGCAAATGTTCTTAAAATCATTGTAGAAGCTTTGTATTCAAAAGATATTCTTTCAGAAGCAGACTATATAACCTGTATGAAGGCTGTTGGAGCAAAACCCAAGAAGAAAGAAAAACTTTCAGAAGGTGAAATTAGTGATATGTTCAACTTTGTCGAAAGATAAATATTAGAAAAAAAAAAAATAGTAATAATAAGGATAGTAAGTTAGTAGTAGGGTAGGGATGTATAATCTCTACCCTATTTTTTTTATTTATGACAAGAGAAGAGATAATAGAAGAAGTCCATAAAGCATATGATGAATTTATGGATAAACCACGGAAAATACTTCAAATATTTGAAGATTTCTTTGGAGAAGATAAGGTGGACATGCAGGGATATCCACCATTTGAAGAGATATTGAATGGCTTTGATAGGATAGATGTTAGGAGTATGCTGAGTGAACTTTATCCCAATAGTACTATTGACAGTATTCTTGAAGAAAATCACATTATAGAAAGAGAGATTCTTGAGTTACCTGTTACCTCAGAGAGTGTTCTTATGAAGTGTATATTTCCTCATTTAAAGAAATTTATTGAAAGGACATTTAATGATTTGTATATTCTTGTTCATTTTCCAAGTGTTAGAGTTACTAATGAATATGGTAGATATATAGATATTCAACATCTTTATGCTAAAGTTCCTTTTTATAGTGATGGAAAAGGTAAAGGATACTTCAGCTTAAATAGGTCTGAATACCCTCTTGACCAGTTTATATGCGGTTATATGCACAGTCACATAAATATTATACCTGTTAATAATTTTACAGCATTCCAAGCTCCTTGTACAGGAACAGGACCAATTAATTCTACATTATCTACTCTTTGTTGCAGCTTTGATGAATCAATATGGCAACTACTCTGTGTAGAACTTGACAAGTATGTAAGAGTTGAGTCTATTGCAGGAGTTCCATATAATAGATTAGAGAATGTATCATTAAATTTTAGAGGCAGTACTTATCATAGATTTACCTTAAATTCCTTAAATGGTACTTCTACTAACTTAAGGTTCTTTGCTACTGAAGATGGCAAGAATAGGAAGTCTTTTATTAAATACTTATTAGAAAGTAATAAGCTAAAGTTCAACTTTAAAAATGGAAGTTATAGCATAGCTATGTCTCCTGTAGAATACATCATTACTGTAAGTGATGCCTTCATTGATTGGGCTAATAAAGAGTATGTTGAGGGTAGATTTGGTTATTCATTTAACTACTTCTTGGAAGCAGAGATTCTCAAGAAGGGAAAGGTAAAGAATGATATTATCTTTATATCAGGAAGCAGAAATGTCAGATTGTCAGATTATGAAAGTCATATTGGAAAGAAAGTTTGCACTTTCAAGGGAAAGGATGTTAATTTGGTCATAAAAGCACCATCACAAGAAGATTCTAATGAGGTATTATTCCTCAACACAGATGTTGCTGAGAGGATATTAAACAGTGTTTTATTAATATTAAATAGTAAATATGGAAGAGAAACAGGAGAAACCAACCTTGGAGCTGGTTCACAAAAATACTGCATTTAAGTTGGTTATACCATCAGATGTAGAAAAGAAAATAAGATTATTATGTCAGAACATTTGGAGTGTAGAATGGTCTGGAATATTGTTTTATAAGGTAGAAGGCAACTTTGAAGACAAATCTTTAACTGTAAGATGTGTTGATATATTCCAGATGGATGAAGGAAGTGCAGCCTATACTGAATTTGATATGTCAGCAGATGTAGCCAGCTATATGATTGACCACCCTGAATTAATGGATGGAAGTACTTATCAAGGCTTGATTCATTCACATAATAACATGTCTACCTTCTTTAGTGGAACTGACACTGCAACCTTAAGCTCAGAAGGAAGTGACATGGCTCATTTTGTATCACTGATTGTGAACAATGAAGGTAAATATACTGCTGCCATTACAAGGAAATATAAGTGTGTTCAAAAGGTAGTAAAGGAATTTAGTTATCCTTCATGGAATGATGAAACTGTAACTGGTGAAGATAAGTTTGACATAGAAGAAGAGGTTCTTGAATGGTTCAATCTTAACATTGTATTTGAGAATGCAACTGACAGTTTTGAAGCTGAAATGCTTGAAAGGATTAAAGAGATTAGGAAAGCTAAAGAGGCTGCAAAGCCAGTACATACTAATTACTATCAAGCAAATGAAAATTCAAGAGGTATATATCAAGGACAGAAAAGGACAGGCACATATGTTCCATTTGGTCAGTATAACATAAAGAAAGAAGATTTTTCTTTTGAGACTACTGTGCCAACAGCTAATCTCTCAACTAAACCAAAGCAAACTAATCTTCCTTTTGAGGATTATGAACAAAATATTCCTTATGGAAAAGTTCATGTTAATGAAGAAATTGTTGATACCATAGTTAAACAGATAATTACTGGAAGTGTGATTATTCCTGCTCCGGCTAAAATTGATTTAAGTAAATGGGTATCCTCTATGGACACTTTGTACAGAAACAGGTTTGGCTCAATTAAAGAGTTTGAAAGTTTTGCTGCAAGTTATATTGACTTTCTCATTAACTTTACAAATGACCCTGATATTGTTCATCTTGATGCAACTGAAATGGCTGCAATCTTGGCTTTTGAAGTTACATTGAAACTTAAAGATTTGCCTAAGAATCCTTGGTTAAACTGTTATTTAGATATGTTAGATGATTATATATTGTAAGATATGGAAGCAATAGATTTTAATTTTGGAAGAATAGAACATTTACTACCTCCTAATACATTTGAAAGTGATTATGGTGCTCTGGGTAGTCCCATGGAACTATTAATGGAATATATTAATATTAATAGTGGATATTGTACTATTGAAAGTAATGAACGCATGGAGAATGATGTATATAGGATATGTACAAATAGAAGAAATATAGATGAATATCATACATATTATGTGAATAGAAAGTGGATGATGGCTTTAGTTTCTTCCACAGAACCTGGTTATTCCCCTATACCAAGAATTCTTGATGTATTAGATGGGTTAATCTCTAATTCCATAAAGATAGAAGGAATTACAGAAACAGGTTATCAAAACATGGTCAAGGTACACTTTAAAGCACCTGATGGTGATGTTATTGATAATATTACTGTATGTGACTTATGGAAAGATATATTAGGGGCTTATACAAGAGTGAGAGGCCCTATTATTCCTGTAAACTCTGGAAGTTTACATGTAGATGAGACTACAAGTAGATTCAGTGGTGCAATTTGGTACAAAAACATACAAAATAAAACTATTATCCTTGCTGGTGTAGGGGGTATTGGAAGTTATGTTGCCTTCTTACTTGGAAGAATTAAGCCTCTAAACATTGTACTTTATGACCCTGATATAGTTGAACCTGCCAATATGTCAGGTCAGTTATATAGTAAAGATGATGTAGGCTCAAAGAAAGTAGACAGTATATCTAATATGATTAATAAATATGCTAATTATCACAGTATGATATGTCTATCAGAAAGGTTTACTGCTGAAAGTGAAGCTACAGATATTATGATTTGTGGTTTTGACAACATGGAAGCAAGGAGATTGTTTTTTAATAAATGGCTTAATCATGTAGGTAATAAACCTGAGAGTGAGAGGTCTAAATGTTTATTCATTGATGGTAGATTGGCAGCAGAAGAATTTCAAGTCTTTGCTCTTCAAGGCAATGATGATAGAGCTATAGCAGAATACAAAGATAAATGGTTGTTCAGTGATGCAGAAGCAGATGAAACTATTTGTAGCTATAAACAGACAACATTCATGGCAAATATGATTGCATCAGTTATGGTCAATATATTTGTTAACTTTGCAGCTAATGAATGTGAGCCTCTATTTCCAAGGGATGTTCCATTTATAACCTCTTATTCTGCTGATACAATGTATTTTAAAGTAGAAATGTAGTATGAGAGCAGAGAGAATAGGAAGTATTATTAGATGTAACTTTTCAGACCTTCATTATATTGTTCCTTTTCAGGGAAGAAGTTTATCTAATTATTCTGAGAATAATATATTTGAGAGGTTTATTGAGGTTGATTTATCAGGAAATTCCATAGAATGTCCTGTCATGTGTAGAGTGCCTATAGAACAATATCTACGTAATTATACAAGGGAGACAGTTGAAAAGGTAACAGTTCCTTTATATACTAATAATGTACCTGTACCAAAGAGAACAGCTTCTTCTATATTTAAATTCTTTGATACACAAGCTATAGACAGGCTTAGTAAAGTCACCACTAATAAAGGTGAAATTTATTACGGAGGAAAAGGAATTATACTTAATTCAGAATTTAAGGTATTAGTATTGTGTGTTTGTGAATATGAACAGGGAGAGAATAGTGGTATGACAATTCCCTATATTTGTGGATACAGAGCATATATTCATCCTTCTGTATTTTTATCAAGTGGATTAGTAGAGAAAGGTATTATAAAGACTTATATTCCATCAATTGTAGATGGAAGAATTTATTGTTATGATACAAGTAATGCCCTTGCATTATCTAATAGTCTTGAAGTTGAAGTCATTATTTCTGATGTAACTGATAAATTTATCAAGACTCCTGTTAAACCCAAGATTGAATCCTTCACAGTAGAGAATGTAAATAAGTTCTTATTAGACAATCTTGATGAAATATGTAATATTACAAAATTATGAGTTTTGAGGAATATTTTGGTGGATGGGTAAAGGTTATAGATAAGAAAGAGTTAAATAATGTAGTTGGGCAAGTAAGTCTTATTAGAAGAGATTTACTCTGCCCAGCATACACTGATATATTTAAGGCTTTTAATCTATGCTCTTATGATTCCCTTAAAGTTGTGATGATAGGACAAGACCCCTACCCTCAGGAGGGGGTAGCCACTGGTATCCTATTTGGAAATAAGGAGGGAACTGAGTTGTCTCCTTCACTTAAAATAGTTAAAGAAGCTTGCATAAACTTTGAGATTCCACATAATAGTGTTATCTTTGACCCGACTTTAGAAAGTTGGGCTAAACAAGGAGTATTGATGATTAATTCTGCATTGACCTGTGAAGTCAATAAGGTAGGTAGCCATACAATGATGTGGAGACCCTTTATGACTAAATTACTTAGGAATTTATCAGAGATTAACACTGGAATTATCTATGTACTATTTGGGGAAAATGCTAAAACTCTAAAGCCATATATTAACTCAAAGTCAAATATTATTCTTGAGGAGAAGCATCCTGCATATTATGCAAGAATAGAGAACAGAATGCCTTCAACAGTGTTTGAAGAAGTAAGTAAATTAACTAAAGAGAAATATAATGAACCTATCATATGGTTCAAGGAATATTAACTGTAAAAAAAAAAAAAGTATGAAAAAATTTATTATTAGTTCAACAGGAGAAGAAGTTAATGTTGGAGATGTTATTGAAATCAGAGTAACAGATGATACTATTCCTATGTTACTTGAAGCAGGTATTATCCAAGAATCTGGAACACATCTTGACATTGATTATTACATTGAACATCTTGCAAAAAGGATTAAATGGAATAAGGGAAATGTCATAAAATACCTTTCTAACCTTTCTACTATTCAGCCTGATGCAGTATATAGAATTCTCCTTAAAGAGATAGCTATAACATTTGACGAAAAGTATGACAATAATATAAGGAAAGAAAATACTTTATATTATATTAGTACTCTTAACCATGAAATATGTTCTATGAAGGTGAATGAAAATGTCAAGAAACATCTAAAACTTTTTGCTGCTTTCAGAACTATTGATGATGCTCAGGCTGCTCTTCATATTATGAAGCCTTTTACAGATGTTTTGTATGGTGAATAAAAAAGTAATAAATGCTACTCCTGAAGAGTATAGTGATATAAGGTTTAAGTCCAAGATTGAGGTAATGGTCTATAAGACCTTGCTTCAATATGGGTTTAAGCCTGAATATGAAACTCATACTTATACAATTTGGGAAGGATTTAAACCTACTGTACCTTTTTACACCCGTAATAAAGCTAAGGTTACAATACTTAACCTTAAGAAACTTATTAATATAACTTATACTCCAGATTTCTATATTGAGTATGAAGGATTAAAGATAATAATTGAAGTAAAGGGGTCTACCAATGATGTATTTCCCTATAAATTCAAGATGTTCAGATGGCATATTGAGAATATGCCTGATAAGGATAATTATCTTATATTTGAAATATTTACTAAGAGACAATTATTGGAGTCCATAGAAATAATCAAAAGTTATGCAACCAGTAGAAAAGATAAGGAAACTTCTAAAGGAATTACCAAAGAGTGACCAACAATTAGGAGAGCAGTTTCTTCAAACAAGAGATTTTGAATCATTGAAGGACCTTGTAGATTCAGCTATTCTAAGAGTGAAAAGGAGTGTAAAAAGTGATAATCCTAAACAGGAATATGTTGATGTAGATTTATTCAGTCTCATGGGATTAAAAGCAGAGATTGATGTATATATTGAATTAATTGAGGGTCCTACAATTGAAGAAGATTCAGAATATGATTAGTATAAAAGAATTAGCATGGAATGTTACTGAAGAAGAATATAGAGCAGACCCAGCATTAAGTTATTCTACTTTAAGTAGATTTGAAAGAGAAGGATGGAGAAATCTGTCCTCTCTCTTTGATAAGCAAGATACTCCTGCTTTACTATTTGGAAGTGCAGTGGATTGTATGCTTACTGATGGTGAACAGGCTTTCAATGACAGGTTTATTGTCTGTGAGTTTCCTAACTTATCTGATAATCTGATTATTATTACAAGGTCATTGTATTCTAAGTATGGAGATACTCACAGAAGGGTTGATACTATTGATGATGAGGTGATTAGTGAGATAGCTGTGGCTAATGGTTATTATGCAGGAGCATCCTATAAAGCTACAAGGATAAAGAAGATAAAAGAAAACTGTAATGAGTACTACTCTCTACTTGCATTAGCAGGAAATAAGACTATTATATCGCAGAGTGATTATAATGATGTCAGTATATGTGTAGGTGAGTTGGAGACTAATCCAGTGACTAAAGAGTTCTTCTTTATTAATCCTTGGGAACCACATATTGAGAAGCTATTCCAGTTAAAATTCAAGGCTGAATGGAATGGAATACCTGTCAGATGTATGTTTGATGAGTTGATAGTAGACCATGTGAACAAGGTTATATATCCAATTGACTTAAAGACTACTGGATATCCTGAGGAGGAATTTCAACATTCATTTATGAAATGGAGGTATGATATCCAAGCCATGCTCTATACATATATCCTTCAGGAGTGTATTAAAAGAGACCCTTATTTCAGTCAGTTCAAGATTCAGCATTATCAATTTATTGTAATTAACAGAAGAACAGTTGCTCCAATTATATGGAAATTCCATGGTAACTTTGGCACAGTAGATTTAAAAGATGAAGAGGGTAATATCTATAGGAATTGGAGGAAGATTCTTACAGACCTAAATTATTACCTTAATAGTTCTAATCTAAAATATAGTAAGGAAGTGATAGAAAATAATTGTATTATGCAAATAAAAAGTTTAGTACCAGCATGACAGAGTTAGAATATTTTAAAGGAGATGAATTGGCAGCTTCTACTTGGAGAAACAAGTATGCAGCAGAAGGAGAACAAACTCCTGATGATACACATAAAAGGATAGCAAAGGAATTTGCAAGAATAGAAGATAATTATAGGTGGGAAGGTAATATAGATAAAGTCTTTAGTAGCTTATCAAATTATGGTTACCAAAGAACACATCTTGATGAAGAAGCTATCTATCAATTATTCAAAGACTTTAAGTATATTGTACCTGGAGGTTCAGTTATGTCTGGTGCAGGTACAAATCAGTTAGTTTCACTATCTAATTGCTTTGTAATAGATAGTCCAAAAGACAGTTATGCAGAGATAATGAAGACAAGAAGCCAGCAAGCTCAACTTATGAAGAGGAGAGGTGGAGTAGGATATGACCTATCTGAACTCAGACCAAGAGGAGCTAAGGTAAATAATGCAGCCAAGTCTTCAACAGGTGCAGCATCTTTCATGGATGTATGTTCTGATATTACTAATGAAGTTGCTCAGAATGGAAGAAGAGGTGCTCTTATGCTAAGTATGAGTATCAATCATCCTGATATTGAAGAGTTTATTACTAAGAAACAGGACTTAACCAAGGTAACTGGAGCTAATATATCAGTTAAAGTTACTGATGAATTCATGCAAGCTGTAATGGAAGATAAGGATTATATCCTTAGATACCCAGTTACTATCTCTAATGAAGATTTATTTGGAATGGATTTAATTGTAGAAGAAGTATTAAACTCTTCTAAGTATAATGAATTAGAGAGAGGATTTAGTTGTAATAGTTATTACAAGAAAGTAAGAGCAAGAGAATTATGGAATACTCTTATGCACTGTGCTTGGAATACTGCTGAACCGGGGATTATGTTTGAAGGAGCAATGCACAACTATTCTCCTGATGGTGTATATCCTGACTTCAAGATGGTGAGTACAAATCCATGCGGAGAGATACCAATGGGTCCATTTGATAGCTGTAGATTGATTCATATTAATCTTAGCAGTTATATCATAGACCCATTTACAGATAAGGCTCACATTGATGAAGAACTACTCTATATGCACTCTTATGAAGCTATGAGATTAGCTGATGATTTAGTTGATTTAGAGATTGAAGCAGTAGACAGGATTATTGAGGCTGTAAAAGATGATACCACTAATACTGAATTAGAGCTATGGGAGAATATTAAGGAGACTACTCAAATGGGTAGAAGAGCTGGTCTTGGATTCACTGGGCTTGCTGATGCAATAGCTATGTTAGGTTTAAAGTATGACTCTGATGAAGGTATTCAGAAAGTTGAACAACTGATGAAGATTATGTTTAAAGGTCAGCTTGATAGTAATATTGATATGGCTGTTGAGAGAGGTAAATTCCCTGTTTGTAATACACCAGTTGAGTTTGAAAATGTAGGATATGAGGGAGGTAATCTGTGGTATAAGAAATTAGCTAAGGATTTTCCATCTGAATGCACAAGAATGCTCAAATATGGTAGAAGAAACATTAGTTGGTCAACTGTAGCTCCTACTGGAACTGTAAGTATTATGGCTGGCACAAGCAGTGGTATTGAGCCTGTATTCATGCCTTTTTATCAAAGAAAGAGGAAATGTATGGATACTAAGGATAGAGTGGATTATGTAGATAAGGTAGGTGAGAAATATACCTTGTTTACTGTAGTTCATCCTAACTTGAAGAGATGGGCTGTAACTACCTTGAATTACAGTGAAGAGGAAGTCAATGATTGGTCTGTTGGAGTATGGCATGAAGTGTGGAAAGAAAGTCCTTACTATGGTTCTACTGCACCAGAGATTGATTGGAGACAGAGAGTCAAGCTGCAAGGAGTGGTTCAAAAATATATCACTCACAGTATCAGTAGTACAGTTAATCTGGCTAAGGAAACTACAGAAGAAGAGATTGCTGACATCTATATTGAATCTTGGAAACAAGGACTGAAAGGCATTACTATTTACAGGGATGGTTGTAGGGAAGGTGTATTAACTAAGGTTGATAAGCCTAAGACTATTGAAGGAAGACAAGCTCCTAAGAGACCAAAAGAGTTGGAAGCTGATTATTATCAGGTTAAATCTAAAGGTGAACAGTTTATAGTTCTTGTAGGTCTATTAAATGGAAAACCTTATGAAATATTTGCATTCAGACCTCTTAGTGCTGTTAATGTTCCACAACATAAAGGAGTAATAACTAAGATAGGTAAGATGCACTATAGTTTCACCTCTGAGTATATGCAATTATCAAACTTGCAGGAGGCTAATATTAACATTGAAGAACAAGCAGCTACTCTATATTCATCTATGTTATTAAGGCATGGTGTGGATATTAAGTATATTATCAAGACTGCAAAGAAGGTAAATAGTAATATTACTTCATTTAGTTCAGCAATGTGCAGAGTTCTATCAAAGTATGTTTCAAAAGAGGAGATAAAAGGTGAAGTGTGCCCTGATTGTGGCTCAGTTTTAATCAGAGAAAATGGTTGTGTACATTGCAGTTCCTGCGGGTGGAGCAGATGCAGTTAGAATGTGAAAATTTTAAATGGAAATATAAAGATGAAAATTAAAGTAAAAGAAATCACCTCTGGTTGTTTTCCTGTGAGAACAGGAGAGGATAAATCAGATTGTTTTGACTTATGTCTGGCAGAAGATGTGACTTTAAAGAAAGGTGAAGTCTATGTTGCAAAGTTAGGTATTGCAACTGAACTTCCTAAAGGAATTGTAGCTAAAGTTTATAGCAGAAGCAGTGCTCCAAGTAAATTAGGAGTAACTATTGCTAATGGTATTGGATTCATTGATACCATTTATAATGGTGATACTGATGAATGGAGAGCACCATTATATGCTTTCAAGGCTGTAACAATTCCTAAAGGCACAAGAGTATGTCAGTTTGAGGTTAAATTATCTCAATTTGCTACTGTATGGCAGAAGATAAAATGGCTCTTCTCTTCAAAACCACTTCTGGAGCCTGTGGAGTTTCTTGGAAATAAAGGAAGAGGCGGCATTGGAAGTACAGGAAAGTAATAACTAAAAAAAAAAGATGAAAACATGGTAATTAACATAACAAGTATATTGTTTGTAGTATGTATTGTACTAATCTTCGCATTATTTGCAGAGATAGTAACTTCGTGGAGAAAGTATAATAAAAATGTAGCTAAAAATATGTCACTCAGGGAGAGTTTGGATTTAGCCAATCTCCCTATATTGACATTTACCATTGGAGAGAAGAAGTATAACTTCTTACTTGATACTGGTGCAAGTAATTCTGCAATTAACAAAAGTGTACTTGGGGAGATAGTACATCAATCCAGTAAAAGAAAAGATTATGTCTATGGTATGGAAGGGAATAAAGTAGCTTCAGATTATGTTACTATGGATATAGTATATAAAGACACTCCTTTTGCAGAAGAATTTCTTGTAATAGACCTAAGCCTGACATTTGATAATATTAAGAAGGACTTTGGAGTGAATCTTCATGGTGTTCTTGGTAACTCTTTCTTCAAAAAATACAGATATGTAATTGATTTTGAAAAATTAGTGGCTTACCCAAATGAATGATATAATTGAATTAAATGCAAGAGGAGAAGAGCATAACTTCTTGAAGAAACTTTCTAAACCAGACAGTAAAGAGTCCAAAACTTATGTACTAAAGGTAAGTAATCCTTGTATAAGAGCTGGCTATATTACTGATAAAAGGCAATTTATAGACCCAGCAGGTGGTCCTATGATTGTAGAAGGTGAGAGAATTGAAGAAGCTGATGCAATAGTAAGTTCAATAAACTACATTGTAGGATATGGATATACTGTAACTTTCCAATAAAAGAAAAAAAAAAAATGGTTTATGTAGTAACACAACAGATACTACCTGAATCTGACAAGTATCAAATTGTATCTCCACAAGCTGCATTACATATGCTTGAACCTCTTAGAAAGGTTGGCTTAGATACTGAGACCAGAGGATTTGACCCATATACAAAAGAACTCATAATGCTCCAGTTGGGGTGTTATGAGTTTCAAGTAGTAATTGATATAACTACTGTAAGTATAGATTTCTTTAAGGAGTTCTTAGAATCTGATAGATTATTCATAGGCTGGAATATCAAATTTGATATGAAATTCCTCTTTCATCAGAGAATAGTCCTGAAGAATGTATATGATGGGTTCTTAGCAGAGAAACTGCTTTGGATGGGCTTTCCTGCTGGTTTTCATTCTATGGCACTTAAGGCAGCAGGTCAGAACTATCTTGGTATAGAACTTGATAAAACAGTTCGAGGTAAAGTGATGTGGGCTGGTCTTTCTGAAGATGTTATTGAGTATGGTGCAAATGATGTAAAGTATCTGGAGAAAATTATGGATGCTCAAGCTCTTGAATTAAAAAAGAAAGGTCTTGAAGTTGCACTGATATATGAAAATAAGTCTGTACCATGGATAGCCTATACAGAATACTGTGGAGTACTTCTTAGTAGGGAAAAATGGGAAAGAAAGATGGTTCTTGATAACTTTACTGCAAAAGTCTTCAAAGATGCTCTTGATGATTGGGTTATTAACTCAGCCAAAGGAGGAAGTTACTCCTATCACTATCTACAAATAGAAGGATGGGATGACCAAGATGAGCTTGAAAAAGCAAGAAAGAAGATGAAAGGTGAAAGATGTCCAGAAGCAGATATTAAAGGCAGTGACAGGGGGTATTGTGAAGCTTGGAAAGTCCCAATAGATGCAAGACTTAGCCCTAAATATATAAGAGAAGATATTCAAGGTGATTTATTTTATGGTTTTCAAGATAAAGCTCAATGCTTGATTAATTGGGATAGCCCTAAACAGGTTATCCCTTTATTCAAGTCACTTGGGTTTGATTTGTTAGCTAAAGATAAGGATACTGGAGAATTTAAAGATAGTATAGAAGCAAAAGTAATAGAGCCTCAACAGGATAAATCAACTATTGCCTATCTATATCTTCAATATAAGGCAGCTAAGAAGGTAACATCTACTTATGGTCAGAATGTAATAGACCAGATAAATGAAAAGAGTGGAAGGTTACATACTAACTTTAATCAATTGGGGGCAGATACAGGAAGATTAAGTTCAGGAGGTAAAGATAAAGCAAATAGTATTGAATACCTCAACTTTCAGAATTTTCCAGCAGGAAAAGAGACAAGAGCTTGTTTTGTTGCTGGTAAAGGAATGAAGTGGATAAGCTGTGATTATAGTGGTCAAGAGAGTAGAATCATTGCAGATGTAACAAATGACCCAGCTATGATTGACTTGTTCAATAATGGTTGTGGGGATATTCATTCTCTTGTAGCTAAGATGGCATATCCTGATATTATAGGAGACTGTCCTATTGAAGAAATAAAACATAAATTCAAGCACTTAAGAGGAGAAGCAAAAGGTGTTGAGTTTGCCATCAACTATGGTGGTGATGCCAATACTATTACTGGAAATAAGGGAATTCCTATACAAGAAGCTAATAAGATTTATAATAACTATATGAAGGGTTTCAAAGGTATGAAAAAATATCAGGACTATCAAAGGTTATTTGTAATGAAATATGGCTATATTATAGTTGATAAGATAAGTCAGAGAAAAGCTTATATTTATGATTATGATATATTGATGGGGATTAAAGAAAGGTTCACCCAAGACTTTTGGGCTACCTATAAACCCTATAAAGGTAAGGAGAATAAACTTCTTCCAAAGCAGGTCAAGAATGAACTTTATCAGAGATTTGCAAGAGGAGATAATTTCAATTCAATGGTAGGAGTATATAATTATACAACTAAGAAAGCTGGTAAGGAGGTTACAAGAGAAGTCTATGTTAGTATAGCTGATGTATATGTACATCCAGTGAAGCATTTCTTCAAGAGAAAGTCTGCATCTGAAAAACAAGCCATTAATTATCCCTGTCAAGGATGTGGTGCAACAATGTTCAAAACTGCATCTATCTTCTTATGGGAATATTTGCTTGAGCATAATTTATTGTTTAAAGTGAAACTTTGTATTCCAGCACATGATGAGTGGAATATAGAGGTTCCTGAAGAGATGGCTGATGAAATGACAGAAGTTTTAAAAGATTGTATGAAAAGAGCAGGAGCATTCTTCTGTAGGAGTGTTGAACTTCCTGCTGAGGGAGAGCCAGCAGATTATTGGATACATTAAAAGATGGGAATTATTGAAGGAGTTATATTATGAAGTCTAATTGTTATTGGACTCCTATCTCTATTATGCTATGTGCATAATTCAGAGAAAAAGAAGATATATGTTTTACCTCAGTCAGGTGTTCAATGTAAGATACTTCATATAGTACCAATGAAACACCCAGATAAGTGTAACTGGCTATATGGAGTTGTATACATTAACTTAAATGATGGAAGAATTTATATTAGAGAAGAGGAAGATTTCTTTAACACATTAATACCACTTAAAGAATATAAGGAGAATTTAAAAAAGGAGGATTTAAAAAATGACAATGTTAAAAGTAGGAAGTAAAGTTAGGTATGAAGGGAAAAGTGGTGACTATTTTACTAAAGGAGAAGAGTATACTATAAGTGATATAAAGGACTATGAGATTATTTTAGAGGATAATGGCACTAAAAACCCTATTCATAGTTGGAGTTATCCAGTGTTTTTTGACAATTTCTGTTTATTAAATTCTCTTGAAGAAGAGCAGGTAAAAGAGAACTCAAGTACTATACCTGCTAAAAGGTTTAAGAGAATTACTGGAGAAATGCTTAGGACTTTCATCAAAAAGAATCAGGACTATGGTGACTCCTTCTTCATATCATGTAATGAAGAAGGATTGGCTGCATCAAGGATTAGAATTGGTGATAAGTGGCTAAGATTCAAGAAACTATCCAAAGGAGGTGAAGCTATGGTTAAAGATGAGTCTATCAGAGACACACTCTTAGATATGGCTAATTATGCCATTATGACAGTAATGTGGATGGATAATCAAAAGAAGGGAGTATGATTATAGCAGTGGATTTTGATGGAACTTGTGTTACACATGAGTTTCCATATGTAGGAAAAGAAATAGGAGCAGCAGAAGTCTTAAAAGAGTTAACTGATAAAGGTCATAAGATTATACTGTTTACTATGAGGAGCCATCCTGAGGAGATAAATCAAAAAGGTATTGCCTATTCTGATGCTCTACAGGATGCAATAGACTGGTTTAAGAAATATGATATCCCTTTATTTGGTGTAAATGAAAATCCAACTCAAAAAGGCTGGACTTCATCACCTAAACCTTATGCCCATATCTATATTGATGATGCAGCTTTAGGAGTTCCCTTGAAGAAGGATTCTCTTTCTGAGAGACCTTATGTTGATTGGGGTATAGTTAAATATTATCTTCATGTAAAGAATATATTATGACAGAAAAACAAAGAAGATGGCAGGAAAGGAATAAAATACTCTGGAGATTGAAGGGTATGTATATTGTTACAGCAAGCTCTAATAATATATTAACTGCTACTGAAACAGAAAAGATTTCACAGGCTATGACTTTAATTAGAGATGTAGTAGATAATTCAACTCAGTCCAGTAGAGAATTAGGCTTTAATGCTGTAGAGAGATGTAGAATTTGTGGTAAGCCTGTTTATAAGAATGGCTTATGCAAGAAATGTAATGAATCAATGGGTTATTAATATGGCAGTACAACAAGGAATTTATTGTGCCCCAGACAGTGTAGTCCCTAATAGAGATAGGGCAGATGTAGGGTGTGCTCCTAATGGAGTTATGAAACTTTGGGTTGTTGAATTTAATCTATATGGTATGCTTGATAAAGGTTGTGCAGTAATTAAAGCTGCCAATCCAAAAGCTGCTATTGATATATTAAAATCTTCAGGCATGTATAATGGAAGTCCAGAGAAATATTTGGTTACCAGAGTGGAAGAAATTATTGTACCACCTTGTTCTGGTTTAATGGCTGAACAGATTGTATCATTTGATGAAAAGTAAAATGAATAAGAAACTTAGGTTATTAGTAACAACTAAATGTCCTAATAAATGTCCCATGTGTTGCAATAACTCATGGGATTTTTCATCTTTACCAGTAGTGGATAGATGGGACTATGAAGAGATAATGATAACTGGAGGAGAGCCTTTAATTCATACTAATAAAGTAACTGAATTAATAAGGTCTATTCGAGTTATCAGTGAAGTTTATACAGATATTCCAAAGGTATATGTGTACACTTCAATAGCTGCTTGGGATAGAGTAAGAACTATATTAGCTTATGCAGATGGTATAGTTTTGACTCCACATAGTCAGAATGATATTGATAGGTTTGTGGAACTGAACAATATGATGCAAGAGCTTAAAGGAACTAAACTTGATTTTGCTAAAGGTAAATCACTTAGACTTAATCTCTTTGCTGATATGAAACTTCTCCTTCCTGAGCACATTGATTTGTCACTATGGAATATCAAAGAAATGGAGTGGGTAAAAGATTGTCCAGTACCACAGGGTGAAGATTTCAGAAGGATTAAGGAACTTTGGTAACATGAGGCAATTTACACACAAGGAATTTGTTAAGATAGTTATAGCTAATGGTTTCTGTTATGACAGACATAATGGAGACCATGCTATCTATCTTAATAATAAAGGAAGGCATATCAGTATTCCAGATAAACTTGCATGTGTTATTGCAGCTCGGCTAATAAAGGAAAATAATTTAGAGACAAATATTAAAAAACTTAAAAAAGAAAAGAGAATGAGTAATTTACCAGCAGGAGCAAAGTATGATAGTAGAGCTCCTTTCAATGAACCTCTTAATGTAGAGTATAAAAGATTTGTCAGTGCAAGTATCTCATACTATGATACAGTGGAATTGCCTACTGGAGCCAATGAAGAGCAGATTAATGAAGCCTTTAAAGAGAAAGTAAGTAATGGGCAGTTTCCCAAGGAATTTGATATTGATGAAGTAATAATATTGGAGGAATAATATGAAAGTAATAGGGACTAATTCCAAAGATGAGACTTGTTTAGTAAAAGTTGGCATGAGAGAACTTGCAAATATAATGGGTTTTTATAGTGAGCATGATGCTGAATTTAAGAAACAATTAAATTCTGCATTGTTGGGAAACTCTATAAATGTATCAAAAGTTTATGCTAACTATTATAGGGTTAAGAATATAATTGAAGGCACTCCTTACTGTACAGCCTTAGTTAAGTTGAATGAAATGATAAATGCTATAAAACCTATTAATGATTTAATTAAAGAAGTAAAAGATACATATGAAGCTGATTAAACCATCATTTGAAATTTGGGAACAGGGAGCTGGTCCTGAAGGTATATATAAACAGATAGAGAGAGCAGGTAGAGTATGTTATAAATCAGAAGATAAGATAACAGAGACTTCTGCTAAGGAGTTTGTGGAGAGAATGATAAAATCTGGTCATGGTGCTATGTTAGAACATGGCACTGTATATTTGTTTTGTGATAGAGGAATCCTTGAGGTAGGGGATACAGGCAGATGTAGAAGCATAACAGAATTAAGCCATAATAAGTACTCTAAGTCTAAATGGTTAGAAGATGGACTGTATATTACAACTAATTATAGGGTTTTAGTAGAAAATGATTGGCTTGACACCTTAAAATACATCTGTGAACCAACAAACTATCATGCTAAGAGATATACTGTTAAGTTCACCTGTGATAGAGGTATAAGTCATGAGTTTGTAAGGCATAGAGTGATGTCCTTTGCTCAGGAAAGTACAAGGTATTGTAACTATAGTAAAGATAAGTTTGGTAATGAAATTACTTTTATCTATCCTAATTGGTTCAGTAAGTATTTTGATGATGATTATTCAAGTTTTAATACTGTGGATTGGCAGATTGGGTTAGATATAGCTTGTGCAGAAACTAATTGGTTATATGCTATGTTATATGCTGAAAAAGCATATTTTAGTAGCCTTGATAATGGAATGAAACCTCAAGAAGCCAGAGCTGTATTACCTAATAGTCTCAAGACTGAACTGGTAGTAACTGGTTTTGTAAATGATTGGAAACATTTCTTTGAGTTAAGGGATGCTGGTAGTGCACATCCTCAAGCAAGAGAACTGGCACACCCATTACACATGGAATTTTTTAGAAGAAAGTATTTGGTGAATCTTTATGATGAAGCTAATCCTGATTAATAATTAAAAAAAAAACATGAGAACAAACTTAATTAAAGTAAAAGAGCTACCTAAAGTAGCAGAGAGTTCTGCTACTGATGGTATGCTTGACATGGTTATTGCATTTGATACAACTGGCTCTATGTCAGCTTATATCAATGCAGTTAAGAACCATGTAAAAGAGTTAGTGCCAAAGTTATTCAGTTCCAATCCTGATTTAAGGATTAGCATTGTAGCTTTTGGTGACTATTGTGATATGAAGAGTAAGGATGATTTTGGTAGGGCTTACCAAGTATTAGACTTAACTGATGATGAAAACAAAGTTATTGATTTTGTCAAGAAGGCTGAGAATACATATGGAGGTGATGGTGATGAGTTCTATGAATTGGTCATTAAGAAAATCACTGAGGAAACTTCATGGAGAGAAGGTTCAACTAAAGCTGTACTACTTATTGCTGATGCACAACCTCACAGGGTGGGTTACAGTTACAAGGATATTGTAAGTAAAGCTCAGATTGATTGGAAGAAAGAGGCTAAGAAGGCTGCTGAGAAAGGTATTAAATTTGATACTATGACCATTGAACCTATGTATGTTAAATGGTATCAGGAACTTTCTGCTATTACTAATGGCATCAGTGTTCCTTTCAAGAATAGTAGTAAAACTTCTCAGGTAGTTGAAGCTGCTGCATTGAGTAGGGGTGGAGAAAGAACAAGAGGCTTATATAAAGCTACTATGGATTCCTTTAAAGGGGATGCAGAAATGACAGCAGTATATAATGCTTATTCAAAAGAAGTAACAGATCAAAAATCAAGAACAATGAAAATCAATATTAAAGAGATAGCAGTAGGTGATGTATTCTCAGAAGAATCACATTACATTGTTGAAGAGATTGGTAAAGATACAATCAAATTCAAACATACAGAGAGTGGAAAATCAGTTACATTAGGTTATGGTTATGTTCAAGACCTGCTTAATACTTCTGACCAGTATGACAAAGAAGTAAAAGTGACTAAGGAAGATAAGAAAGATGGTACTCCGGGTATAAGGACAATCTTTGAGGGTATCAAATCTTCTGAGGTATTCACTGTTGTGTTCCAAAAGCAGGATAAGAATAAGACCAAGAAGCAGTATGAAGCTAAAAGGGAAGCCCAAAGAGAAGAAGCTGTAGCTATTATTGACAAGGCTAAGAAGCAGAAGAAGTCAATGGCTGAGGCTTATAAACTTGCATTGGAACATATTCAGAATAATCCTATTAAGGACTTCATTGAAGGAGAAGATAGGGTACTGAGAGGCTACAAGATGCAGTTTGTTTCCAGAGATGGTAAATACAAATGTATGGATATGGATGTTGAAAGAGGTCCAAAAGAAACTGGTGAAAGACTGGTTAATATCAATACAATTAAGCAACTTATCTTCAATGGAGTTAAGTATGTAGTTGAATAGTAAAACAGGGGAGCTTTGACTCCCCTATTCTCTTCTTTCAGGTTCATAAATAATATGCTATATCCCTGAAACTATTATGCTTATCTTATTGCCAGTTTAAAAAATATATTCTACTTTTGCAAAGTAAATAACTAATTAATAAAATATTTATGAGTAAAATTTGTTATACTCCAGTCAAAGGATTGGATGATGTAATAGCCAATGAAGTGACAGGATGGAATAAATATTTGGTTGCTAATCTTAGAGGTCTTTATCAGGAAAGAAATCCTAATGCTGAGACTCCTTCTGCTCAGACACTTGTTGAGTTTAGAAGAGGTCTTAATAAAGAAGATGCTAAGAGAATTCTTGATGCTATAAATAATCCTGCTGTGTCCTATGCACAGTTGAGAGATGATTTTAGTGCAGAAGAAAGATTCAATAGAATCAGTATGATTTCCACTATGTTCTCTGATATAGTAGATGCTACTCAGGAAGAGTATCCAGATAAAAGTAGAGCTGAGATATGTAATGGTTTCAACCTTGAAGGAAGAAAGGTAGGAGGAGCATCTGGAATCTTTAATGAAATATATGACACTTTACAAGAAAGATATAGTGAATATGTTGCTGAAGGTGACTCAGAAATGGCTAATAAATATCAAAAGATATTTGATAATTGGGGTGCTTTATTATCCTTTGCAAAGATTAGAATTAGAGAAGCAGAAGACCTTAAATTAGGTCAGAGTATCAACTTTGCTGATAGTGCTAATCCTAATAACTTCAATGATAATGACATGACAGAGAAATTTGTTATGGAAGAATCAAAGAAAGAAGGTTGGATGGAACAATCCGACTTTGAATCATCATTTGGTTCTATAGGAAAGCAGGTCAGGAAGGTAATTGGTAGGACTCCTAAGTATAAAAACTCTGAACCAGTTCTTGATGACTTGGGATTCCCTGTTATGCAAGACCCTGTAAGAGTGCATCAGGAACTGTTAGATGCTTTAAGAGGAATAAGCAGTGAAACAGAGATGATGAATGCCCTAAGAGAGTATAGTTCTGTAGCCAATTGGGTAGGACCATTTATGGAAGAATTAGAGGACCCTCAGGTGAGAACTCAGTTTTATACTGACTTCAAGAAGAATTTTCAACCTTATGCAATGCAGACAGAGAAGGCAGAAGGTGGACTTAGAAAGTACAAGACTGTATTACTTAATAGAGTAAAAGGTGATAAACTCTATAGTTCATTCCTGACTTCTGTGAAGCTTGGTAAAGTTGTAAATCCAAAAAATAGTATATTTGAGAAATCTGACCTTTCTACAAGAGTTATGCCTATTAGAGTTGAAAGAATCAAGAGTAAAATCATTGATACTTTAGCAGAGAATCCTAATAACATTACTGAGAAATCTAAGTTCTGGAGAATGTCTAAAGTTGAGAGAAAACAATTTCTTATTGATGCAACTGAATCTCTTGGTATAGATATAGATGGAGATACTCTTGATAGAATAATGAGTAGAAACTCAGACCTTAAAGAGCTACTTAAGAATCTTAAAAGTACCGCAGAGTTTGGACTTAATCTTACAAAAGAAGAACAGGAAGGCAAAAAGCAAGTAAGTTATGAGGAACTTGTTAAAAGAGCCTCAAGTACTGAAAAGAAGGGAGTTCTTAGAGAGAAAATCACCAAAATGCTTGCTATTGTAGCTAAAAATAGAGAAGGTCTTAAATTAGAGAGTAGGGTCAGATATGGTGATAATACCTTTTATAGTAATGTTATTCCATCCTTTATGGGGGATAAGATGGATAAAATAACAAGCTTTGCAAAATCTGGTGATATATCAGGTCTTAGAGCTACTCTTGAATCCACTTATCTTAATTCTTCATATTTCAGATATGATGGAAAGATTCTCAATAAATGGATTGAAGAACTATATAATAGTGATTTGTCTAAGGATGATAACTTTGCATCTAACTTTACATATAAAAGATTCCTCGGTACTGATAAGCTGAAGTTTGAAGATTTTACAAGTAAACAGCATACTATTCAACTTCTAAATGAATATTTCTCTGAGAAACAGTTAAGTTCTAAAAGCCAATATGCTTGGTATCCTGTATTTATTTTAGGTGATAGTGGAGTATCCAAGTTCATTAAAGCTAAAAGATATGGAAGTCAAGAGATTCTTGATGGACTTTACAATGTCTATGTTCAAGAAAAAAGAAGGATGGAACTTAGTAAAGCTGCAAACAGTAAGCTTTCTGAGGAAGGATTCAAGACAATAGATAATATTAGCAGAAGTGATAATAAATTTTCTCTTCTTCCTTTCTTAAATGAACCCAAGTACTCAGAGATGATTAAGGAGGGAAATCTGGAACAATCAGTCAAAAGAGCTATTCTAACTTATATGAATGAACAGACTGAAGAGTTTAAGAATAAACTTAATAATCTTGGAGTTCTTGAACAACAGAATGGTAAATATATACATCTTAGTCAAGAAGTGAAGGAAGATAATGACTTGAATAAAGTACTTGCTGACTATTACTGGAATACTAAATTTGCTACTATCCAACAGTTACAGATGATGACTATTGACCCTTCATTCTATAAAGGAACTAAAGACTTGCAGAAGAGATATAAGGAGATTCATGCTCCTGGAACTCCTCTTAGTCTTGAAGCTATTGACCCATTTACAGGTGAGAGATATAGTAATGATGGTATTGAAAGAGCAGTCTACTTTGATGATATTAGTGTAAATGCAGAGGAGACAGACCCAGAATTTATGAAAGCAATTGCAAATCACTTTGGTGAGAATTCTGATGTATATAAAGCCTATAAGGACAATACTCTTACAGATGGTCAAGGTTACAGAACTCTTGAAAGTTACAAGAAAGTAATGGGAATGGCAGGCAAATGGGACCCAAGAATGGAAGCTGCATATAATCAGATACAGTCTTTAAGAACTAAAATAGGTAGAGAATCAAATCCATCTATGGAAGATATTAAAGAGTTGACTGATTTAGCTGTAACATTCCAACCCCTTAAACCTTACTTATTTAGTTTTGAGAATTATCCTGTGAATGATACTGATATGCTAAAGATACCAGTCCAGCATAAGTATGCTGAAGCTGTATTAATCCCTGAGTTACTTCCATCTGGAAGTAAGCTGAGAGATATTGCATATTGGATGGAAGACCATGTTAATCCTGAAACTGGCAAAAGTGAGCCTATAGACTTACTTGGTTCTACTAAGATGGTCAAGGTAGGTGGATTTGGTTCTACTAATATTAGTAACACAGATTCAGGAACTATTAATGATGCACTTAACAAAGGTTATGTTCATCAGTTAAGTTATGCTGATTATAGGATTCAAACCAATGTTCCTGAGCATATTAATAGCTCACAGTTGTTTGGTACTCAGGTTAGAAAACTTATCATGGCTAAAGTATCTAAGTTTAAAGACTATAGTAACTATGTAAATGGTAAGACTATTAATTTAGGAGGTACTTATGGTAGTGTTAAGCTTAATGGAAGTAATCTTGTAAGATTCTACAATTCACTTATAACTGCTAATATCCTTGATTCTTATGATACATTTGAAGAAGCACTTTCAGATGTTAATTCAGTAAGTAAAAGGTTAATTCAGACTGCTGCAAATAATAGTAGAGAGTCCAAGGATAATATTGCTGCCTATTCTCTAAATGAAAATGGAAAGTTTACTATGCCATTATTTGAAGGAGGTTTGGAACATGATTCATCTGCTTTGTTCTTTAGTTTATTCAAGAAAATGGTTAACAAGCAAGCTATTAAAGGAGGTAGTGCAGTTCAGGTATCAGCAATGGGCATTAAAGGTTATGAGGAAGATGGAGATTTGAGATATGTTACTGACCCAAATAATCCTAATAACATATTATATGCTGAGTGTGAAATACCTTGGGACATGACCTACTCTGATGCAGATGGTGTAGAACATTCTCTTGAATATGGTGACTGGTGCAATGAAGATGGAACTCTTAAGACTGATAAAGATGGAAATGCTCTTATTGAGAAGACCTATCCTAATATCTTAAGCCTTCTTGCATATAGAATTCCTACTGAAAGAGATTACTCTATGATTAATCTAAGAGTAAAGAGGTTTAGTCATAAGATGGCTGGTGGTACTATTAAAGTTCCACCTCAGGGAACTACTATTGCAGGTTTTGACTTTGATATTGATAAGCTCTATCTTATGAGAAATGAATATCAATTCAAAAAGTTAACAGAGACTGAACTTGAGAAAGCTTGGAAGGACTTTTATAAGGAACATCCTGAGTTATATAAAGAACTCTTAGAATTAAGAGGTGCAGATGAAGGAGTAGGTGACTTACTTACATCTTTGCTTGGAGTAGAGGTATCTTCTAAGGATAGATTATATAAGTATAAAGAAGGGGTTACTGAGCAATTCAGGGAATGGTTAAGTTTAAGAATGGAACAGTATTCTTCTCTTGATACCTATAATTTTGACAAAACTCCTCTTGAAAATAGTAAAGCTGCCAGAAATAATATGCTCATTAGTCTTATTCAGAAAAGATTAAGTGACCCTGAAACCTTTGGTGACAGATACACTCCAGGTGGTTTCTCTAATGCTTCAAGAGCAGCAAGAGTTATGAGAGAGCTTTTGTTTGGTAAAGTTGAATCTTTACATGAGCAAGGTACTGTTAATCTTGATGCTATAGGAAAAGCTATTGATAATGACTTATTGTCTGACCCTGAGCCTAATTATGACCCAAGTGACCCAATGACTGTAGTAACCTATAATCAGCAGAATCAAGTTGCAGGTAAGTTAATTGGTATATTTGCCAATCAAAATACTAATCATGCCTTTGCTTCTTTAATGGAGGAATTCTATTTAAAAGAACCTATTGAATTTGCAGGTAAGAGTTATTCTGATTTATTGCATAATAATGATATAGATACAAGCTTGAATGTTGCTGAGTTCTTAGCTGCATCAGTAGATGCTGTGAAGGACCCTGTACTTAACTTCTTGAATCTTAACACTATTACTGCTGATGCAGGAGCTATGTTGGCAAGACTTGGTTTCACTACAGAAGATATAGGTCTGTTATTTAATCAACCTATTATTAAAGATATATGTGAATACAGCTTTAATAATGGTATGTCTGATATTAACTCTGTGATAGATAATGTATTAGACACCTATGAAGTCACTGGAGAATTAAATAAGGTAGTTCCTCAAGTTGAATTTGACAGAGGGGCATTGGCTTATAATATTGTACAGGCTGCTAATACAAATAAGAAGGAACTCCTGACAGATGATAAGTTTGTTGAGAGACAGATTCATGTAGCTGAGTTATTTAGAAAGATTCTTGAGGCAAGTAATGATGTTTCTCAGTTTGTTAGAAATACCAAATTCACTGCTTCAAATGCTGTAGGTTCTACCTTTGGTGATGCTTATGCACAACAGATGAAAGTATCAAAGTATGTTGATTCTTTCAGAAATGCAAAGAATCTTAAGGTAGAAATGAAAGTTGCCAGAGACATTAAAACTCCTCTTAATGATGACTCAGAGAATCTTACCTTAGACAAGCAAGCCTATATGGAACACCTTCTGGAGAATCCTTTTGCTTATGAACAGGCTATGTATGATATGAATAGAAAAGCTGAGAAGCTTATCAATAAGTTCTATCCTTATAATACACCTAATTATCATTATGCAAGGGAGACTTTAGCAGGTTTCACCAGAAGTGGAATCTTGGATGCAGAGACTATAAACAGTATTCACAGTGACTTAATGGTATTTATGTTAAGTCAACAAGAGAATAGTCTATTTAATGGTAATAGTCCTATTAGTCTTAATGATGGAAGTATGATAACTTCAAGAGAGTATTTTACTGAAGTATTCCCTGAAGAATTATTTAATACTCTTCAAGCTAATCCTGCAATGAAATCATTAGCTATATTCCAGTATATGCAGTTTCAAACTGATGAAAAGACTGGTAAAGTAAGCATGAATATTCAGGATATAGGAGGTTTAGCACCATATCAGAAAGATGAACTTAAGGAAAGCTGGGGTGATTTAATGAGAAACCAAGATACTGCTTGGATAGCTCAATCTATGTTTCTTTATAATTATTTCAAGTTAGGCTTTACTTATAGTCCTCTTGCATTTATGAATCTGGCTCCTATGGAGGTTAAGCTAAATGTTACTGTAGGTAATGATTATGATGGTAATCCTAAGTCCTATGTAGACTTCTTGAATGAAGTTCAAGATGGGAAGATTAGAATAAACCATGATGAATTTGCTAAACAGTATTTACTTAACCACTTAGACAATAACAGGTTAGTATTTACTCCAAAGGGAAGAATAAAGAAACTTGTAAGTAATCTTGCTTTTGAATATGGAGAAGCTAAAAGCAGCTTCACCATTGATAGTAGTAAGTTAGGTAAAGATGGTAACAGTTTTCTACTTCCATCCCAAGAGAAGGGTATAAATATATTTAGACCAGTTATTGTTATTGATGGAGTTCCATATATGTGTAACAGTAATGGCATTGTATTCAATGAAAGTACTTCAGGAAGTATGACCTATTACAGGGTAAATGCTTTAGGAGAATCAGGTAAATCCTTACAGTATACCTCAAATAGTGCTACATTTGAAGCTAAGACTATTACAGAAGCTGCTACTGAAGGTAACACTTCTGTAGAACCTGAAATATCAAATGTAACTAATGAAGTGATAAGTACTGAAGACTTAATTAAGGAAGCTACTGAACTTGCAATGCAAGCTGACCCATCTCTTCAAAGAGATATGGTTGTAGAATTCCTTAGTAAAGTAAGTAGGGAAGACCTGATGAGTACCATAGAGGAACTTAAGACTCAAGCTGATAATGTAACAGACCAAGAAGGTAATAAGATTTGTTGATATGAAGAAATGTGTAATAATACCAAAAGTTAAAAACAAAGATGGTGAATTTGTAGATAGTGAGCTTTTTAGCTCACTACTACATTACACCAATAACAGGGAAATTGCCAAACAGTATTACTCAGTAGGTACAAGCCCTGAGTTTCTAAGTAGAGTAGGAAATAAAGCTAAGTTTGATAAGAATGGAGAGATTACTTTCCAGTCTTTGAGACAGCTTTCTAAACTGAATCTTAACAGTGAGAATATTAAGCAGACCCTTAATAAGGATATTAATTCAGGAGTTTATAGCTATAATGAAGCCCTGCCAAGACTTCAATCTTTCAATAGAAACAGTGAGTATAATGATAAGTATCTTGCTACTATTATAAATAAAGAAGATGGTAAGGTCGAGTTAAAGGTAGTAGACAAGAATAATACAAGTGAGGCACAGCTTAATGATAATATAGCTAATAGAGGTCTTCAGGAAAGAATAAAATACTACTTAAACAGAGTTGGTGCAGATTATTCATTCCTTGATGCAGATGATAATGTTAATGGTAGATATAGTACTGTTAATGCAAAAAAGACTGCTGATGGCTTATATCAACTTATTAAAGTTGCTAATAATCAGGCAATAGATAGCTCACTTGCAGAAGAGGCAGGTCACTTTGCAGTAGGGGCATTAGGAAGGTCTCCTCTTGTTAAGAGGTTGGAAAATGTTCTTAGTCCTGAAGTGCAAAAAGAAATAATGGGGGATGAGTATGACTCTATTGCATACAGAAGTAATCCTGCAAGAGAAGTTGCTGGATATTTGGTAGGTAGAGCTATTAATGGTGAGATAGATAAAAGAGCACCTTGGCAGGCTTTAGTAAATAGAGTAGTCAATCAGATTAAAAGAGTATTTGCAGGAATAAAAGGAGATGAAATATCTAAAGCCAAGTTAGATGCTGTACAAACAGCAGAAGCTATAGCTAAAGGATTTATGTCCCCTAATTTCCAAGGTTCTGTAGAAGAGGCTCTTAATACTAAGGAAACTCTTTATAGTGCCAGAGATTCAGTGAATGTATCAGCCTTTAAATCAGTTCTTAATGTTCTTAAGCAACAGGCATCAGAGATGAGAGCTATAAATAAGGACTTATACAAAAAATATAATCTAATTGAAGGTCAGGTTGAAGCAGGTAGAATTACTTCTAATCCATCACTATTTGCTGATATTGTAGCTGTTGAAGGTATAGTTGAAGCAGTAGATTTAATGGTAGACAATATACCTGAGATGGTTAAAAAGCTTGATAGTATTGACTTTACCATATCAAGTATTACTCCTGAAAATGCCTCTATATTAAGAGAGGTTGCCACTTTTGTAGAAAATGCTGAAGCTATAATTAGTATAATTGAAGATGCTACAACTGAAGAAGATTCAAGGCTAAAGTTACAGAATGTAACTGAGCCTATGATGGATAAGCTAAAGTCACTGAGAAAAGGTCTGAATGAAGCCATCAATGGGGATAATAGATTACTTGGCAATTTAAAGGTTAAGCAAAGAGAATTCTTCCTTAAGTTCTTGGAAGATGCAATGGGTTCTAACTTTGTAGAGAGGTCATCAAGAGTTATCTTTGACTGGAAAAAAGGTCAAAGAGGTCTTAAATGGGTTAGTGCTGAAAAGGTTCCTATTGAAGACTTACTAAGATATATGGACAAAGATATTACCATATATGAATCTCTTATTGCTTCTATGTCAAACAATTCAGATGTAATTGGTCAGTTAGCAGACAGGGCAGTTAAATTAGCTAATAAATATGCTGATGATATGACTATCCAGTCTCAAGACAGATTGAGGAATCTTAAAGCTGACCTTAATGCTATTGGATTAAAGAATACTGATGTATTTTGTGAGGTAAGTCCAAGAACTGGAAAATTGACAGGCAATATTGTTTCAGAATATGTATGGGGAGATTATGAAGATGATTGGCTTAACTTTAAGAAGGAGGCAAAGGAAAGATTCCTGAGTAACAATAACCTTGAAGGAAAATCTGAAACTGAGAAAAGTATATTATGGGATATTGAGTTTGGACCACAAGCTAAAAGCTGGCATAAGCAACATTCAGCATGGAATGAAGCTGCTCAAAGATACTATCCAAATGATAAGTATAAGAGTACTCAGTATCAACAAACTATTGCTGGAACCCCTAAAGAAGGATGGTTAAACAAGTACATGTCATTCAAGACAGAGCTTGATGGATTCTTGCCTGAAGGTAGTACTAATTCAGTTAGAATGCCTCAATTCAAGGGTACTACCATGAATAAAATCAGAAATAGAAGACTTACTGAAGGTACTGGAAAGTCAGTAGTTTATACACTAAGAAGAAACCTTGCTGATACATTTGTTGAAGATAGTGAAGACAGGGATTTTGGAAGTGACCAGACTTATAATACTATAGAGGAAGACATGTTCTCAAATCAACTTGAATTTGAGGAAGAAAAATTAAATAGAGTTCCAATCTATGGTATTAATAAATTAAAAGATAGTGCTGAACTTAGTACTGACTTATTTCAATCTACTCTGGCATATGCTGGAATGGCACATACCTATGCAGCTATATCTAATGTAGCAGGTACTCTTGAAATAGGAAAGGATGTCCTGAAGAGAAGAATAATAGGAGGAATTAAGCCAGAGAATAAAAGAAGTGAGACTTCAAGGGCTTACAAAAGATTCCAAAAGTTCTTGGATAAACAAGTATATGGTATAAATACTACTAAGATTAAGATTGGAAATAAGATAGTCTTAAATAAAGTGGTAGGATTTTTCACTGGACTTGCATCTAAGTTCTTCTTAGGAGGTAATATAACTGGTGGTGCAGTCAATCTTGGAACTGGTTCTCTTGAAATATTCAAAGAAGCTCTTGCAGGAGAATATTTCAGTATTAAGGATTGGGAAAGGGCTAATCTTATCTATTGGAAAAACCTTCCATCAAATTGGCTTCATGCAGGAGATGATGTCAAAGAAGACAAAGTAAGTCTGTTCATAAGACATATGAATATTCTAAATGAGAATAAGAAGAAAGAAAGGGAATTCTATACTAATAAATCAAAGTTGGTTAAGCTTAATCCAGTAGGAGAGAATTTATTCTTGCCTTATAAATGTGGAGAACATTATATGCAAACCATGGCTTTTTTAGCTACTGCAAATGGAACCAAACTTATAGATGAGAATGGAAATCCTATTAGTTTATTTAATGCTTATGAAGTAGTTCCATCTGATGATGAAAGACCTGAACTTGGAAAGACTTTAGCTCTAAAAAGAGGAGTTAAATATGTAGATGAAGAGACTGGAGAAATAAGAGATTGGAGCATTGATGATGAATCAAGATTCATGGATAGGGCAAGAGAAATAAATAATAGAATGCACGGTATTTATAATACTCAAGATAAAGTAGCAATACAGCAGAATGTATATGGTAATGCTTTACTTGCCATGAGGGGTTATGCTTTAGGTATGCTTCAAAGAAGGTTTGGAGTAAATGCTTATAGTGTAGCTTTAGGTGGTGAAACTGAAGGTTCTATTAGGACTCTTGCTAAAGTTATAGCCTCAACCTTTACTGATAAAGGAGGATTTAAGCTGACTGCAAGAGCTATATTTCTTCCTGTTAATAAGAATACTCAACAGATGATGCTAAATGCTGGTTTCTCAGCCAATCAGTATTATAATATGAGAAGAAATTGGGCAGATATGGCAGTAATTGCTGCTTTAACTCTTCTTAAATTACTTACTGCTAAACCAGATGACGATGATGATGAGGAAGAAGACCAAGCTATGGGTATATTATACTATGCAGCAAGTAGATTATACTCTGAACAGGCAGCATTTAATACTCCTTGGGGCTTTGTTAAAGAAGCTCCAGTAGTTACTAATATATCTCCAGTAGGATTTAGTCTTGCTCAAGACTTAATTAATATTGCAGACTTATTTATTACTCAAGAGGAGTATAAATCAAGTGGTTCTACTTATGAAAAAGGAGACCTTAAATGGCAACATAAAGTAGAAAGATTATTACCTTATTACAGAAGTTATCTTATGATGCAGAATCCATATCAAGCAGCTCAGAGTTATCAATATGGTAGAGCAAATCTTACCAAGTAGATATAAAACTAAAAAAGAGGCTAAGGGAATCCCCCCTTGCCTCTTTTTTTTTTCAACCTGTTATAAAGCTTATTCTAAACACTCCTTCTGGTGTTTCTTTTCTTCCTCAGACATTTCATTCCAAGATTCTTTAGTATAGCCCATTATAACAGCAGCCTGCCTTATTTCATCACTAATTGACTCCCAATTGTTTGATGAAGGAGTGATAAGTTGTACTTTCTTAGCAGGTTTAGCAAACCTATTTTTAACTTTACCCATCTTCAAACCTAAGTTCTTATTTATAGTACTCTTTGGTTCAGGTACTTCTACCTTCTCAACTACAACTTCTGCTGGTAACATATCAGTAATAATCTGTTTCTCACTATCAGTTAACTTGTCATATTGAATATTCACATCAGTAAATGGAACTGAACCTGTCTCTTCAAGTACAGGCTTAGCATCTTTATACTCCTCATCATTAGCAAGTAACTGATTACCTGATGATACTTCATACTTAACCTTTCCATTTCCAAAACCAAAGGGAGTAGGATAAGTAACATTAATAGGTATAATATTAAGTGAAGCTACTTTAACACCATACTTATCTTCAAGGAACTTTTTATACATTGATACCTGTTTAGCATACTTCTCCTTTTTCTCTTCACCTATTCCACTTCTATTAGTCTTCATATCAAAGATATGGAAGTTACCTTGAGCATCATAAGCAAGTAAGTCAAGAGTTCCTGCTACTGGTATATTATGTACTTGACCTTTATCATCCTTTACTTCAATAGTTCCTGTAACAGTCACATCTCTTGGTATAATAGTTAAACCTTTACTATCAAGTGCTTTTTTGAGACCTACTAACTGTTTAGCAAAAGTTTTCCATTGCCCTTGACTTGCATTAGGATAATCAAACTCATAGTCATTTAACAGCTCTCCATTCTCATTAAAGAACTCTCCTGCAAAGAAATCTCTGACAAATTCATCTACACCAGTCCCTATATTAGTTGAAGGTACAATCCAAGGACTATTAGGGTCAAATCTTTCTCCTGCATTTTCATCAGCCTGAATAATAGAAGTAACCCTTGCATACCTGATACCTTCTTCATTTATATAACCAGAACCATCATCAGCTAATTTGATATTCTTACTATCTTCAACTATCCTGTCAGCTATTTCTTTAGCCTTTTCTACAGCAGGATTGATTATAGGTTTAACTTCACCTTGTAGAATGGAACCAGATTCACTGTCAACTATAGCATCACCAACTTTAACTTGGTCAGTAGCTGTGATAACTGGAGTATTAAGTGGCTTGCCTTGTGTAGCATTATTAGGATTTGAGACTACTGGAGTAGGAGAAACTCTAACACCTTCCTGTGAGAAAGGACTGTTAATTTCAACTCCTCTTATAGTATATTTCAGTGATTCTCTACTTGACTCAAGTATATTATCATTGAATATATCATTAATATTGGAAAGTCTCATCTTCCTTGCTTCATCAGACTCACCTTCTTTAGTATTGAAGTCGTTATAGTTAACCTGCCATTTTGCAAATGGCTGACTTCCTTCATATCTAAAGCTTCCATTACTAAGTATCAAGTTTCTTATAGTTTGAGCTTTAGTAGTATCAGTCATTATACCATTAGTTACTTCTGCAAGTGGTATGGTATTAGTACCATTACTAACAGATAACTGATACATTCTGTTACCTTCAACTATATTATCAGTAGGAGTTAATGTATACTCATAACCTTTTGGAAGTGCTATAAAGTTATTCAACTTCTTACCTAAGCTCTCTGCTATAGAGCTTAACTTAGTAGCAGTTTCTGCTGTAGGAATTAATACACCATCTTCTCTTTTAAACCTCATTTCTTGGTCAAAAGGAGCCTTTTTAAATGTATCTTCTAAAGTCTTTGTATATCTGGATATCCTACTATTAGCTAAAATTACCTCTTCAGGAGAACCAGAATTGAGTACCTCAGCTATAGGTTTACCACTTCTTGATACAGAATTTTGAGGAGTTGCTACATATAATTCAAACTCCTGTTCTCCACCCTTCATATTTGAAGTTACATAAGCAAGATGAATTCTTTCCTTTTTGGCATCCTTAGAAATTCTCTGTATCTTGGAAAGTATAGAATCCTTAGCTTTCTTATATATAGCCTGTCTCTCTGCCATTGGAGTATTTAAATCATCCATTTTAGCTCTTTCAGAGGCATCCATATCATTTCTCATTATCTGATGGATAAGAGTATTAGGAGTTCCAGCTTTAGTATGTGCAGGAGGATTAGCTCTTACATAACCATTAGTAGTAACTACTTTACCATCCTTATCTTTTATTAACTGACCATCCTGTTGAGTTATAGCTAACTGTCTTATTGGATTCATTCTTGCTGCTCCTTGTGTATTTGCACTTGTTCTTGGCATAAATCCAATAGGCTGGTATTTCTTATTACCTAAAGTAATAGGACCATTAGTATCTTCTACAACTGCCATGATAGGTAGATGGTCTTCTTCATTATAAACATCAGCCAGCTCTTGCTTAGTGCTATTTACAATAGCAGGGTCAGATATAAACATTATAGGAGTTTTAGGAGTTATAGAACCTTTTCTAAGATACTCTCCTATTCCAAAACTTCTATAAGCCTGCCCCACAGTAGAATTAGGATGATTTTCAACCTGAGCTGTAATTATAAGACCATTATTCCTCCTAAGCTCAACAGTCATATCAGGAGTAGAAGCTACTTCCTTCTTAACATTTTGCTTAGGCTCTTCTTTGACTTCTGTCTTCATTTTTACTGCTACTTGCTTTAATAATGAAGCAGTCTTGTCAAAGGTATCTCCCCCCTTATCTGATTGAATTTGAAGCTGAAGAGCTTTATTTATTAAAGCTTCACTTAAGGTTGAAGGATTCTCATATTCACTGTCCCCAAGTTCATCCAATATTTGTTTTACCTGAGGCTTAACCTCATCATAAACAGAAGAGGATTTATTAATAGTTTCTAAAGCATTTGATGCAGCTTGAGCCACTTCATCATTGCTATTAGTCTTATACTTATCAATAACCTCTGGTGTCTCTTCTCTTAACAAACTTGGGTCTTTCTTAATCATTCCAAACAATCCAGGTTCCTTAGTAGACTCAACAGGCTTTTGAGCAGCTTCTTCAAGGTCTTTCTCTGCAATCAGTTCAGGATTTTCTGTAATCTGTGCAAATAGCCCTATTTCCTTAGGAGGTTTTGAAGCTTCTGATACAGTTGGAGTAGGTACTATAGGCTTATTTACCTTCTCAACTTCAGTAATATTTTTAGAGTGCTCTTGAAGAACATCATTAAAGAGTTGAGTTACCTCACCTAAGTCTGATGGAGAAATCTGAAAGCCTTCTGGAAGTCTTCCATTGACTTCATTAATATAGTTAATAAGCTCAGGAGTTCCATTTTCATCAACACTGTTTAATACTTCTGCTGCAACTGCATCAGTAGGACTAACACCTTTATCAGTTAAGAACTGCATTGAAGTCTTAAGAAGGTTCTTGTCATTTTCATCAAGCTCAGAGAACTTTTCATTAGACTCAAGTTGGTCAAACATTCCATCTAATGTCTTATTATCCTGTACAAATCTATCATAGTTAGGAGTACCTTTAAGTATATTGCTTATTACCTGTCTTTCCCTTATATCAGCCCCTCTGTATGCCTTATCAAGTTTTGAAACAAATGTAGGATAGTCTTCTATATCTCTGAGGTATTCATACTTTTTCTTAGTATTGTCATTAGCTACTCTTTCCTTTATTCTATTAGAGAAGGCATTAAAGCTTGTAGGGTCACTAAGAATAGAATTGTACTGAGTCAAATAAGACTGTTGAGCTATATTTATTCTACCTGCATCCTCTACCTTATCTACAAAATCATTATATCTTAAAGTGCCTTCTTTTATAACATTATCTATAATAGCTTGTTGCTCTTCACTATATTTTGACTTATTATCAGGATTAAGAATAGCAGCTCTATCAGCAGGATTGAGTGACATAATTTCAGACTCATTAAGTACTGGGTTACCTTCAAAACTTTCACCTACTTCAGCTATCTTCTTAGCTTGTCTCTCAAGAGTCTTAATAGAAGCTTTCTTAAGTTTTAAAGTATTCTCTTCTTTAGTACCTAAGTTCTTCCTTTTTTCTATATTAGCTATGTCTTCCTTAAGCTCACTAATTCTTTCATTAAGTTTAAGATACTCCTTGTTAGCTTTACTTACAGAACCATAGTTGACAAGCATTTCTTTCTGTTTATCTGAAAGAGTACTTTCAGCAGTAGGAGAAACTTGAACCTCACTCAACTCATCTTCTAATTGAGTAGCTCTTTCTCTCCAATCATCCATAGTCAGCTTTCCATAAATTAAAGCTTGCTTAGTATCTTCATCAGCAGCATTACCTAACATCTTATCAATACTCTCAGATTCTTGCTGAATTCTACTCATGGTATTAAGAAGCTTTGTTGAGTTCTTCTTAATCATTTGTAATACTTCAGAATCATCCTTATCAATATCCCTATTATTAGGTGCATTCTTAAACTGTTCCACTAAAGCCTGAGCCTCCTGAGAGCCTTCCTCAGCATTAGCTGCCTTAGTAAGGTCAGTCATGAAGGAGTTATAATACTCTGAGCCTCTAAGCTTCTCAAGCATCATAACATCATTTATAGTTTTTCCTAATTCATTATTCCTATAGTCAAACTCATCATTCCTTCCAGAAGCATCTTCCATGTTCTTAGCCCAATTGAATGTACCTACAAGACCATCATATTTAGCTTTGTTGGTAGGAGTTTGCATCCAGTTATTAAGAACTTCTGAGATTTCAGACCTTTCAGAAATAGCCTCTCTTTGTTCTTGAACAGCTTCCCAAATAGGATTTCTATATGTAACAGGAGACCTTCTTAAAGCATATTGTAAGGCACTTTCATCTTGCATTCTTACAGCAGGACCTCTTCTATTATTTATAGTAGGAGTACCCATTCCAGAAGCTAAAGCACCATATATACCAGAAAGTATAGTTTCTTTTGAAGTCATAGCATCTCCTGCTGCCCTACTTGCAGCAAAGAAGTCATCAGCTAATGATTCATCAACTGCATTTTTACCATCTCCTTCATATTTATTCTTAATAAAGTTCTGTAGATTATATTCAGCACCTCCTCTTGAAAAAGCATCAGTAACACTCTGCAAGTATTCTTCACTGAATTCACCAATAGGCTCCTGTGCTACATTCATTATACTCTTCAACTTTCCATAAGAAGGAACTACTCTACCTGCTTTATTTATCTTGAATTCTTCAGGATTAAATAATCTTCCAAGCCTGCTTCTTCTTAATGCTTCTTGTACAGAAGGAGTTTGAAGACCTGCCTTAAGAGTCATATTTAATGCCCCATTAATCATAGAGTTAAGACCCATATTATATACACCAGCCTTAGCAGCATTAGTCTCTGCCTTCTTTATAGACTCCTCATATTGAGGAGCATAAGAATCATATATATCCTTATATAACCTTTCAAGGTCTTGCTGAGACTGTGGATTATATCCCTGTTTACTTAACTCTTCAGGATTCTGAAGTCTCTTGTTAAATTCATCATTTACAACCTTAGCTTGGTTTTGGGCAATAATTTCCTTTGCATCATCAAGGAATTGAATCTTAGTATTAAGCCCTTCTGATACACCTTCAATTGTTCCAACCAAAGAAGGAATGATAAAAGCATTAGTCTTTTGTTGTGCCTGTTGTAAGCCTCTCAGAACTGTATTAACCCTTTCAAGGTTATTCAGTGCATTAGTTCTGTTAGCTGCCAAAGTAAGTCCTTTTAATCCTTGAAAAGCCTTATTACTTATTGCAGATAATCCAGCACCACTAAGCATAGAAGCAATAGTAAAACCTTGTTGATTTATAAGTTCAGGTATAGTATTCACACTTAATATATTATCAAGAATACTTCCTTCTTCCTCTCCTGTAGTTCTGATTACAGGAATATTTGATAGACCAGTCTTTTTAGCTTCTTGAATATCAGCATCCTTAAGACTTCCATACTGCATTACATCATTACTATACCTTGTCCAGCTATTATCTATTACATGGTCCATGAAGTCTTGAAAGGCATTAAGTTCAGGATTCTCTTCATCTCCTATATAATCAATAGCTCCTTTCACCATACCAGCAGCACCAATTAAGGCTCCTGCTGTTTGTGCACCCATACCTTTAAAGCCATTCCAGTATTTCTCCCATACACTTTGATTCTTAGAAGCAGTATTTTGCATCTGTCTTCTAAGTATATTATTAGCCTCCTGTTCTCCATAAGCAGCTTTTGCAGCATTATATTGTGCTGCCATCTGTAATTTCTCCTCTTCTGAGAAAGGAAGATATTCAGTTCCCTTGTATTTTTTATAGTAAGGAGAAACCTCAGTTGCTATCTTATCAAAGGTATCAAGCTCTTTTCTGGCTGTTGCAGGGTAATTACTGTACTTGGAGTACATCTGGTCAGCCTCTTGTTGAAACTGTTGGTCTTTACTAAAAGCCTGACTGATATTATCAGTCAGCTTTTGTTGTTGGTCTCTTGTATCAAGAGGTTGTATCTTAAGGTCTTCATTATATAAACTATCTCTTTGCTCAGGAGAATATTTCTTCAAAGTTTCATAATCATTTCTACTTCCAAATTTCTCCTTAAACTTGAAATTCTTATATACTCTATCTATCTGTTCAGGAGTATAGCCCTGTATTTGAGAGCTATACTCCTTTTCCCAATTAGCTCTATCCTGAGCTGTCAACCCTTTTAATCCTTCCATATTAATCCAATCCTATGTTTACATCAAAGCTATTATTAGTGGGAGTTACAGGAGCTAAAGGTTGTGTAGGAACATCCTGTTTAGGTATCAATACATAATCATAGTCTCCAATAGCTCTACTTCCCTCTGCCTTAACTCTAACTACATTATAAAAACTAAGGTCAATATTCTGGTCTTTAGCTGTCTTAAGCATTTCATCCAAAGCTCCCTTAGGTATCTCATTGTAGTTAGTAACTATATCACTCTTATTTACATTATCCATTGTATAATTACCCCATCCAGAAACAGCATTACTTCTTGTCATTCCAAACAAAGTACCTTTCACATCTTTACCTTCAGTTCCAGTTCTCCATTTTCCATTGGTATTTGCAATAATGATTGGGGTATCCCCCCTCTTAGCTGCTTCTTTAATACCAGCACCAGCTATTCCACTATTTCCAGTATAATTCTCAACTCTTCCATCTGGATAAATTCTCAATGCCTTTCCTCCACCAATAACTCTGATAGTAGAACCATCTTGAAGAGGAATAGTTGATTTATCTTTATTTGCTTGTTCCTTAGCAAATTCAAATCTTTCTTTTTCCATTGCAAGTCTTGCAGCTTCTGCTGGACTCATAAAGCTTCTATTAGCTTGAGTATCATATCTTTGAGTTCCAATTGCTTCATATAATCCTGCATTTATATAGTCTCTTGCTCTTGATTGAGTTCTTTCATCCCATGTATCAAGACCTGCCTCTTTATATACAGTATCAGCAATTTGTCTAAGTTCAGCAGGAGCATTGGGATCATTCATAACTGTCTGCATTATCTGCTGTGGGGTATATCCCATTTGTTGCATTTGCTGATAGTACTGACTACCAAGTATTGACCTGTATTGTGGATTTGATTGAATAGTTTTAGCTAAATTCTGAGCCATCTGAGCTGACCTTTTAGTTAATTCTGTACCACTTATTGTGTTATAAGTAGCATTAGGATTATTAATAAGGTCATCTAAAGATACCATTCCATAATTAACATCAAACATTAAAGATGGGTCTTTCTGAATAGCATCTCTTTGAGCTTTAGTCAATTCTTCTCTTTTTGATAAAGCAGCTTCAATGGGAACTATTTCTGAACTATACCTCTTTTTCATTTCCAGTAGTCCCTGTCTACTTCCAGGAGTCAATCCTTGTTTAGCTAATGACTCAGCTTGTTTAGCTAAGTCATCAGAATATTGTTTATACATTGCATAAGTCTTAGGGTCTGTCTGTTCATTAGCAAGTTTTTCAAATACCCCTGCCTTAGTACTTAACTCTCCCATTCCTTCCTGTATAGTATTATACTCATTAGTATAAGCCTGTAGTGGCTGTAACATTTCCTGATAAGAGAATGGTCTGAACTTAGCACCACTAACAAAGTTAAAATTAGCCATAAGTAAATCCTTTCTTCTTTTTTAATTTGCCACCTTTAGATTTCTTCTTTCCTGAGTAATTACCTCTTGTATCCATTTGTAATACTCCTGCATCTGCCAGTCTATCAAGCCAAGTTGCCTGTTCTTGTTCCCAGCCTATATCTCCTAATCCTTGTAAGAAGTTAGTCATATTAGTACTCTTCCTTGCATCATACTGGTCTTTTATACCTTGCCTCATCTGAGCAGCAGACATAGCAGCTCTCATTCTTAACTCATCATTCTGATTATTAGCTATTGCAGCTCTCATGGCACCTTCACTATTATATTGATTAGTTCCTCTATTGAAACCTTCAACCTGTTGTCTCTGAGCTAAGTTATATTCTTCTGCTTTCCTTGCCAAGTCTCCTAAGTTCTGACCATAATTATAATCAGCAGCTAATAAACCAGCCTGCATATTTGCTCTATTTCCACCAGAGGTATTTTGTAATCCTCTTCTTGTTGCATTTGAGGAAGCATCAAGTCTGTTTATATAATAGTTTCTATCAAAAGGCTGATAACTTAAGTAATTACCAATAGGAGTAAAGTCTACATTTCCAAGGTTCTTGGCAGAGTTTAACATCAGGTCTGCATTTCTATAATCAGGTTTACTGAACATATCAGTTATAGCACCTATTCCTGCTCCTACTACTGGAGCATATCTTAACCAAGAAGGTCTTCTTCCTCTTTTATCTCCATCTTCATCTCCTGAAGAGGTTAATGATTGAGTGGGGATAGACTTAGGAACTGTAGGAGTAGGAATGTTAAATGAAGGAGCTACAGGAGAAGAAAGAGGTGTATTCTCTCTCTTATAAGTTCTTGAAGCTGCTTGCATTGCATTATGAACAGGACCTTTCTTTCTATCTGTAGCAAGTCTCTTTATATCTGATATATCAGTAAAAGTATTTCCTCCAATAGGTCCAAACTCTTGACTATTAATTCTCTTTAACCAGTTAAGAGAACTTGGTTCTCCTTCTTGAAGAGAGTTAACAAAATTCATATAATCTCCTGTATACCAATCATCTTGTATTGGTGTAAAGTTCTTATATGTCTTGTAAGGACCACCATATTCAAATTTATTGGAATCCCCTTGACCTCTTCTATTCTTTATTCCTTCTTGAGCCTCAGCAAGTCTTGACATATTTGCTTCTAAACCTCTTTTACTTATTGGGTCATTAGGTCTTTCCTGACTTTCAAGTTGTGCATATTTAGCAGCATCAGCAAAGGTATCACCCTTCAGTTTGTATTTCTTCTTAATAGATTCAGGTAATTTTATTCTATTACTGAATACATAATCATTATATATAACCTCTCCTTGTTCAACTAAGTTAGGTACACCTTGTTGGTCAACACCCATTTGAACTCCTTCATTAGGATTCTGTTCATGAGTTCCACCTTCATCAATAATAGTAACACCATTATTAAAGTCTCCTCCATGTGTATTTAACCATCCACCAAAATCATGCTTCCATCCTTTTGCATTTTGTGCAAAAGTGGCTCTTTTTCTTGTAGTTGGATTACTGCTTCTTTTACCTCTTGCAATACATTCAGAAGTAACTTTACCTCCACAGTATTCAGTAAATTTACCTCTATTCTTTTTCTTTATATGAATGCCTCCACCTTCAGCAAAAGTATTTAGTTCATCCATAGCTTGGAATGAATTAGGAAGAGAAGTTAATCTCAGTTCTCCCATAGCTTTTAATTCTGAGTTATTTAACTCTCTATTAGCTAATTCATAATTTAATGCCTGACCTCCAATAGTTCCAATTGGACCACCATAAGCCGCATAGTTAGCCAAGAGAGTTTGGTCACCTATGGTATCAATATTTCCAGCAGTATTACCTAAGGAACTAAGTGCTCTTTGGTTGGCTTCCTCTATTTGCCTGTTTAATGCTCTTGTCTTCTTCTTGGCTTTATTACTGAACCATCCATCAGAACCTACTTGGGATTTACTCACATTAGCCATATTTCTATAATCTCCCCAGTCACTAAGTAACTGCTCATTTGTAGTAGCTCCTGAGACATAATTTGATTGTTGAGTAGCTCTATTTTCTGTCTGATTAACAAATTCCTTATTTATCTTACTTCCAAAAGCTGCATTGAACAGTCCTCCAACAAGATTAACTCCTGCCCCAATAAGACCTCCAACTCCTGGAATTGCAGATGCAGCAGAGCCTAAGCCCTGCATTACATTACCAACTCCTGTAGTATTACCTTCAGGATTGGCAAATCCACTGATTAGGTTAGCACCTGTATTAGCTAACCCACCAGATAGCCAAGAAGGAAGTCCACCTCCTTCAGCAAACTTCCTATTTCTTCTTGTTATAACTTTATTCTTAACCATCTTATTAATCTATTTTGATACAAAGGTAAGTATAATATTTGACTTATCAAATGTAATATTTAAAATAGTACCATACTATAAATAAAATAATTATCACACATTATAATGAACCATTATATCATGTAATTCTGCTCTATAGTTGTTCTTACATATATTTGATAATTTTATATAAGCCCATGTATTTCTGATTCTATCCCTTCCATTAGCACTATCTCTTGGAACCAAAGCTCTCCATACATTAAACTTCTTCTTTAAGTTTGAAGAAGTAGCCTCATTCATACTTAACATAGATAGACCAGACTGATATTCATTCCATACCTCAAGTTTGTCAAATGAAGTCAGTGGCATAAATACTCCTGACTGGTCATAGAAATCAGCTCTATACTCAACTACATTAAATATCTTATCATAAGGTTCATCAGGATTACATACTACAGTAACATAATATGGTTTAGGCTCTCCATAAAAACTGTTATAGTCTCCAAGTTCATGTTGCCATATTGTATTATTCTTATAACTATAGAAATTACCATTCATATTAAACATGAAAGGAACATTTTCATAGTTAAAAAATGAAGTAAACTCCTGAAGAAGTTCTGAATAGCATAGACAGATATCCTTCTTTATAAAGTAAACATCATCATTTGTAGCATCATATTGTATTATGTAATTTGAAAAGTCTCTGCTATTCCACTCAGTAAGTGAATTAGTCTCACCAATAAAAGTTCTAAAGCCCTTCTCAGATGATATACTACTTAATTGTTGACCATTAAACAACATTATATCATTAGTTATATTATCTATGAAGTACATTCCTGATGGAGTTATAGTCTTAGCCCATTTATTTTGTAGTCCATGTGCTATTGTAACATACCTTTTTCCATCTACTTTATAACTATTACTTATCTCAATAGGCACTCCTTCAGATGTAGGAATCTGAACTCTTGAATTAAATAATATATTAGCTATACCTTTATCTTGAAAAGAGAATATCTCATTACCTAACTTTTCAAGTAGTCTTAATTCTCCTTTATCTCCATCTAAATCAAGTGTAGATGCAACAGTTATATTAGTCCATGTATCAGTTACCTCACCAAGTAACTTAGTCTTAGTCCATGTTACACTATTTGGGAAATAATCTATATTATACCTATTGTAATTTATGCTTCTATAGTTAAAGAAATTATTCTTCTGTGAATAAACAGGATTAAGAAGATTAAAGTTCTGAGGAGTCATTACAAGGTTATTAGCTTGACCTCTATTCCTATCATACCTTCCATCTATATTAATTCTTGTTTCACACATAAATGACATAATCTCAACTACACTATTCTGGTCTTCCAAAGTAAATGGGTAAGTCTTCAAACAATCATATCTCTGAAAATAAGTATCACCTTCATTATATATGATTCTTGCAGATGTAACAACAGCACCACTATCATTTGTAAGATTAACTACTGGACCAGCAGCAACCCATCTATTAGCCTCAAGTGCCTCTTCAGAAGTACCACCAAACCTGTTTATTACATTATCATTATATAATTCACCTATCCATAGTCCTGCTGAAGTTGCCCCTGAAATAATATCCTGATAAATTGGAAGAGTCTCTGTAGTTGGGAATGAGTCTAACCACACAGGAGGAATATTCACATCTACTCCATTAATGGCAGTTGATATAGGATTATTCCCATTATCTGGAAGAATAACCTGCTGACTTTTTGAAGTATAATTGAATGCAAATACAGCATGTGGAGTTGACTTGTATTTCACACTAATAGGCTCAGTAAAATACTTCATATTGCTATTAGTTATCTCTTTTATGTTATATGTAGAAACAACTGTGCTATTAAATATAGTGTTGTAGTCTCCATTTTCATAACCTGAACCATTATTCCATCCTGCAAGCCAGATTGTATATCCCTTATTATCAATATAATCCCCATAGAATCCAGGAGCAAGAATCCTATCAACATTACCATAGTAATTTAAGTTTCCAAGACCTGAATTAGTAGGAGGATTAATCTTAATCAGACTTACTTCATTAGAGTTGAATATATTCACATTAGTAATACCATTATGATTTGCATCATCTCTTTCAGCATACCATACCTTATCTATATCAAAATAAGTTGTTGAAAGAGAGTATCTAAGATTGGATAATTTCTTCTGTTTAAGTTTTGCAGGAATCTTTTCATTCTCTGCAACATTTCCTACATTGACAAGTGACCCATTTCTATGCCAAGGATATACCATCCAACCTACTGGAAAGGAAAATAAATTATTTGCATCTTTCTTTCCTTTAGCCATCCATAGAGGAGCTGCACTTAGAATCTTCCATCCATCTTCATTCCCAAGTGAAGAGCTCGTAACTTGTATAAAAGGTTTATACATTCCCAAGTCAGATGGGTCTGGATTAGGAGTCTCTGCAAGCACACTTACATCTGACTGTAAAGCATCTAAACTTATAACTCCTACAATTCTAAATTTAACTGACTGACCATCAATAGACTGTAATTCATCATTAAATTCTATATCAGGTGAATGGAAGGTTACTATATTTTGGTCTATAACAAATTGGTCATCATAAGGACTTACATAATTAAGCCTTTCCTGAGTTGATGAGAACTTCTTATATGAACTGAATAATCTATTAATATAATCATTACTTTGTACCTCACCACCCTTTCTGTTTGCACTAGCTAATGTATAGTTATGTATATTAGCTACTGGACATGGTACTTTATCCCAATCTTGAGAGTTCATACTGTTAGGTGCAAAAGGTCTAAAGAACCATGAAGATTGTGCATATGGAGAATTGTTTATTCTATCCTTTATATTTGCTACTGTAGGACATACAACACCCTGACATAATATAGTCCTGTCACTTGGCGAAGGATATACTACAATACCTCTTGCTCTTACATAGCCTAAATTAACAAGCTGCTGGATTATTGTAGCATTATTTAAGTCATAATAACCTGTTACAAGCTTATATCTTTCCTTTCCTCCAGAAGTTGCAACATTTATAACTGAAGGATGTTGATTTACAACTGAATCATTAATGAATATAGCCTCAGACCACTTTCCAGTTTTATGTTGAAATTGTACTCCAAACCTGTAAGTCTCACCATATTTAAATGTAGTAATCTGCGATGAAGAAAATTTAAGCTGATTTATATAAGGGTAAGTTCCATAAACTTCATTTGCATATAAATCTTTGGTACTAAAGTTTATAGTACCTCCTCTTAGTGCATTCTTAATTGTAGGAGTAACTAATTTTCTGTTAATCTTATAATTACCTAAGAATAAAGTATTATCCTTCTGGGTCATAGTCTTAAATACTACATCCTCCCCTCCTACATATAATAGTTCTGTTGGGTCAATACTACTTCCTGTAGTGTTAGTGTCTACATAACTTACAGTACTTCCACTGATAACAATATCAGCTACATTCTTAACTACAGGAGTTGCATCTATTGAAGTCCTATATATGGAGTATAATCTTATGTATTCAAAACTTGTATCTACATTTGATAACTGTATTCTAAATGAATTACTTACCTTATCTTCGGGAGACCCACCTCTATCACCAAAAGAAGTATATAGAAGGTCTGAAGTGGCAAATATATTACTCTCCTGCCCATACTTATTAAAGTAGGTCATTGCATACTGAATAACTCCGGGGGCAAACAGTCCATTGGCTGTATCTATTCTACTGACTTTCAAGGTTTCCTTTAACCCAAGAACCTGAACAAAGTCAAAAGAGTTATTAGTATATTTAGAAGTATCTGCTATAATATTTATTACCCTTGGTCTGTTTAATCCATCAGTCCAGTATATCTTCTGAATATTATCATTCTCATATATACTTAAGGCTTCAATAGGGTATTCCACATTGAAGCCAAGATTACCTTGAAACAATAACTTGCTTTCAAAGAAGTTATTTGGTTTATATTCAAGTCTGTATATTCTGTCTGTGCCTGAATTTGTAGTAAATATAACCACATAGTTATTTAGAATGGCACTTCCTAAGTATTGTCCTTCTATTTGGGTAGGAGTTATAGTAACCTCCTTGTTACCTTTTTCATTTGTTACTGAAAGGGCAGTGGAGTTCTCTCTTGCAGTTATTCTAATATTCATTGCATCATACATATAATTATTAGATAACTTACTTTTAGAGATATCCCTGTTCATCCCTTTTGGTATAAATTGTACTACTTTAGATTCCATATTAATGTAGTTTTATATATTCCTTGTCTCCCAAATGTTGGAAGCCTTTCTTAAATTCATTCATCCTTGGAATAAGTTGGTTCCACATGTTAGTGATTGACTCCATCTCTGATACAGAAGGAATGATAAATTCATTATTACACTGAGCTGCTTTAAAGGCATAAGATTGTTGTGTATTCTGCATCACAGCAGGACTTATTTTGCCCATATCAAATAGAATGGTAAACCACTCTTTCTTTATATATAACTCCAGTGTAGCAAGGAAAATAGAGTTATTTGGAAGCAAAGGAAATCCATCACTATCAACTGCTATTGCATTATAACTTATATCCACTTTGCCAGTCCTGAAGGAAGTAAAGATAACAGAGCCTTGTGTCTTAAAACTATTCTCTCTTCTTTCAGAGTGATTATGGGGGTTTACAAAAGTACTTGTCATAGACCTCAAGCATTCTCCAGTATCAGATAATCTGACTTGATTTATGGATACTAAATCACATGGTAATATACCTCTGTAGTCCTCTATATTTATTGTACATTCCTTTTGTATTTTAGTGTTAGGTAGTCCCATTATACCAATAAAGTCAACAGTATATTGTACTGCTGATTCTATTGACAAATCACTTAATAAAGGGTGTCTAAGTAATCTACTTAAGACCTCTCTGATATTTATAAAATCTATATTGTTAACCATAATTTACTTTCTTTTCTAAGTATAAGGCATCTACAGAGCCTTCTTTTATTCTTTTACTTAATCTAATCTTTAAATCCTTATTAAATAAGAACTCATAGTAGGAGTTATTATTATAATTAGCTAACTCTCTATTATAGTATATTTTAAAGACTTCTTTTTCCTCCACTTTAACAAGTGTTTTATTCTTGTGGGCTTCCTCATCTTCATACCAAAGTTCTATTGTTTTATTCCAATCAATAGGAAGGTTAGTTCTGACTTTACCATCCTCTCCAATTTTAATACTTCTATTATTCTTTCTTAGCTCAATAGAACCCATTCTATGTGGAAGTTTCACATCATGACCTTGAATTATTTCTTCTACAAGAAGAAGGTTTATCTTTCTTGTAATAGCAAAGTATTGAGACTCAGTAAGTACATATTCTTTAGATTTTGGCTTATTCTTCCTGTAATATTTATAGCCATCATATATTCCTAATGAGTTATTTACTTTATACTTCTTAGGATGATTAACCTTCTTAATCCTTCTCTTAAATTCATCTAAACTTTCTATCATCTTCTAACTTCATCAAGGTTATCTTGTGCATCATTTACTTCATCTTTTGGAGAATACTCAGGACCCCTCAACTCCTTAACTACAAGCTCTATTAATGGAGGGATAAGTCCATCCTCAATAGGAAAGTCTTTATCCATTATATCACAGATATCACCATCTTCTGATGGACATTCATAATCTGCTGCCTTCTCTGCATCTTCAAAGATAGCTGTAAACCTTACATTTTCAAGATACAGGAACTGAGGATTAAATGATTTAAAATATAGATAGCCATCAGGAGCAATAGAGCAGTAGATTATATTCTGTAGAAACTTATTATATCCTACATACCTCATCCTATCTCTACTTATATATGATATTTCTCCTTGATAAAAATCAATAGGATATACTCTTGGATTACCTATCTTCATAGTGACAGGTAACTTATTTTCACTTCTTAAGTAACATCCTCCTTCACAAGCTTCTCCTGATATAGCTGGAACTTGTTTAAGCTCTAAACATAGTGTCTGATAGTTACTCTCTGGTATAGGTTTTTTTATATCAGAATATCTTTGCTTAAGTAGAAATACTCTATACTTGAATAGCAAGAATGATATATGGTCTGGTGTAAATGTAGCATCATCTGAACTTAACTTAAGCTCATCTATACACATATATGTCAATTCTTTTAATGTCGCCATAATAATTTATTTAGTTATTAAACAATAAAACCATTGCAAATATAAGTAAAGTAACTCATATATACAATGGTTTTATTGATTTTATTTGTTGACTATAAGGATAATACTACTTTATACCTCTCATCTCAACTACAATAGGTTCTGTAGAATAAGAGAAAATCCACAATGAAAAAGTGATTATTCTCTGGTTTTCATTTATGGCTGGGATTATATAATCTCCACTTTTATTTATAGGGGTTATATAATCTACTCTCTCTCTTTCAAATATACTATGCTCAATTTCTACCTCCATTTGAATCTGAAAGTTCTTACTATTAGTCTTAACTCTGAGTATATAAGAAGGAATTGAAAGAGATGGATATAACTCATTTCTAAGTGGAGTGTTTACCCACTTAATTACATAGTTATCATCTATTACTTTATTTACAGTTATCTTATAGTCAGTAATATTCACCCCTTCCATTTGAAATTCTGCATCTGTAAATTTAATAGGAGGAATAATAAAAGGCTCAATCTCTTCCACTTTATCATAGTATTCTGGAAAATCTATCAAACATGTAGTTCCACACAAGCAGTATACAACTCTTGATATAGTCCTTAAATCTTCTTCTGTAATGAAGCTTTTAAAGTCTGTGAGTAACTCATCAAGAAATAATAGAGCAAGTAATTTGTATACATCATCATAACTTTTATAACCAAACTGTGATAATGCTATAAAGTAATTATCAAGTGCCTCTGTTTGTAATTTAGCCAATTCATCCATGACAAATACATTTAGTTGTAGTTGAACTTGTATCAAGGAAGAACTTCTTCCAATATTTGATAGCCATAGTGTAATTCTGTGTCAGCATACTTATTGATATTGCCTTAAGCCTTAACATCTTATTTACAAAGTTCTTAGGTATGCAACAAGTATTTTCTACTTCCTTTACACTATTCATAAGACATCTGTATATAGGGTCAAGGTTAACCACAGCTTTACTTATTGTTGCTTCTTGAGAACCATTCTGACTTTTAACCCAAACTATAAACATTCTATCTTCTAATGGAATCTTCAAATCAGTTTGAGACAGGATAATTGAAGCATTAGCTACAGAACCTGAGCTTAAGTCAATTGTATGTACAGGATTACTACTTGGTCCTCCTAAGACATAAGTCTCATCAGAATCTATAATTATAGTTTGGATATATTCTTTAGTAGCTCCTTCATTATAAACAGTTGAAACATCTATCATAAGATGTTTGTCATCAGGGCTTATCTCTAATCTGTTAAAATGTACATCCATAATCTTTATTATTAGTGATAAAAAAAAGGAGCATAGAACCCTATGCCCCTTATATTTTACTAAACTCTCTTATGCTGGGTCAGCAATAGATAGTCCTGAAGCTGTATTTACAGCAGCTACCAGAGCTTTCATCAAAGTGTGACTTCCATCATCTTCACAAACAATTGTGATAGTTTTTTCAGACTTCTGAACTGACTCATTAGAACCAATGTATGAATAGTGAATATCCAGAGTATCATACTTCTTACTTGGGTCAACTAAGTAAGTTGTAACAATGTTGTTAGGATATCCCATACCTCTATACATATCTCCTCTTGCACCCATGCAGAAATATTCAAGGTCTGCAATATTATGACCATTCTCTACTTTCTTAGTAGAAGCTACTTTCTTAACATCACCCCAAACAATCTCTTCACCATCAACTGTAATAGTTGTAGGCTGTACACTGAAAGGAATAAATGCCTGAGGCATCTTACCAAGAATCCAATCTTGTTGTACCTCCTCAATTATAATCTTATCATAGTCAGTCTCGTTAAGTTCAGACTCTTTAGTTGTTGATGTAACTGGAACATCAGTACCATCTGCTGCTGCACTATTCAGATAGATATTTACCAGAGGAGTAGTCTCATTAGCAATATTCTTAGCAAGAGACAAAGCCAATGCTTTGTAGAAGTTAGAGGCAGTCATTCCTGAAGTAGCCTTAACAAAGCCATACTTGAAGTACTGGTCATCTTCTCCAAGACCAATAAACTGTCTAAATGCAAGTCTCAATACATATTCCTGAGCCTGAACTGGTGCAGGAGCCAATGCTGAAAGAGTTACTTGATATCTTGCCAATTTATGTGCCATACTGCCTGAAGCAGTTGCTTTAGCAGAGATTATATTGGCAATTGTAATTTTATCACTTGATACAATACCTGCTGGACTCATGTACTGAAAGTACAAAGTAGATTTGGCAGTATCTGATTTTGGAAGAATAAAACCTGCTGCATCTGTAGGTAGCAAGTTATCATCTGTCTTTAATGCTTTTTCGACATATAAATGTCTTACTTGGTTGATTGAAAATGTTGCCATTTTAATATAAGTTTAATTAAACAATTCTTTATTTACTACCTGCTTGTAGGTTCCTACTTATAATAGCAAGCCTGACTGCCCTCTCAAGTATTGCCCTATGTGTTACAGGATTTAATTTACATTCTGTTATAGTATTAACTCCATTGATACTTAAATCAGGAGATAGATTAACTAATATAATAGGGTCAGGCTTTGATAAGTATCTGACTAAATACTTGTCAATATTATAATCAGATACAATCTCAACTATATTATCTTTTATATCAAGTCTTAATGCTCTTCCTCTTCCTGGACCTCTAAATGGATTTCTATATACCTTGTAGAAATCATCTTGAGCTACTGGAGTTATAGAAGCTTCTTCTCCATCAAGGCATCCTAATCTTGAGTCTTTTAATACTGCTGATTCATAAGTAATAAACCATACATCCTCAGGTATCTGAAAGAACATTGAACTTTTAGATAATCCTAAGTGACCTGTTACTTTATCACTTGTTTCAAAGGTCTTTACTAAGTTACTTAAGTATCTTCTGACTTCTTCTGTTCTCTCTAAACTATCTCCATACTGATTCTTACCTGTATAGATTTCTATTATAACCTCTTCCTGAGCATTAGTCAGGAATACTGATTTTTCATATTCATCAAAAGCAAGAGGAACAGTGGAACCAAATTCTATACTTGCTGAGTATGAATCAAGCAAGGTATCAAATTCATCTGAAAATTCACTTGTAGTCATTATTCACTTCTATTACCTAATTCAACACTTGCCTTTAAATCACCTTCATAAGCAGCTTTAGCTAACTCAACACCTCTTTGTAGGATTTCTCCATGAATCAAAGGATTAAGTTCACACTCACTGACAGTATCCTTACCATTAATTGAAACATTTCCATATTCACTTGATAAGTTAGTAAGGATAATAGGAGCAGGTCTTCTTATATATCTTACTGTATATTTAGTTATTGTCTCACCAGAATGAGCAATTACCTCTGACTGAACAGTATTCCCTTCTCCCTTAGTAACAAGTCTCCATGCTTGATATTTAAGAGGCTCTTTATAAGGCTTTGACATCAGTCTTGTGTATTCATCATATCTGATTGGTATTACTTGCTTTACTCCTGTATTAGTTGTAAGGCTTTCATTAATCATTAAGAATAAATCATTAGGCAGTTTATATACCTTTGCTCTGATATCAAATGTTGTTGAAGAAGAACTAATAGCAGTTCCATCAGCTACAGTAATAAGTCCTGAAAAATCTATCTGTCTTTTTGCAGAACCATCAAACCCCTCAGAGTATTTATTACCTTTGGGGTTGAAGTAGTTCTTTATAATTTCCTCCTGTGCCTTAGTTAAGAATACTGATTTCTCATATTCATTCAAGCCAGGAGCAGCATTAGACATTATATTGTTATACAGGACATCAAATTCATTTGAAAATTCACTTGTAGTCATTTCATTTATACTTGATTACTCTTTTACTTTAGCTTCTATACTAAACTTCAAATCCTGATTCTTTGGAAGATTCAGATATTTAGCAGCTATATTGAGAGTAGGTTCTTCATTATCACCACATAATGGGGTGCCATCAGACTTCAAGTATAACATACCACCTCTGTTACTGATTACTCCTTCCTCAATAGCTTTCTTAATTAAGCCTTTGGTTGGAAGTAATGGGTCAGTTGCAACTCTCAAGAAAAGTTTAGCATCTGCTTTAATCAGGTTATTAATCTTTTCCTGCAAGAACTCAAGCTTAGAATTCTTTGAGGTTGGTCTGCCATCAATAGTCTCAATGATTGTTCTGAGGATTAAGATGTCATCTTGGATTTTACCAAATTCCATATAAGATTGCATTGTTAAGTTCATATCCTTCTTAGCATTCTTAACTTCTTCACCTTCCTGTATAATCACAAATTGATATGTGGCTTTAGGATAATCTTGTAACTCTTGAAGAGATGGTGCAATATAAGTCTTGTTTGCAAGTAGGATTTTATACTTAATATAATCATCAGGGTCAGCCAAATTGAGGAAGTTATCTCCTTTGGTCAATCTAACCATAGCATTTTCCCAGAAGTTATCTACTTTCTTATAGATACTAAGTGCATTGAATTCAAGTCCCATAATATCCTCAAGGAAGGATTTCTCTTTATCTGTAAGTACATTTACAAACATTCCTGAAGAAAGCTTAGGTACTGTAAACCATCTTACTGCTGCTTCAGCCATACCTCCATATAGAATATGTTTTGGGTCTCTTACTATACCACTTTCCTTTGGTACAAATCTTACAATAATTCTTTCATTTCTTAAACAGTTAATAGTATCCTCTCCCTCTACAACTGCTTGTTTCTTTTGCTTTTTAACAGCCTTAGGTTCAGGTGAAATAACATCAGTTACATCTTCTTGCTTCATAATTTCATCATCATCTAAAACTATACTAACTTCTTTAGCCATACTTTACTTCTCCAATTTAAAATAAAAAAAAAATAGGGAGAGGGAATATCCCACTCCCCTTTATATTACCCTTCCAGTATTGCTGGAATTAATGACATAGTTCTTGTTGGGTCAAGCACACAAACACCTAATGTTGCCATCTTGTGAATCACTGCTGAATCCTCATCATATGACATATGATGATTACCCATAGCACCTGTGAATGGATTTCTCAAACCCCACTGATAACTTCTAAGTTCATTATCACCTTTAATCTTACATTTAAAGATATTAGGTTGGTCCATAGTACCAATATACCAGATATCAAATCTATAAGACATAGCAGGACCACCCATTGGGTGAATAATCTTATTTCTTACAGGGTCATCATAGAATGGGTCTACATCAAGTCTAACTCTAACACCATTAGGAGCCTTATATTCCACAAATTGGAAACCAGCACTAAGTGCATTTGAGTGAAGTTTAGATTGAGTCTTTTCTACAACTCTTGTAGAATTATTATCAAGTACAAAAGTAGTCCAACCAGATACAGTCTGTAGAACTGCTTTATGGAACAAGATAGCACCTCTTTCACCAGTCTTGATGATAAACAGTCTATCACTCATAGACAATTTAGAAGCTGACAATTCATACAAAGCATCTTCAAGCAACTTCAAGCTGAATGTATTATAGTACATAGTATTGGCAACTTCTGTCTGTTCAAAGATACCAGCACCAGTCTTAATAACATTACCTGACTTACCAAAGTTCATGTATTCACCATTAGCATTCCTATTTGAAGTACCAAATGCCATAGCATTATTCTTGTACTCAGAGAACTGTTCCTCTACTTCATAGTCTACATAGTGCATCCACATATTAGCAGTATCCTTGACTTGCTTGCCATTTACATTCCTTACCATAGGAATACCCATAGCAAGTTTCTTGCCAAGCTTATTACCAGCTACCTTATGTTGGATTCTAATAACAGACCACTCATTTCTCATAGAGACAGGAGTACTGAATCTAATATCACCTACCTTTCTTGAGAGTTCCTTTTCTACAGGAGCAAAGTCTACAGAGAATCTTTCACCTGCCTGAAGTCTTTCAGCAGGACATCCAGTGGTATTACCACCCATAAGTTCTACTTTGTAGACAGCATTAGTACCTTCCATTCTTGCATCACCAAGAATTCTAAATGGATATACTTGGTTCAAGTTACCTACAATAACTTCACCATCTGCAAACCAATCTTCTGGAAATACAAGATAGAAAGGAGATGTTCCCACACCAACATTAGCTGCACCTTCTGCAACTACTGTACCATTCTCATCTCTTGCTTCTACAAGTGGAATATTTCTTCTTGAAGAACCAATAACATCCCAATAATATTCATTATCATCCTCAAACTCTCTTACTGGGAATTGATTCAGGAATGTATCCAGAGTTTTCCCTCTATTAAATGCCAGCAACTGCACCATAAGGTTTGTAGCCTTTTGAGGTTGCATCTGGAAGATAGAGCCAAGGTGATTATCACTTGTCAGACCTTTCCAGTGTTGGAAGCCTAACATTTGAAATTTACCTAATTTACCAGCCATAAATTTTAATTATTTTTTAGTTATAAATATGTTTAGACATCAGGAGTCCAGCCATTTCCAATATAGGATTCATTGTCCTCCTCAATACCACCAACATATCTTGGATTACCTGCTGAGGACCTTGAACTGCTACTTAATTTGTGTTCCAGTTCTCTTAGACTTTGCTTGACTTCCTTCTTTACTTTGCCCTTGACTAAACCATCAAGATTTTTGAAGCCATCAGTAAGTGTGAAGAGTACACTAAGATATTTCTTAAACTCAACTGGATTATCTCTTTCATACTTTCCAATTGTAGTCAAATACTCACCATCTTCTGTTTTGAATACAGGCTTAGCAATATTATCAAAGGCTTTCTGTCTTGTGGTTTTATCCAATGGTATTCCTTCAAATACTTCTTTGTCCTCAAGCATTACCTTCTTAAGCTTTTCAGCCTGTTCCCTAACCCTTCTCTCTTCTTCTTTTGCTTCTTCTTGTGCTTCTTTGATAAGTTCCTGATAACTCTCAGTGAAGTACTTTCTGTTTTCTTCTAATGCTTCTTTAGCATCCTCAACATCAGTACCTGCATTGATAGATTTCTGAACTTCCCTTTGTGCCCTTGCATCACTGTATCCTCTATTTCTAAAGTCCTGATAAATAAGCTTTTGCCTAAGCATTTCACCTTTATCATTTTCAGCAGTGATATCCTCTTCTTTAATTGAATCCAAATAAGAAAGAATATTCTCATACTTCTTTATTTCTTCTGGTTCAATATCAGCATTAAGAGCAGCATCAATTCTCCTTTGTCTTTCATCAAGTTTTGCTTGAATTTGTTTTTCAACTGCCTCAGCAAAGTCCTCAGGTTCATTGATACTCTTTAATGTTTCATCATCAAGGTCAGGGAAGATACCCTCATCTTTCAAGGCACTGGCAATGGAAGAGTAGAAGTTAGTTTTGGGAGAAGTACCATCCTTTTCAGATTTGGTATCTTCCTCTTCTTGATTATCTTTATCTTCACTACCTACGCCCTCTGGAGTATCAAATAGATTATCTGCATCTACTATCTCCTCCTCAGTAGTTTCCTTTTTTTCTTCAGTATTTACAGACTCTTCAGTCTTAGTTTCTTCTTGACTATCCTCAGAAAATAGACCTTCAATGTCTACTATTTCATCTCCAGACAGTATAAAATCTTCATTTAATCCATCCATAATTTTCTCCCTAATTATTAACTGACTGCAAAGTTATAATAACTATTTGATGTAGACAATATGGTAATTAAGATGCTTTAGATTGTATAAATAAAACCCTTATTTACTGAACAAAAGAAAAGGTGTAATAACAAGTATTACACCCTCTCAATCATTATGCTTCCTTAAAATATTTCCATATTTTACATCCACCCTTATAATCATCATCCTTAAACCAGAAGTTGATTGCAGACTCTATGATTTTTGTATCAATATTGTCTCCAAACCAAGCTTTAAACAGTTCACAGTAGTCATGATATTGGGCATTGATTGCAACATATACATCAGCATGAGTTACAGACTGAGGAATAATTCCTCTGTATCTTTCACACACTTCCTTAGCTTTAGACATGTCAAATTTTTCTCCAACATATTTTCTTCCATTTTCAGTATGATACATTTGAGATACAGTATATTTTGCATAGGACTCATTGAAGTGTTCACCTTCATTTCCTTCTAACATCATTTCCATCAGTCTCTTTTTATCCTCATGGTCCATATACTTCATTTGTTCTATAAACTCACCTTTTGGGCTATGTCTATTGAAATAGAAATCCTCATACATTTCATAAGGGTCTCTTATATCTTTGAAGTCTTCTTCAAAGAACTCTCCTCTTTCAGAGTCTCTTCTCATGCCTCTACCTCTTCCTCTACCTCTTGCAAACTTTTCAGTTTCAAAATGCTCTTTGAGTTTTCTCATAAAGTCATCATCAGACATTCCTCTACCCTTATTTTTAAGGTACTCTCTTAATATAATTTCATCCATAATCACAGTTATTTAGCAGTTAATAATTCCTTGAAACCTTCTAAGTCCTGCCCATTAAATACTAAACTTTTATTTGTTAATGGTATATTGAGTTTAATTGTCCCTCCTCCAATATTAATGTCTCCCATAAATGGGGTCTTGAAGGTGAATGGTTCAGTAGTCATGACTGATTCTATCATTTCAGATAAGATAGCTTCAACATCTATTTCACCATTTTCATCTGCAATAAGCTCAAGTGTTTTGTTTATTTTGCTGAGATTCTTGTCTAATGCTCTTGTAATTAAAGGCTTAGTAAAGCTAATCATAGGATTTGTCTTTGCTACAGCTTCAATTTGAGTACCAAGGAATGTCTTTAATCTATTTGTCAGTTGGGGTATAGTTACCATAATTACATATTAGCTTTAATAAATTCTTCATAGGTTACATTAGGGTTAGATTTACTAAACTCTCTGAACCTTCTAAACATCTCCATCTCTTTATTAGTAGTATCAATTATCTTACCTTTTAACTTTTTTACTATCTTAAGTTGATGTGTTAATAGGTCTTTACCTTCCTGAGTACCCTCAATTCTACCCTTCACAAGGTTTAGAATTTCAGCTTGTACAAGACCTTGTAGCTTATTATAAGTATCTACATAGTCTTCATCTTGAAACAGCATATTCTTTTGTTCATCTGTCATAGGCTCTATCTCTGAATCTATATCATCCCAGATTAACTTCTGAGGAGGCTGTTGTACTTGGGGTTGGGTCATTTGTTGCATTCTTTGTTGCTTTGCATTTTCAAGTAGCTGTTTCTGTTTCTCAAGAAACTGAATTTGCTCCTCAATATTACTTCCAACAGAAGTTGTACTTAATAATGGGTCCCCTCCCCCTAATATTACTTGATTTACTGGAAACATAATTAAAACAAATAAAAGTTAGTATTTAAAAGAAAGGGGAGAATTAACTCCCCTTTAATTTATTAAGCAGTAGGAGTAGCAGGAGCAGTTACTATTCTTGGGCAACCACATTGATTGGCTCCTACATAGCCAGTTATAGTAGGTTCATTAGGAAGACAAACCTGACCATAGATTACATTACAAGTCTTTCTATCAGTGTAATTAATACCAGCAGTAAATGCCTTATCAATCTCACATTGGATTAACTTATCTTGGTAAGGTCTTACAGCAGCATTAATAGCTACCTGAGCCTTCAAGTCAGATAGTTCTTTCATTATGCTGTCATCTGCATCTCTCTGAGATTTATATAGATTGAATGAATCTCTATTATGTTGAGCAGTCAATACATCAAATCCATCTCTTGTAGACTTGTACAAACCAAAGTCTGCATCTACTTGACTCTTATAGATACCAAATAATTCTTGGTCAATAGTTTGTCTATCTTGGAATCTTTGATTTTGTTGAGTCAATGCCCACTGATAAAGACCTCCTTGAAGTGCAAGAACATCTTCACATTCTTTCATCTGAACCTCATATGCAGATGGACAATTTCTGCTACCTCCTGCCATTCCAGTTTCAAGACCATTGATGTTAATATTAGCACCACCAAGTCCAGAACCCAAGCCACTACCACCTAACAGACCAGCTCTTCTATTACCAAAGAGTGCCCATGCACCAAGAGCAGTACCAATGATACCCAATGTCAAACCTGCATTGGCTTTACCATTAATATCTCTCTTATTAGGACCATAATAACCATCTTGATGTTCTACAATCTTTTCTTTTTCAATAATTTCCATAATACCTGAAATTAATTGTTTTTAATAATTTATCTATCTCTGTAAGCTTACACTGCTAAAGTTATGTAAATTATCTCAGGTATCATAACATTACTAAAAAGCCCCATAACTATTTAAGTTACAGGGCTTTAATTTAGCATTATGTTACTAATGCTTAACTATCAAATGCTATTGAATCTTTTCTTCCTTGATGTCTATAGAATACATCAACTATTTTATTATATATGTATGTTATGACATAAGCATCAATTTCATCATTATCTCTTTGT